AAAATACCGGAGATTATCTGATAACCATTCTCTAAAATCATCCAAGTTCTTGTCCTCCTTATGAGTTACCGTTTGCTCCGTTCACTGCCGCCATACGATTTCTGACAGTTCCCGATTCTGATAACTCCTGTGATACAACGCACCGGAACTGTACATACGTCCCAGGCAGCACGCCTGAAGGGAATCGAACCCCCGCACATGGTACCGGAAACCACTGCTCTATCCACTGAGCTACAGGCGCGTATCTTGAAAATCAATCTTTTGAAACCTTTGTAAATACTGAAAAGCATTGATTTTACTGGCTTTAAAGCCACTTTGCAAGAGATATTCAGTTGTAAAACTTGATACCTAGTCGTGTTAGTTTATACCCTTTTCACCCTATTAAATTTAATTCATAAGGGGGAATACTGGGTGAATTATAGTTCAAATTTATTCATAAGGGTGAACTATGATTGTAACTTGCCACTCAATATGGTATAATATATCTAGCACGTTATATATACTACCACATTTTTACTGAAAAGTAAAGTTTTTTATTTTGTATGGACAATTCGACAAAATGTTTATCGGAGGTACAAATATGACAATATCTAGGAGAGAAAAAGGAACTGGATCATGGGACACTGTTACTAAAAAAGGAATAGTCTATCAAAGGTATCGAAAAAAATATGATGGCATGAGTTCACGAAAGGAATTTACTGGTCGGACAAAGGCAGATGTAAAACGTAAAGTTCAAGAGTTTGAATCAAAAACTATGCATATCACAAATAGAGATTATTTAAAAATGACATTAGGCGATTGCATTGATAGTGTTCTTACTTCACTTGAGTCAACATTTAAAGCAAATAACTACGCCACATTACAAGCTACAAACAGATGTTATATTAAGACAAATAAAATTTCAGAGGTGCAAATGGGATTAATAGATTCTATATTGATACAAAATTATTATGTTGAGTTATCAAAAAAATATTCAGAAAGCACCGTCAAAAAGACAAGAACATTACTCAACACTGTATTTAATTATTTGATATCCGTAAATATAATGACATCAAATCCTACGAATGGTGTTAGAATGCCACATAAAACTAATTATGCTGTACAAAAGAAAGAGCATTCATTTTTGTCATTAGAGCAAGCCGATAGATTTAAAGAAGTTGCATTAATGAAAGCAGATGAAACAATTGCAGGCGTGAAAACAGGTGATTTTATTTACGGTAGAAATGCAAGATTTTGTTTGATTATATTATATACTGGGATGCGAGTAGGTGAAGCATATGCGCTTACATGGAAAGATATAGATTTTGAGCATAATACAATTAACATTAATAAAACAATGGAACGCATAAAAATAGATGACAAGTATCAATGGGTAGTTGATATCCCAAAGAAACCAGCATCTATTAGAATAATTCCTATGTCTACTGTTGCAAAAGAACAATTATTATATTTGAAATCAATTGAACCTGGGAAAAGCGCAGATAATGATGATGAAATATTTGTCACCAAAAACAACATACCACCATCTCAATCTACATTAACAAGAACTCTGAAAGCCATATTAACACGATCAGAAATAAATGCTGATGGGTTTGGACTTCACGATTTAAGACACTCATTTGGTTCAATGTTATTACAAAAAGGTTGGGAAGAAAATAAGCCCGTGGACATTAAAGTTATATCAGAAATTCTTGGTCATGATGATGTATCTACAACTTATAATATTTATTTACACATTATGAATAAGCATAAATCAGAAGCAATAAATCTATTGTTATAAACTAAAATAAGGGAGCATATCATCATGATATAGCTCCCATTTTTATTATAAATATATTGTATTTTTTATGTTGTTGGACACCCATTTTATATACTTATCTTTAGGAATACGGTATGTATTTCCTATTTTGATTTTAGGAAAACTGTTCAATTTAATAAGTGCATATGTCTTATTTCTTCCTAATTTTAGGTGATTCATGATATCCATAGGTGTTAACATTTCTTCTAAATCAGACATTCAAATCATTCCTTTTTATTCTTGTCCGTACTGCCAAATCCACCATTACGAGAAGTTTCTACCTTATCATCTTCTGTGATTCCATACTCTACAAAAATACCTTGCATAAATGCATCTCCACGTCTAACGGTAACAATTTTATTTGTTTTAGAATCATTTGTAAGTTTTGCAAAGATATGACCTTCGTTATCTGAATAGAAATAATCACTGTCGATAATACCTACGAGATTATCTAGCTGTAAACGATATTTGAATCCTAATCCGCTTCTCGGATAACATTTCAGCACCCAATCAGTATTCATTCCACATCTGATTCCAGTAGGAATTTTAATAGTTTCACCAGGCTTTAAAGTGAATGTCAGAGGACTTACAAAGTCATATCCTGCACTGCCTTTTGTTGCTCTTTTGGGTAGTGTAATTGCTCCATAAATACTCTCAATCTCACGTCTGGTTGATGTATCTAATTCAGGAATATCAAATGTATCAAGCCAATCTTTTTCAAACTGTCCGTATGTAACTTTTTCAAATTTTGCGACTCTTTTTGCCATATTAATAATCTCCTTTGTGTATGTAATTTGTTATAATTATTTTATTAATGAACTTGTATTAAGACCACGCTCAGCAAGATATTGAATAGCTTTATCACTGTCGTAGAAGTTCATAAGCATTTTTATTGAAGGTTGATATTCTTTCCAAGTTGTTGTAATTTCTATATTCAAATCTTCTTTCCATTGTTTTACATTGAAAAATAAATTATTCCAAAAGAATAACTTCAATCCTTTTCTCTTTTTAATAATTTCAAACGGAAGAATAGGATATACATTTTTAATTTTGAGAATTTCTTCTTCCGCATTATCCCAATTAACTTTAATTATATTTTCATTTGGATGACTTTCACATATCTTACGTGCGTACAAATTTATATGAAATGGCTTAATAGAATTGATACACACTTCTGTTGTTGGTATATAATATTTAAGCATAAATTTATATCTCCAATAAATATTTTATGTAGTGATCCCAATTCATTTCTAACTGCATATACACATCTATTTTTACAGATTTCTTATCAAAATCACCAATCAAAGGAGCAATTAGAATCTCCCATTCGCATTTACACCAATAATAATACATAGTTGATAATTTAACTTTTTCTCTAAATTCTTCCAGTGTGTAATCGTCTCTGCGATTTAATAATTCGACAATTTCCTGTTTGTAACTGATATGATTAAAGATATTAAATACTTTTATTTTTCTTTTATTTATATCAGGAACAAATACATTCCATTCTAAATCAACACTATTTTTAATATTCCTCATAATATGTTTCTCCGTTTATTTGCGGATATTTTTGTTCTGCATTGTGTATTCTTTTAAGAGCAATTGAACGATTATCAAAGACATTTTCATCAATCTCATTGAATCCTAGTAAGTATGCACGTTTGTCTTTCTTGTCTACGCCACAGAACCAATTATCCATAACAGTTCTTACAACTAAATCGCACAAATCATATGTGCCTGTTTCTGGGAATATTCGTGTGTAATACACGATATCTCCTTTATCAATAGTCTTCATTTTCTGATACTTCCTCAAAAATATCTTTCATATTACTCATAAATTTGTTATATGCTTTTACTACTTTTTTGTAGAGTTTATTATTACCTCTATCATCTGGATTATAGAATGGTGCGAATAATGTTCCATTTGCATATCGTACATTTGTTGATACGAAATAATCTTCTTTATCTACGGTAAGATTAAGAATGATTTCCTCTGTGTATAACGATTTGTTTAGTATATATTGAGTTGGGGTTACTCTGAAATTATTAGATACAAAATCTCTATCTCTAATTGGTTGTTTTACACGATATGTTTTGGGTTCTACCATAAGAATTTTCTCCTTTTGTACGGGAGTCAATTAAGACTCCCATAATACTATTTGTTTTTGTTTCAATGTTTCTTGCACATTAATAACTCTCTGATTGGATGATCCTCTCCAATGTAATGACACATCTCTGAGTTCATCAATATATCTTCCATCTATAAGTACATCACATTTACTAGCTAATTCTTTACGCATTTGTAGCATTTTAAGTTGTTCAGAGTTAATATCAGTTATAACTGGATGCATAATCTGTTCCCATGTATATCCTGTGTATAACCAGATATTTTTAGCAGGATATGAAACTCGAATTTCATCAACGATTTTCAGAACATTTTGTACATTTTTAGGATGTAAAGGCTCTCCCCCAAGGATACTTACCCTCTGAATAAAAGGGGTTTCAATTAATTTTAAGAATTGATTTTTTGTTTTATCATTCCATTCCTGTCCTTTTGAAAATTCCCATGTTTCTGAATTGAAACAATTTTTACAATGGAAATCGCATCCTTGCACGAAGAGGGAAACTCCAATCCCCTCTCCATTTGAAATATCCATTGATCTTATTTGTGCATAATTCATTACTCTACCTCATATTCATGATCATCAAGATGTACATATCTTTCGGCGATTTCTTCGGTTCTTCCTTTATTCCAGAAGTTACTTCCGATATATCCACATGTACGTCTTGCGACATTCATTTTATTTTTATCTCTATTTCCACAATTAGGGCATTCCCAGATAAGTTCATTGTTTTCGTCTACAATTTTAATTTCTCCATCATATCCACATACTTGACAATAATCTGATTTAGTGTTTAATTCTGCATACATGATATTGTCATAAATAAATTGCATAACTTTTAATACCGCTTCTGTATTATGAGTTAAATCAGCACATTCGATATAACTGATTGCCCCACCTGGACTAAGCTTTTGGAATTTACTTTCGATTGAAAGCTTTGTGAAAGGATCAATTTTTTCAAAGACTGGAACATGATAAGAATTTGTAATATAATCTCTATCTGTAATTCCCTCTATTACACCAAAACGTTTCTTTAAACATTTTGCAAATTTGTAAGTAGTTGACTCAATAGGAGAACCATATAAACTGTAGTCAATATTCTCTTCTTTCTTCCATTTATTACATTTATCGTTTAACGCTTGCATTACTTCAAGTCCAAATTTTTCTCCTTTATCTCCATCCGTATGAGAATTTCCAGTCATAAATTTTACACATTCATATAATCCTGCATAACCCAGAGATAATGTAGAATAACCGCCATGAAGTAATTTATCAATAACTTCTCCTTTCTTCAATCTTGCTAATGCCCCATATCTCCAAAGAATAGGAGCTACATCAGATGGGGTTCCTTCAAGTCTCTTGTGCCTGATTTGTAATGCTTTATGACAAAGCTCTGTTCTTTCGTCAAAGATTTCCCAAAATGTTTCAACATCACCATTTGATGATAATGCAATATCTGGTAAATTAATTGTAACAACGCCTTGATTAAAACGCCCGTAATATTTTGGTTTTCCATTTGTGTCTACATATGGAGTTAAAAAACTGCGGCATCCCATACATGGATAGCAATTACCATTTCCATTCTTATCAACCTTATATTCCAACATTTTCTTTTCTGAAATATAATCTGGAACCATTCTTTTTGCTGTGCATTGTGCAGCTAGTTTAGTTAAATACCAATATTTATCTCCCTCATGAATATTATCATCTTCGAGAACATACAGAAGTTTTGGAAATGCAGGAGTAATCCATACACCTTGTTCATTTTTAACACCTTGAATACGTTGTTTTAAGACTTCTTCGATGATAAGGGCTAAATCTGCTTTTGTTTGTTCATCTTTTACTTCGTTTAAATACATATTTACACTTAAAAAAGGAGCCTGTCCATTTGTCGTCATAAGCGTGACCACCTGGTATTGAATTGTTTGAACACCTTTTTTTACTTCTTTTGCGAGACGTGATTCAGTAATTTCATCAATAGTAGATAATTGATCTTTATATATACCACCACCATTAATATAATTAAGTTCTTCTTCTACTTCTTCTCTAATTTTTTTTCTGCTTACATCAACGAATGGTGCTAAATGTGATAATGTAATAGTCTGCCCACCGTACTGTGAACTAGCTACTTGAGCAATAATTTGTGTTGCAATATTACAAGCCGTTGAAAAACTATGTGGTTTTTCAATAAGTGTCCCACTAATCACAGTTCCGTTTTGCAACATATCTTCAAGATCAATAAGATCACAGTTATGTAGTGTTTTTTGACCAAAATAATCAACATCATGAAAATGGATAATTCCTTCATCATGAGCTTGAACGATTTCAGGCGTTAAGAGATACCTTCTGCTCATATCTTTACTAACAATTCCTGCCATATAGTCTCTTTGCGTAGTGACAAGCTTTTCATCTTTATTTGAATTTTCATTCATCCAATATTCACTTGTGCCAGTCAGAAGTTCTTCAATTTCTTCATCTGTTGTATTTACATTTTCTCTCTGAAACTCTCTGATTCTCCTATATCCTTCGTAGGCTTTTGCTGTAAGTCTTTGTTTCTTGGAAATCAATTTGTCATATACCATTGATTCAATATCAGAAATATCAATATTATCTAATTGATTGTCAATACAATACTGTTCAATTTCATTTGCGATATCATCAGCAATTTTAGGCTTGATAATGCCAGAACCATTTTTCATAGCTTTTAATATTGCATTAGAAATTTTATTTTTATCAAATTGGATTTCACTACAATCTCTCTTGATTACCTTAATCATTCACTATCTCCTTTACCAAATCTCTTATTAAATAGTTTCTTCTCAATCTTTTCTCTATCTTTTGTTGAAACTGCTAAACACAAGCACATATACGCAATTACAAGCAAACACGCAATGATAAAAGCTCCAACTCCGACAATAAGTACATTCATAATAACCACCACCTCACATATCTTTAACTTTAATTTTTAATGCTTCTAATTCTTTATATGCATCAGTATCATATCTGGTATGATCTTTACGAATCATATGGGTTTGTTCATTGCAAATAAGTTCTATAAGTAGTTTCTTCTCGTTTTCTGTCATTTTCTTATCTTCCTTTACTATTTTTATCTTATATATTTATTTTCTCTTTTTTCGTGTTATAATATCCGTAGTGGAGATATTTACATAATTTGTTAATAGTCATAATTAGAATGTTTTTCTGAAAATAGTAATATCAGATTTATCCTAGCACATTATCTTTATCTACAAGATGTAACCTATCAACCAATATCTCCACTTTTATGAACAAATTCTTTTGACTTCACCATTGCCACCATCTTTACATCTCAAAACAAGATGTGTGCATAATGAGTCAGCACAATTTGGTTTATGCGAAATCATATCAATTACATATTCTCTATTCTCAATTTCAACAGTAATAAAATTATCCCCAATGCGTTTTAATTCCCGTACTAGCTCTCCGCTACTAATAATCACTTCTCCAAAGTCACCTCTTTTCCAATTCCGAGCAGATATTGTCTAATTTCAGCCCAATTCTGTAATCTTTTACCTGTATAATCTTTATTCCAGCTATATGTTCTACCAAAACAAATCGTTTCTTTTGCATTGGAAGTTACAAGATTTCTTGCACTATCATCAATGAATAGCCCATCACTCATATTAATATGTGATTTATCGGAATGTTCTTTGAGATTTACACCAATAAATTCTACATCTGGAAATCTTTTCTTAATCCATTCCTCTTTTTGTTTAAGATTAGGCGAATATCCATGTGACACAATTTTAATAGTGTAGTATTCAGATAGTTCATTAATTGCACGTTCAGCCCAAGGCATGAAATGTAATCTCTCAAAGAATCTTGGCTGATTAAAATACAAATCAATATATCCAGGTGGAGCACAATTACATTCTTCAAATCCCCAAGTATCAACAGTCCACCAATTTACATAATGGAATTTCTTGTAATATTGAAAATCTTCATTATATAAATCAACAATCGCATCTATGGTAGCAACTAACGTTCCATCAAAATCAACATATAATGTTTTAATATCATTTCTCATCTGTGATACCTCGTTTTGCTCTGTCCTTATTGATTACACGTACCATTTTCGCAACAGATTCTTCCAGACTTCTATCATTTAGAATGAAATAATCCACCAGATGAGATTTCTCAAAGTTGGAAAATTCTTCACTTTCTTTGATGTAGTTGGCTTGCCAAGCATCATAATCTCCACGTTTTCTTGCTCTTTGACGCAAATCATTATATGGAACATTCACCATAATGGTTACTAATTCAATATCCATATCTTTTGTTTTAAGTTTTAATTCGTAATATCCTGTGGGATTGATAATGTAGAAGTCATTATCCAAGAGTTGCTGTTTCGTTGCAAAGCTGCAATAACCTACTCTATCGGTGTAAGCAATCATATCATTACGATATTTTTCAACTTCATTAGAAGAGATAAATATATGATCACAATTCTCATCTGTTTCGTTCTCTCTTCTTTGTCGAGTAGTATACGATTTTAAGACTTTCATATTCAGATTATTCGCTGCTTTTTGGGTAATGGTTGATTTACCCGAAGATGTTCTTCCTAATACACAATATACTGTATGTATAATAATCACACTCCTATTCTTCTATATAATCGGTTGCAATCATTCCAAAACAAATTTTATACATCTTTTTCTGAAACCAATTTAGGTGTTTGTCTACTTTAATTGTTAAAGAATATTTATCACTACCTAATTTCAATGAAGTTCCATTTTTAATTTTGGGTATACTAATATTAATATTCTCCATATTAAATACCCAATGGAAGAACTAAATTTGGTTTAATCGGATTATAATTTTCAAGGGAAAAATCTTCGATTGAGAAATCATAGAAATTATTAGACTTAGGATTAAAATTCATTTTGACTGGTTCAAATTCATAATCATAATGTCCATTAGATGTAGAAATTTTTAGCTTATGTTCATTTGACCTATTAATAAGTTCATTCGCAGCATCAAAGTGACGATCATAAATCTGTTCATTTGCTACGAAGTGTGTGAACTTACCTGGTTTATATCCTGTTGCTTTTGCAATCATCATCTGTAAACAAGCATACTGTACTTCATTAACTCCACCTGCACCACTAGCTGTAATCATATCTCCACTTCTTTGAATAAGACACATATCAAGATATTCATCTCTTACATTCCAGATAGTTAGAAATGCACATTCTACTAATGCTTTTTTGTCAATATTAGCCCAATTCCAAAAATCAATCATATGTCTTCTTCCATACGGATTTGTTTTAATATCTTTAATCAGTTCATTTATTTGATTTCGGGATAACTCATAACGATACAAATAACTATCATTATTTTCTAAAAATTCTATTTTAACGTTATCTAAAATAGTTTTTTTATTGTTAATGACATTTCTTATTGTTCTTTCAGATACATTGTATATTTCACATATATGAGTAATAGCAAGTTCGTAAAAAGCAACATTATTATTTAAATCCGAAATACGATAGCATCCATTGATTCTCGCATAAATACTATTTTCTTTACGTTTTAAAAATACACATGTATCTTTGCTATAACAATTACTACCATAATAATCTTTGTCTAAATCCCATCCTTTAAACCCGTCTTCTCTTGCTAAGAAAAATTGTGGAATATAGATTACGTCATTTAGAAAATTAGCAAAATTATGCCAATCGTGATGAACGAATACATTTTGATATGTTGGTGTTTTTTTTGTTATATTTCCACATCTATCAAACATTGCTCCCCATTTTCTTAGTAGGATTTTTATTTCATCATCTGTTAAAATATTACTTTTGTATTCTCCTACAAATCCTATTCCTCGTCTTTCTCTACAATATGGATCGTTGATATTTGTTAAAGTATCAATTCTTGCAGATGTTATATATTTTGTTTTGGTAAATTGAATATCTACATATTTATGTTCATTCTTATGTTGAGTTTTATATGGATGAGAAATAATTTTAAATTCATTGTTATTTTTCGTATAATATAATTTCCCATCAATAGAATCAAAATTATTATTTTTACATATTGTATCTTCATTATGAATTTCACCAAGTTTTTCATTTAATATTTTTCTTTTTACTTTAACAACACTTTTTTTCATCTCATTTGGTCTATGAGATTCAAGATTATAAGGATATGATCTTCCAATAGTACCATCTTCTAATTCCCAATCTTTCCACCATCCACATCCTAGTCGTTCAAATTCTGAAATTTTGTTTGATTGATTTTGATATATTGCAAATGCTTCTCTAATAGCTGTTTTCCATGCAATAGGACGTAATGTGCAGATAGGAAATTCTGTTTGAAGATTGTATGTTCTCACAATATGGTTTACAAAATATGTATGAGCTGGTGTACCATCTTCATATTTTGGACGAGGATTTTCGTCTTTTGTTCCATTTGCAAAAATGTTACGAATATCATTTACTAATAATAAATCTGCTCTTGTCATGTATTACCCCTCCACAACCCATAATCTAATATCTTCTTTAAATTGATTACATAATTTTTCATCATCTGATAAGAAATTTACAACACATTCTTTATTAAGGCTTGTGCTTAGAATCCCCATAATAGATTTGGCATCAATCGTGTACCTAGAATATACATAGTCGATATCCACATCTTTATATTCTCCACATTTTGCTACAAATAATCCTGCATCATTGATTGTGTTTAATTTGACTTTGCACTTCATTTTATAAAATCCTTTCCTATTATAATGTTATTAATTATAAGATGGCTCAGTTTTATCTGTTCTGACAATTTCAAAAATTGGGAACTGCACCGAAATACCACCATTTTTATTTTGTGTTTCTCCTTTATATTTGATCTGCACAATCTTTCCGACAATCTCATCTGGATTATTCCAGAAAAAATTACGTTGAGAATCAGTAAATCCAGAACCCACGCCTAATTCATATCCTTTATAATCACATTTGATAAGTCCTAATGTCCCTTTGTATTTACCATCACCTTCAACTACACCTGTACATAAAATATCAGCGTGTTTAAATGATTTGACTTTTAAGATACCGTTATTTCGTTTATTCTTCCATACTGTATTTTTGTTGAGCATAAGCCCTTCCCAACCTTTTTCATTCGCTTCATTTAACAATGGTTCAATCACTGAAATATCAGTACCTTCATATACAAATGGAACAACTTTAAGACTGTCTAATTCTTTTTCTAAAATTGTTTCAGATAAAGGAATTAAATATTTCTGTTTTCTATCCTTGTATTTATATTTACTTTCTCCTTTTTCAAATTCTTCTACTGGAATCATTTCATAGATTACGAACTGAATACAAGATTTATCAGAATCGTCAGAATTGATAATGCCTGTTCCTAATTGAAAATTATCATTATCACAAAGATTGTCAATGTTTTTACGAATCAATTCACCATTGAAAAAGAAATTATCATAATCTGGAATCTTTTGAATATCTTCAATAATATGATCTAATCCAGAAAATGCTTTGCCTTGTCTACTAATTAATTTCCCTTTGTAATATCCTGCATTATTGCCATTGAGTTTTTGGGATAATGCAAACCATTCATTTTTCTTAGGCATATTTGCATCAGACATTGGGAAAGCTTGTTGAACATCCCATGATGGAATTAATCTTGGAATTACGCTATTTACTACTTTCTTATCACACCCTAGCCGAAATTTCTTTGTGATAATTTGTTTTGCAAACTCTTGAATTTCTTCTGGTTGATTCTTACACCAAGCTTTGCACATGATAACATCGTCATCTCTGCCAGAATTGTTTTTTGTAATATAATCTAGTAATTTATCAAACTCATCAACATCAGATTCCCATGTTGAACTAACTTCAATCTTATCCCATTTTTTTGTACTGATACCTGTTGTAATATTTGAGTCTAATAAAAACACCAAAAACTTTTTAAATAGTTCATCATTTTTATTCTTATAAATAATTAGCTTTTTGTCATTCAAACTTCTTGTATCTTGTAGTTGCTTAAAAATATTAATTACGTTTTCTACTCCCATGCGTTATAACTCCTTATTCCAATATCAACAATTCGTGTAAATGGGTTCTCATCTTTTTTGCATTTGATAACGCCTATAAATACAACATCATTACTTGTATCATATTTCTTTTTATACTCCATGAGATAATCCCATGCCTTTTGCATAGTTGAAAATTTATCTCCCATCCATCCGCTATTATCACCATATTTCACACAAGGAACATATTTATAATTCTTCTTACTCATTTATTCTCCTTATAATATGGACTTTTCTTTGCATATTCTTCCAGATACTTTAACATCTCTGATTCTTCTGAGAAGTATGGATCTCGTTTACGTTCAAAGGAAATATAAATTAAAAAATTCACCATTAACTGTCCAAATCTCCAATCTGGATAATATCGCATCCATACTCTTTCTAATTCTTTTATAAATTCTGGTATTCTATTCTTATCTCTCATATTGATCTCCATGAAACAATTCTTTCATACATATATAAATTCTGTTAATGCATTATAATATCCAGCTAATACTCCTATCACCTGAATAGCTGCAATAATTACTAATAGCGTAAAGAAATGCAAACTCTTTATATTGATTTTTGAGCAAAATAAGCCTAATATCGCCCAGCAAATAATACTTATAACGTTCAAAATAGTTAAATTCATATTTTTCTTATTTAATATCTCCATTCATTTTTGCTCTCAATAATGCTTGTAAATATTCTTGTGGGTTGTCCTTTGCTGCTTGGAATCCTACTTTTTGTCTTTTAATATCATCAAGTACGATTTTATATTTAGGACTATCACTTACTTCTTCTCTATATTTCTGCACTTCTTCACGGGTTACTATCTCTTTGTCAACTAAACTTCTTAATACAACTTGTACATCAATTGCTGTTTTAAGAATAGTTTCTTGTACTTGCAATTCGTGTAGAGCTTCTTCTGGTTTATAAAAATTATCATTACTTACTGGCATTTATTTACCTCTTTCTATATAATCCCCATATATAATATCTGCGACACTTTCTATATCCTCGTGTAAACTTTCTTCTGGATATTCTGTTAAACATTCAAGTACATATGAATCTTGAATAATCATTTTTGCTTTATGTGATAAAATATCGTACTTCCTGATTAATATGTCTTCTAATGCTTGTAGATATGATTTGACATGTTTATTCATCTTCTATCCTTTCAAATTTATAAATAGAATTTTCTGTTACAACATTTATACAATCAATATTTCCATTCTTGTCTTTTATATATTCAAACGACTTGACAAGACTTGTTCTTAATATCAAGTTTCTCATTGTAGTTCCATCATAATCTCTTACATATTTAATAATTAATGGAAAGTCAATTAAAATGTCATTAATATCAAGACTAATAATTCTACCAATTCGTTGAGGGTATCTATCATCCTGTCTATCTAAACCTTTTAATGTTCCTCTACTATGTTTAATACCTACGATTTTGTATAACATATTTATTCTCCTGTATCATGAAATTCTCTACCGTTAAGAATATTAATTAGTGCATTTTTATCTCTTTCTAATGCAAGTGAATAAGAACATTTTGCAATAGAATCTGATTGAGATAATGGTTCTCTTTCTAATTCTTCATCAATTTTCTTATCAAGAAATTCTACAAATCTCCACAAACGATCTTCAATTGAAAGAACTAATTTGCCATGAATGTTGCCATTTGTATCAATCTGTACATTAGATACGCTCAGTCTATTAAAGTCAGTCACTTCTTTCTTGCTTAACCATTTAATCCATTTGTTGCATTTCTTACAATACAGTCCTGTCTGTGTGCCACTTTCTTTTGTGTAAAATTCTTCACAACCACATTTATTACATTTTTCTGGAATTATAGTTGTTCACCTCTTTTCTTGCATACTATATATAGTATTTATTTTAATCATATACACTATATATAGTATTATTTTTGCCATGAAATTCTGCTTTCATTTAGTTACTTACTTTAAATAATTCTTCAAGTAATATTCAAAATATTCTCTAATAAACAAACCAGAATACTTGTTATCTTTTATAAACATAACTGGAATATTATATTTAAACCAAAAGCTATGTATTGATGCAATAAATGATTTTCGATTATATTGAGTTTTATAATTACCTGTCGCAATGTCTTCATAAGAAGCATTTTCTATCAGTAACACTTTTGTCTTTGGTGCAAGACATAATTCTTTTTCAAATCTATCTCTACCATTGGTTAAGTTGCCACTAATTTCTTCAAGGCTTCCCTTTCTTTCAACCACGCATGAGTTATTAAAATACAAATCTCTTGGAATAGATAATTTCTCATTAGCAGGTATCATAAAACTATAATCACCATAGTTCAAAGCCTTTCTTTTATAATTGATTTTCTTACGATCAAAATAATCAGTGATGTGATTATTCTTTTGTTCTCTCGTATCAACAAGGATTGTTATGGAAGAAATTAATTCTTCCATTTCCTTGTCTGTGAATTTATATTTGTCTAATATTTTATTCTCCCTCCTCAATATCATTTTTGATGATATATTTACTTAGCCAATATTCAAATTTATCTGGAACTGGAACATATATTTTTTTACCAGTTACAGGATTTATTTCTCCATTTGGTTCACGTTTATTCTTCTTTTCACGATCACAAATATATAGAATAGAATTTTTTTCGAATGGACTTTTATTATATTGGCTTGTCCACATTTTGACAGAACGTGTTTTACCACTATATATTTCATAAAGAGATATATTGACTATTGTTTTCTTGATCTCAAGATCTGAAACATAATAAATTCTTTTATTAGTACCAGGTTCAACAATATTAATAATTCCAAGAATATCATTCTGATTATCCAACCGTTCTTTCAATGTTAATTCATTGTATGGGATCATGGATATTAATTCTTGTAAAAGTTTTTGAGAATCTAATTTATTAAATTGTGCTTTTGTTTCATGCCCGTATTTTGTCAATAATTCAAAAGGTATGTTATTCTTAATTGCTTTATCTTTGCTTATAGTTTTTGCACCATAGATTACATCATAATATTTGAGCGTTTTTAATAATGTATTAATATCACCATATTTCTTAAAATAATTGATTTTGATAAGTTTCTCGATAATGGTTTTGCTGATAGACACACTCAATAAAGCAGTTAAGACATCAATAAATGAATTATATTCATCTTGTCCTACTTCATATAAGCTATTAGTTACACCTTCTCCGAATCCTTTCACACTAGATAAATTTGGATAAATAATCTTAGATTTTACATCTAATGTAACAGTTCTATTATCTTTACCAAATTCATAATCACCCATCTTATAATCAAAAAATTTGATAGCTTCTTTAATCAATGCATTAATCTTATCTTTTTTACCTTTACCTTGATAATGATTAATTGCAGTTTCATAAAATACAGATGTATAATGTGCTTTAAACCATGCGATATATGCACTATCACCACCCATTGAATAGGCATGTGGAGAATTAAAGGCATACCTAGATGAATCCTCGATTACATTCCACACATTCATAAAATTATTCAGATTGTGAAATTCTTTATCCCAATCAATTTTAAGTTCATCAAGAAGATGTTCTTTCTTTTCCCCTTTTAATTTCTTTTTTGAGATAGATTTAATTACTCCATATGTATTCCCCATCTTCATACCAAGAAAAGATAAAATCTTCATAATAGACTCTTGATATAACATAAAATGAGCAGTATCATTCAGAAGATCATCAATTTTGGATTCTCCCGTAGTATATTCTTCTCTACTAAGAAATTTGTTAAGAAGAGATGCGAAACCTGGTCTAATAGCGGCAATAAAAGCTGATAACTCTGCCAATGATTTTGGTTTATATTTTTTTACTTTATTAGTCGTAGATTCTTTTTCACATTGATTTACACAACACGTAATTCCCTTTTCATATATATCCCATGTTGCTTTATCATCTTTAATCATTTCACGAAGTTCTTCAAATGATGGAACTTCTTGTCCTATTGCATGAAAACATTTATAAATTAAATGTACACTATCAACAATAAGAAAATCTTCTTTTACATATCCAAAATCATCAAGAACTCCTCCTTCTACACAGGCACAAATAGTTCTTTTACCCGTTGTTTTAGAAATTGCAGAAATCAAACCTATTTCTCGTCTAATATCTCCATCAAATATTAAATGACCACAAGCATGAACTTTTAAGTTAATGGTAATTCCTTGATAATCATTACTTTTTCGGAATAAATCAATATATTCGCTTGGAATATAATCTTCTACATCAATTAATTCTTTATCTTCATCATCTGCATATTTTACAGCATCTTCATATTGGTCAATATATTTAGAAATTTGATTGGCTGTTGCAGGAGGAACATCATTTGCTCCTGCATATAACTGCCATGCAGCTTTCTTTTTTAACTTCTCAATTGCCATTAAAGGCATACATCCATATTCACCAAGTAGTTTGCGTGTTGCTCTAACAAATGGCTCTTGCTCTGCAATATTCAAGTCAATATCAGGCATCATGCCAGCATCTACACGTTCCTTAGTAAGAAATCTTTCTGGATAAATAGGAATGTCGGCATTAAATCTGTCGACTGTTGTAAGCCCGATTAATTTGTTTGTGATATAAGAAGCTGCACTTCCTCTTGATGTTGTTGTTAAAATTCCCCCTTCATTATTTACAGCATCTTCCACTATTTTTTTACTTGTAAGGAAATAATCAACTACACCCGAATCCATAATTTCTTTCGCTTCATAACGAATACCATTAACTTTTTCTTTAGATTTATTCTTTTCTTTTGCATATGCAAGATTTAATTGTGTCTTATATATTTTACATTTCTCTTCATATGTCTTGCCTTTATAAACGCTAGGAATTTTAAATTTACGATCAAATACAATTTCTTCGCAATCATCAACAAAAATATTTGTATTCATAATTGCTCGAAGTGCTTGTGCTTCACTTAAAATGCTTTGTTCTTTAAATCTATCCAGAAATGTCTCAGTATTTGGATAATCCATATACCATCCTATTTCTTCTGGATAACTTACTTTTTTATACTTTAAAATCTGATCTCTTTTAACCTGTCCAACATCATTTATATAATGACTATCAAGACCTCCGATAATATCAATTCCATATTTATCAGATAAATATAGTATCTTTTCATTTAATCTTTTCTGTGGATCAGTATTATTAGCTTGCAATTCAAAAAAGAAATTATCTTGAAAATGTTCATGTATTTTTAACCACATATCCGAAGCATCTTCATAATTCCATCCTGCAATACACGCAGACGTAACAATGAGATTATCTTTCGGAACATTTAATAATAAATCTAAATCAATTCTAGGACGATAATAATATCCATCAATATTTGCCATAGACAGAATGTAATTAATATCTCTACGACCTTCTGGATTTTTTGCTACAATCACCATATGGCAATTAGCTCTATCTTTTTCAAATCTATTCTTAACCCAGTATGCTTCCGTACTATGTCTATATTTTAATTTTTCTTTTTCAGCAACGCTATAAACATGAAATTGATTTCCCTGACTTCCATGTTCCCCAGAAAATAAGCACTTTGCGTTTAATTCATGACATCTATTTGCATACTGCTCTATAGAATCTCCGCTGTCTGCAACAATTGTATTACTAAAATCTTTATGACAATGATAATTTTCAAAATAAAGATTTTTAGCATAATCATCAACATCATATGGAAATTTAAAATGAAGTGTAGGGATAATTTTTTCTATAAGATCTTTTCTATTATTCATTAGGCAATCACCTTAATCTCATCACATACCGTTTTTAATACAAATTTACGTCCAAAAAATCCACTATCTAAGTTTCCAATAACTTCAATTTCATCATTCATAAGTGCATGATCTTCCATTTCTTCAAAATCACCATCGAAATTCCACTTAATCAGATAAATATAATCTGTTGGTTTTACGACAAGATGTTTATAATTGCTCATTTGTCCTATGGCATAATCTTCAATCCCATCAATAAACACTTTGACTGGTTTAAAATTTGTGCCAGAAATACGGTCAATCTTTTTGATTAATTCTACAAGCGATCTGGTCATATCAGAAATATCAATTTGAATATCAATTTCTTCAACTGTATCTTTTTTTAATGGTGGAAGTGTTGACTCGATATAGTCAGAAAATTTATTTAGATTAGATTTTTTAATAGTAATACCACTTGCTAGTTCGTGTCCTTCTGCATTAGCCAAATGACTATCATTACATACAGCACGAAAATCATCAAGTCCTATGGCTCTCATAGAACCTGCAAATTCATTACCTATATCTTTAACAACTAAGATTGGACGTTGATACTTTTCAAGTAATTTGTTACCAAGTAAACCACTAACACCATACGGTGTATCTATGTGAGTAACAATCATTTTTTTATTTATTTGATTTTCACATTGCTCTATAATTTCTGGTAATAATTTAGATACTTCCTTATTTTGATCTTCTTTGCATTTCTTGAGCTGTTTAATATAAGCTAAAACTTGTTTATTATCATCTTCAAGGAATGCTTTCATGGCAATATCATTTTGATTCATGCGATTGCTTGCATTGATAATTGGGGCTACACTAAAAGAAATTGCTGTACTATTAAACTCAAATCCACCTACAATCTTCTTCAATGCTAAATTATAGATACATTCAAGTCCTTTAGACACTATATATCTATTCTCCATAACTGTCATATCCATCATATCTGCAACAATTCCGCAAGCTGCAAGATCAACTAATTCATTTGCATATGTAGTTTCGTATATAGCATCGAAGTATTTACAAAACTTCCAAGTAACTCCTGCCCCTGATAATTGTGGATTGTCGTAATCACGTTGAGAAGATACTAAAATAGCCACATCGTCATATTGAATTTTAGGATTAATTGCATGATGGTCAAGAATAACAATATCTACACCAGATTGTTTTAGTTTTTCATATTGCGAAGTATTTTTATCCAAGCTGTCTACGATAATTAATAAATCAAATGATAGAAACTTTTTCAAATCTTGCCCGATTAAACCATGCTGTTTACCTTCATCAATAAAAGTAACAATCTTATTATTTGCAAAATTGCTTAAATATCTTGTAATAATTGTACCAGAAGTAACCCCGTCAGTATCAGTATCAAATAATATAGCGATATTTTCATCATTCTGCAATGCTTGTTCAACTCTTAAAAACGCCTTATCAATATTTTTCAAACTGTCCAACGGTAATAAATCATCCTCTGTGGGATTAAAAAATCGTTCTGGATTGTCAATATGTCTTTGTGCAATAATCGTATCAAATATATCTTGTTCATACATACCTCTACAATCATTCAGAATTTTATAATTCTTCGTCATCATCATCTCCTATCATCTTTATTTCGTTCAACATAATATCTTTAAGTTTATATTCTCCTAAATCAGAAGGAGATACTTTGTCTTTATATTTCTTACCAAAGAAATCCCAATATCCAAGTTCTATTTCAGCAAATCTTGAATAGTTCTTAACTAAATTTATATTTCTCATAATATATTCCAACTTATATCCGTAATCATGCATAAAGATAATACGCCTTGGATTTAATTCAAGAAGCATCTGCACTTGTTTTTTACTAATTGTTCCGCTTCCAAGACCAACGCAATTACGAATCCCATAAGAATGACATTGCAAAACAGATTTTTCTGCTTCATACAGATATATTGTTCCACCAAGAAGATATTGATAATTTTGTGCATATCCATATAAAGTTTGAGAAGCTTGACATGGAAAATCATAAAAATATTTCATCTCTCCATCAGGAACATCATAATTAAAACGTTCTTTAACTCCCATAAGTTGTCCAAGTTGGTCATATATTGGTATAGTGATTCCTTGAGATTCTATATCATATCCAATGTGAAATGCTTTTTGCGTTTGAAGTGATATATGATCTTTCAGAAATCTCGTATTACCAATATTTACATATGAGTCTAATATAGATTTATCATATGTATTGTGTTTGCATACACTTCGTTTTTTTACCCTTTCATAAAACCCACCAAATATTCCTTTTTGATTAAAAAACTCATAATAATCATTAATTCCTAACACATGTTTTACTTCATTAATTACTACAGAAAATTCAACATGACGTTGATTCATAATATAAGAAAACAAATCCTGCTGAATATTTCTTGCATAATCATGTACATATAAGAATTTATTATTTTCTAATTTGATTACAATGGATTTTTTAGATGAGAACTCATCTCTACCGAATTGAATATATTTAGAACGTATAACTATATTACAATAACCAAAATGTTCAAGGACATCTTTAAGTTTATCTGGGTGATTTAGTAATTCTTTTTTAATGTCTTCAAGCATATATCACTCCAAATGTTATTTATTTTATTTCACCATGTTTAAACCTTGCTTGCGCTACTTCACGAAAGATACAGTGATCCCCATCGAATTTTAAGAGATATGCAACTCCCGTATCACTTGAGTTATTTCCATTTCTAGTTTTCTCTACAAATAATGCCCTATATACTGCATTACGATCAGGTGCATACTCTTCTTCTATCCACTTATCATTTACTTTTTTTAATCTAAATGGACGACAATAGAATTTATTCTTTTCATCTAGTTCTTCATCATATACAGTACGCATTAAGAATAAATTTTCAAGAATTTCTTTGATTTGTTTTGAGTTACTGAGAACTGAACTATCAAGAAACAATTTTCCTTTTAATCTTTCTGCAAGCTGCACAGATGCAAGCATAATAATATTGTACTTTTTAGCAATCTTATCAAGTTCACGACTATCTCTAACCAATGATAAATCCTGTCGAGTACCTTCAAAATCGCTCTCTTGAATTTTAAACGTGTCGTATAAAACACAATCATATCCGTAGCGTAGTACATTTTCTCTGATTTTCTTTTTGACAACTCTCATATCAGCATCATTAATGGAGATAAATTTAACTCTTCCTTTATAATTTTCTCTCCAAAATTCCTGAACTTGAGTAAGTTGATCTCTTGATTCTGCATTAATATCACCAGCACTCATTTTCTTTTTTGTTAATTTAAAATATCTGTTTCTTTTCCCAAGAAGCCATATCATAAATTTTACTTTAAATTTCTTTATACTTTCCTCATTGGAAATAATAAGAATTTTTCGATTGTAATGCAATAATGCCATCAAAACAGTTACCCACCAAGTAGTATTATGTGTAACAATGCAATTATTTGTTAAGTATAGATGATTTGGACTATCCACAGAAATACATTGACATTCTTTTTCTCCGACATATTCAATATTTCTAATTACTCTTGTTGGTTCAGTCCCTCTTTTGCCTTTATATGGATTATCTTCATATTCTTTAATATGCTTTTTACTTTTGAATGGTAAAATTGAATTGTTAAATTTAATATAACATCTAAATGACTGAAATGGTTCAGATTTACTACCATTTGCTTTTGTATACCTGGTAAATCTTTGTTTATATATACATGTTCCACCAAGACTTTCAACAATAAACGATACATCTTTTATTAATGTTTCTGATTTTGATGACAATATATATAATCCTTGTCGTTCAACTTCACCATCTGTATCTAATAATCCCGACAGAAGATCAATTCTATCTTGGATTGATGAAAATTTATAAATATCTGGTATAAATTTGTCTTTCGCATCACATCCAAACATACCTAATTGAATTAATATGTTTTTAATACCATTAGTATAACCTTCTGAAAATGTTCCATCTATATTTTTATTCCTTGCAGGCTTCTGATTATCTACTATACAATATTCATAATCTCTATCCTTTGCACAATGAGCTATTGAATACCTATCTCCAAGCTCTTGTCTTAGCAACTTAACAACATCATTTTCTGGATTTGTAAATTTAGGTGTGCCATTGCAAAAACTTCCATCTCCTATAAGTAATCCTAAAGCATAAGGTGAAATCGGTAAATTATTATTTATATCAAATTCAATAGGTTTACATAAAGGAATTCGAAGATTATATTTGATTCCATTTTTAGTATTATAATAGTAAGGTAACTTTCCATCTAAAATATCTTTTAATGGTACTGTTCTGTATTCACCCCCATGTGATGCATCGTAAGATGTCATAACAGTCCATAAATGATCTTCACTACAATCTACATAATTATTGTCGCTAAATGTTACCCTATATATTTTTTTAATTCCTTGAGGGAAAACACCCATAACTTTATGTGATTTTCCATCATCCCCGATAACATTTTGACCGACTTGTACATCTGCCATTTTAATGTACCCAGTAGGTGTCATTAAATCAGAATCAAGAGTTAATGCTTTTCCTGATGAACTGAAGCCACCCATCATAGTAAATGTACCTTCCAAAAGCCCCATAATCTGTCTTGATAAGAATGGAAAACAGTTTATTTCTTCTCCATTAATGTCATATCCTGCAATATCAAACGGAACTCCATTTTCTTCACCTTCTTGACATGATTCGATAAATCCATCATCAAAATCAATTTCTTCTTCTTCGAGAACCTTACTTGAATATCCTGTGCCATAAGAACTAATTCGTGCATCATACCAATCAGTAACTTCTTCGGCTGTCATTTTGCGGAATAGTTTCAGCGGAATGATTTTCTTACCATTTACATCAATCTCTCTTAAAAGATTGAATCCATCAGAATGCATATGCAACAAAATATTCTCTCTATATAAGATATCAATATAGGTGTCAAAGTTTTGAGTATTAATAATGTCAATCTGGTGCTGAATCGAATCCCAACCACCCATATCCTCGTATTTATCAATTGCATCTTGACTTAGATTTGATAATATCGTTACTTCATCAAGAGAATAAAATCCTTTATTTCTCAATTGATTTAACATTGAAAAATAAAACAATCCATCAGCAGTAACAAAATCTTTCTGTTCAAATGTTGTATCATCTATAAGTAACATATCTTTAAAGAAGCAACTAATTACATTGCCCTCTGCTTCAATACGTCCTTTTAACAATTGCGGTGGATATTTGTCTTTTACACCAGTAATAAATTCTGCTATGATTCATCACCAACTTCCATTTCAATATCTTGAAGTGCAACACGCTTAGATTTTCTATGAAAATTCATATTTGGCATATCCACTTCTACTACTTTTGTTTCGGGGATTTTATTCAAAGATTGTTTATAATCCTCAAGACTATTTCTAAGAATTGCAGAAAAATAACGAATTTTTGCATACTCACTTTGGAATGATCTGCACATTACATTATGCAGAAAATCAAAGTTAGATTGCAAATATGATAAAATTAGTTCATATGAATAATTTTCAAGTAATACATTTATTTCTTTACGAAGTGCCGTGTTGACTACTTTATAACCAAAAACTCTATCAATACATTTATATGTATTTTCTTTAACCTGTTTTGCAAGAACAACATCATTATATTCTGATTCATTGCAGTAGTAGGTATTTACTTTACCTACTACCACTCTGAATGCTTTATCTCTATCTAGTGCTGCTCCGCATTTACGACATTTTACAGTGTACGCCATAACAGACTCCTTACTCTGTCATCATGTCATAAATTCTTTTCAGTCCATCTTCATCAACATCATTGAGTTTTCCATATTCTGCAATAACTTCTTTAACACTTGCTTTTAATGTTGCATCTTCACACTCTTTATACATTGTACGGATAGTTCCGTTTAAATCAGTAGGATATTTAGATTCTGTTGGAACTTCTGATTCATTTGATTCTTCTAGCAAATCATCATCTTCTAAATCATCCATAAAGTTTGGTTTTTTCTTAGTCATAATAACTTTATCTGGTTCTGATTCTTTATATGTAGATTTATTCATCGTATTTGAACTTCCATTAGAACGTCCTTTTCTTAAAGCTTCTTCAATTGTATCAATGAAAATTTGTCCCATATTTAACTGATTGAATGGAATATATTCTGGAATAGACAAATCCTTTAATCTTCCACCAGCTTCTACAATTTCATTCCCCCTAAAATATAATCTACGTTCTGTTTCTTTTACATAACGTTTGGTACTATCACCTTCGCCTCTCTCTTCGATTTCTCTATCAATTAAACCTGTTGCAATAATATCGAAACAGTCTGCAACAGCACTTTCATAATCAGCAATAAGAGATGATCCTAATCTCTGGAATCCTTCTTCATCAAGAGATGATTTGTCTTTTACTGTTTTAAGTTTTGTATGACCAATCATCCAAGGTACAATTCCTGCATTATATAAATCATTAAGATATTTTTTTACAATCTTTGCACATTCTTTTTCACCATTTGTATAACCCCCATATGCGCCCTTAATAGACTTAATTTTTTTACCGCTTTCAAGAATTGATAATCTGATTACTTCTGTTTCTGCAATTCCAAAAAATTCTTCGGCACTATCAAAACATACCATTTCTACATTATGCTCATTACCTTTTTCTTTAATAAGCCAATCTTTTACTTCTACTAAATCTTTCCATGTGTTTGCATGAGTTGTAAAAATATTGTCAATCATGTTAGTACCATGTTCCATTCCACAAGATACTAATAATCCTTTTTCTGGGTCATTAAATTTAGCATTAATCATATCAGCCCATAAACTTGTTTTACCAAATTTACGTACACCCATAATAAATCCTGTAATTTTGTTAATTTCTGTTGCTGATCTCTGTAGTGTAGGTTTTTTCATTAAAATAATTCCTCCGTATTAATTTTTATTAATTGTTAAAATTGAGAGAGGGCAAAACGCCCTCTATATTAATTATAGTTCATCTTCATTAAACAGGTCATCTATTCCATCTGGGAGTTCTTCTTCAATAGGCTTGATAAGCATATCATCATCTGTATAAACGGTGTCCTGTCTACCACGGGCAAATCCTTTTGCAGGTTTTACAAACTGATACTCTTTAATTCTCTCTCCGTATACATTGCCACCAAGTTCCTTACGAATATCATCCATTGTAATTAATCCGCACTCAAGATCTTCTTTCTCTTCATCAGTAAGCATATCCTCTGTAATTTCTTGCTTTTGTGCGCCATTAAGCATATTGACGATCACACCATATTCTTTATATGTATCATCTTCTACAATGAATTTATGTTTGATTCGCTCTGTTAGCTTTTTTGCGTTTTCATCATTAGTGTTTACTGGAATTGTAATTGTTGTAGGAACAGGAATATTAGATTTTCTGTTTCTATCGTATTCCATTACATATCCATTAACATAGTATTTACCTTTTTCTTCAACGCTCATATCATCTAAACCGTCTTTGTTAAATAAGATATTAAGTGTAGCTATAGAATATGGTTCTGCATCTTCCGCTGTAAGATAAATTCTTGTTGGAATATAACTTTCATACACTCGCTGTTTTTCATCAGAATATGAATAATCTCCATTACCTCTAATGTGGAATAACGCATCATTGTATTTGCCACTATCAATTACTTTTTTGATAAACTCTGCAAAATCCCATTCAGAAATAAATTCATGACGTTTTTTATTACTCTTCTCAAGCGCAATTGCAAGTTCCTCTTTTGACTCAATCTCTAGCTCTTTAAGTTCATCATCTGTGAGTTCTTTACCCTCATTTACTCTTTCAAGAGCTTTTTCAAGAGCATATCTGCGTCCTGGTTTCTCAAGATCAAAGATAAATTTCTTAAATTCTGCGATTTCGGCAAGTTTTGGTGATGTAAGTCTTTCTTTAAATGGAATGCGAATGTTTTCACCTTTCACTTTGTTACCAGATTCATCTGTATAACTCTTAGTGAAAGTGTACACATCACCATGTCCATCTGCAAAACTTCCTGCATCAACCTTTAGCATATGACGATTATCACCGCAAGTAGCATTAAATAGTAATGTACGTTTTACCCATCCAGACGGATATTGTTTCTCTAACCAAGGGTGAAATTTTTCTGTTTCCTTGCTGATTGATAATTTACCTGTCATTTCAAAATTCATTAAAATGTTCCTCCTGTGATATATAATTATTATTTTTTTTGTAACTCTGTAATGTTGTAGAAACGTATCAACATTTATGATAAACGCCCTATCGGACGGAACATGGAATTAAATCTATAAGATAAATTCTATGTCAACAGTGGTTTATGGGTATAAAATCCCAAGGGTATGCTGCTAACCACCCATTTTTATTTCTCTATTCAGTTGTAATTTATTTGGAAAATTCGATTCGATTGAATCTATGAGATTTATTTCTCCGATGAAATTTGGATTTTAATTTTCTTCCTGTCTACCTGACCAATCACATTGAGTACATAACTCATCAAGTTCATTCATATGTTTTTCAAGATATTCCATAATATCTTTAACAAGATTAATGTCGCAAATACCAATTACTCCCTTTTGCTTTTCATTATCAATATATATTCCGTCTGAGCAATCATATTTTATTGGAATATCAAAGACATCATTAAAGTTTCCTTCACTAAGCGATACTGTAATTCCGTTTGGTTCAACTACAACTTTTACATTATGAGATTTGTCAAATTTCATAATTTTAACAATATTTTCTACTACATTAATCATTTATTCTCCTTTTCATCATCCTTATTCACAATTTTGTCAATCTGATCTGTAATGTAATCAACTACATCTTTGCCAGTTTTACCAATCACTTGAATATTATCTGTAGTTACATTATCTAAAGTAAGCATTACATACATTGTGTCTTTTGATGGAACTACCGCAAAAAGTAATCCACTGACGACAACCCAAATAATTGATTTCTTCAAATATTTTTTACAAGTAACAATAATGCTATCATCTTTATCATACTCCATTGAAAACAGAAGCCACGCAATTCCTAAACAAATTATTGTAAATCCAAGTACAACTAATGCAATATTAATTATTACTTGAAACTTATCAACTAAATCAATTAAATAAATCAACCATGGACTAATAATCGGTTTCATAATTTTTCATCTCCTATCTATATATTCTCCATTTGAAACGAAAGATTCATCGTGTTTTTATCCACGTTCACGTTACTCACCTAGAACAATCTAAGTTTATAATCGTTGGGTGTAAACCTGCACCCTCTATTCCCTTGCTAAAAGCATCAGGAATTACCTTTTTCATTATCTGATATGCTCCATTTACATCTGCATTTATCTTCTTACCACCATTAGAAACAAACAATCCTCTATAAACTCTACGTTCTTTCTTATAATTCTCTTTTACAGGATCTTCATTGTCTAAAAATGATGTTCCAGAAGTGTATGCTTCTTCATTCTCTATGAACTTAATTCCATTATTCTCACATTTATATGCAAGCATCTGAATAAACAATTCATAAGGAATATATGTGAAATTTTGCATACCTTTGTTTTCTTGCTTCCAATTATTGTTGTGTCCTACAATTAGAGTATCAATTCCATATAAAACACACCAATCAACTACATATTTACTTATACAATGCATTTGGTATTTAATCATCTCATACCGTTTATCAGTAAGTTTCTGTAATTTCTTTGACCAATCTTTTCCGTTTGCTTTCTTCAATTCTGATTGAATAGCAGCTTTCCGTTTGTTATAAAATTGATTGATTGACTTAATAACTCCACCTTTAACAGCTATTGGATTTTCACCGATGTTGTTTACCATAGTTATGAAATTATCAACTCCAATATCAATAGCAGCTATTCTCTCATAAATTTCAGAAATATCTGGTACTTCGATTTCATATACAATTTCCATTACATAGTACAACCCTTTTGGTACGAATCTACATTGCATTAACTTTCCATTTGCATGTGTCTTTACCGTATATCCTTTAAATGGTTTAAACGATATTCTAAATAATCCATCTTTTAGTGAACATTGAATGTTTTTTAACATAAATACTTGTTTCCCGTCCTTCTTTAAATATTTAGGAAGTTTAGGTTTTCCTAAATATTTACTAGGATTTCTACTCCAATCTTTAATGGCTACAAGAAACGATTTCCAATTTTTATCTACTAATTGAATTGTCTTTTGTGCTGCCTGCGATCCACATTCTTTATAACATTCCATAGGTTGCATTAATTTCTGAATAGTATAACTATTTAATATTTTATTATTCTTTATGTACTCTTGTCTCATAATATAGTTTGCTTCATTATAAACATTTTTTGAATATAGACAATATTGGTCTACTATATTGAAGATCGGATTATTTTTCTTTATAAATTGTTGTTCTACTCTTTTAATTTTTACATTATCATCTCCTTTGTTCATAAATTCTCTAACTTTTTTAACTCTTTCTGAGCGTTTTCAATAGTTTCTTTAAGATTTCTAATCTTATATTCTCTTTCCACTAATAATTTCTTCTGTTTTTCTTCTTTATCATTATCATAAAATGTCTCTTCAAAGTCCCAATAATCATGTTCATCACCACTCCATGAGTGATTCGATACAAGAAAACTTTTTCTTACTTCGACGCTTGGAGCTTCCCAATCACATCCATGACCACAACAGTGTTTATCTTCTCTATAATCTGGATCACCAGGACTACATTCACAATCTCCCCAATTACGTTCATCATAGCTGAATGTAATTTCATATCTAAAATCCGTTTCTTCTACGCACTTCCAATTGTCATTTTCGGTTTCATTGTAAAGAAATACATTTACTTTACAGATACTATAATTATCTTCTCCAATTACAATATCATAATTATCACAATCTCTTAAATCAGAACAAAATTCATTATAACATTCATAGTTATTCGTTAAATCTTGCCATAGCACAGATACCAAAAACGGGATATCCAGCTTTTTACCATTTGGTTCTCTATATGTATTCTCGTATTTCAATACATCAATCAACTGTTCTATGAAATTTTGAATTGTAATATTGACACTATGCTTCATATGTATTTGTTCTCCTTTTTCAATATCCTCTCATCTCAAATAGTTCTTCTTCATATGAGATACACTCATATCTTTTACAATTGTCCACTGTACATTGAAATTCTCCGCACCAAGGACTTCCATCACCCATGTGATCGCATGGACAGTGATAATCTTTTCTACAATATTCACAATTTGTATATTTCTCACACGCCATTTATTTATTCTCCTAATATTTTCTTTATGTCCAGTACATCAACTTTCTGATAATGATACTCATATGGTGATTCGATATAACTTTTATTCAATTTGTCATTTACATCATTTACACAAAATACTGTGCATCTACTATCATGACCACTACTATTGAAATGAATTTCTGCATTATCGCAAGTTTCTTCACCAGTTTCAAACCAATCTTTACGACGCTCAAAACACTTCATAGATAATTTATATTTCTCATTCATTTTATCGACAAAATATTTTGCTGATTCTTCATCATATGTAATTCCATCTATTACTTCTCCATATGAATGAGTAATTAGATAAACACTATCTTTTTCATTTTTAATCATACGCATTCTCCCATAATCACTTTCGCTAATTTATCCCAATCAGATTCATAATCTTCTTTTGATAATTCTGTCAATACTTCATCCATTAGTAAATGTGATATACCAGATTCTCTTGCAGCTTCGATTGCTGTTTTGCCGTTAGTAATTAATTCTATAAATTTTGCGATTTTAATATCTTTCATAATTTATCGCCATCCTTTACAAATTCAAATTCTCCATTTGTATATGAATGTAGCTTCCACCATTTTACAGTTTCAAATCTATGAACATAATTTGGATGTCCATGTTTCTTTAGCATCTTTTTATTAATTCTCTTCTTTTTATGCCATTTACATGGAATAAGTTTTGAAACTTTAATATCATATTTATCAGGAATCTTAAATTTATCAATGCCAAAAGCTTTATATATTTTTTGATAATCAGTCGGTTCAGATACATCAATGCAAAATGAATCATCATATTTATCTAATCGTGATGTATATTTTGTATTATATTCATACCTCAAATCACCATCTTGAATATTATTAATTTGCATAATCAGTTTATCACCATTCATTAAATACATTTCATTAATTTCTTTATTCAAAATTTCTTTATTCAATTTTATTTCTCCTATGAAATTCAGAATTTATTTATTCTTATCCTTTATTTCTCCTTATGATATTCTTTATCTAACCAACGAATACAGTTATCAATCGCAGCATCTTTATTACTAAACGTATATCCACTAGGACTACACCAAACTTCTGATTTATTGATCATAGTTCTATAAACTAAATATGGTGCAATTTCTTCAAGTGACATTGCTCTAAGTCTATCTATATTTCTCATAATCCACCTCACATATTAGTTTCTATACCATGCCATTTCTTGTGTCTTTCCCAGTCTCGCCATTCGAGATTACCAAAATGGATTCTTAATTCTATATTCTCTATATCATCCTGTGATAATATCCAATCACGATACTGTTTTACTTCACTATCAGTTAAATCGTAAATGTTCTTATAATAGCCTAAAACCTTATCAATCTGCTCAACAGACCAATCATAATCAGATAGAGCAGATTGACGTTTGTATTCTGCAATATGTTCATCTACTTCTTTTTGTGCTTCATCATATGTGCGATATACTTTAGAACATGTTACAGTAGTATAATTGATTCCCCAATCTTGAGTATATCCTTTATGTATTCTCCAACCATCAGTAGTAATCTCTGAACGAATTTCTCCATGAAAAATTTTTGCACGTTTCACTAAGAATCCTTTGTCGTATGCTTCTTTTAATGTTTCTGGTTTGTTAATATCTAATTTGAAATTGATTTCTTCATCTGTTAGATCGTCATTTTTAACCTCAAATAATTTTGTATCATATGACCAACCTTTAGGAAGTTTATGAAACCTTTGTTCAGTGTCAAATTCATCAATTGGAACGCCTTTTACATAGTCTGAATAGATTCTTCTACGTTCTCTTGGTGCAAGATAGTCAATATAGACATCAAACTTATACTGTTCATCTACCATTCCATAATGAACTGAATACTCATGTCCACATTGATGACACCAAAACACAATTTCTCCGCTTTCAAATCTCTTATCCTTTGGCGGTATATTTGCCATAATTATTCCCCTTTCCTATTTATTTTTGAATGTGTAGGTAGGGACTTGAACCCTACCATTCTATATTTCTTCATATAGAATCACACCATGCCTACACTATTTATTTCTCTGTTGAAGTATCATCTGGAATTGTTATCTCACATATTTGTTCTTTTTCTAAATCGGTTTCTTTCAACCACGACACTTCAATACCTTGATTCTTAATATCATGAAACATTTCCTGTGAGCAAAATCTTGGATTTAATTGCATACTTACAACATTTACCATTTTTATATACCTTTTCTCTCTATGAAATCAGAGTTTTAATTAGTCCTATAATCTTCTTTCTCAAACTCAATTTCACCTGATTCATAATCTTTTGACACTATAACATAGTATTCTTTATCTTCATCGAATTTGTACATATGTACCATACTGTTACCAGAACCCATAAAATAGGAATATTCTTCTGGGTTTTCTCTAAAATATTCAATTCCTTGCTGAATCCATTTATTAATTTCTTCATCTGAAATTTCAATAGCTTTAAACTCTTTGCTTGATACAGTAAAATGAGTCGGATATTTTACATTTGACGCACAAATATCAATAGCATCATCTTCAAATTCTTCAACATCCATCTCATAATTGCAACATGGACAGGTTACATATGGCAATCCTAGATATCCTATATGAGTATCTTCTCTTGATACTTCAAGAATAGATCCGCAATTTCCACATTTTATTTTTACTTTTTCTACTCTGAGTTTAGTTTGCTCTGGTAGTTGATGCGGATTCCTGGGTTGATTTTTATAATTATTTTGAATTACTTTCATTGTTTTCCTCCATTTACTCCATAACCTAAAATAAAACAATCATCAATTAATCTCTCATTAATGTATTTTCCGCAAGACAATCGAAATAATTGATCTCCATATGGCTCTTTAACAGGATATATCTCATGATACCATCCATTAATTTTGTTTCTGATAATAATATCAGGATAATCTTGTAAATACATTCGTCCAATCCATTCTGGTAAACAACTATTCCAAGGATATACCGTTACAAATTTAATTTTTGCTTCGTTAAGCCATTGTCTGATTCTAATGTCGCTATCCACAAAAACAACGTCTACTTTACCTATATTCTCTTTTATATATTGAATAAAATTATTTGGGAAATTTGGATTATCAACACTAATAATTTGTTGTTTGAATTGATTTAGATGTGCTTCTGTAGACATAAGATGCAGGCTTGATTCCCACCATTGACGTTCTTTTTCAATTTCTTCTTCATTTGGTAATCGCTTGATGGTCTTAAATTTACGAATATCAACATCCAAAATGTCATAATTTTTCATATGCTCACTTGCGTATGTTTTACCGCAACAGGTATAAGCACTAATAACTAATGTATTTTTCATAAGCAAACTTCTCCTATATAAATCCATTTTAATTTCTCATGAATATTTATATTATCAATCGGAAAATAAATCACACATGGATATTTGTCTGGTATATTAGTAAATTCTCCACCACGATCATAATATTCTCTAATTGTTTCTAAAACTTCTCCTGTATCGTTATCTACATTTGGATTAAATCCAAAATATTTTTCACAATATTCAGGATTCCCAAAATATTGTTGAACCATTTCTATAAAATTAGCCATTTCGCTTTTATCACGAATGATATTGAGATATTCTATTGGATCATATGCGTCACAATTAGCAACATAATGTGTTGGAAATGTAATATTCGATTGAATATTTTCAAGATCTGTTCTCATCAAACATATATTAAATGGATGATTTAATTCACAATGTTTACATTTATAGCACTCATGCTCAAGTTCATTATGATTGTGTACACCTGTATCTACAAATTTTACATAACTATCGTTGTCACCAGAAATACAACGATGAGCTAATCTAAATGAACCATCATCATTTTTAATTATATCTTTATATTGTTTAAGCAGGAAATTTATATTCTGCTTTTCGGTTGATGTTGGATATATCATACATTACTCCAATCTACATGAAATGAAAAATTCAACTTTCTAGTATATCTTCTAACTGCTCAATTTTCTCTCTTAACATATCATTCTTCGAATCTAAAGAACAATTTTCATCTTGCAAATCTTCGTTTTCTTTTTCTAAATCATAAACTTTATCTAACAATTCCTGATATTCTTCATCGCTATGTATCGGTGTTAACTTCTCAATCTCATCCGCCAAATCCGAATTGTAATAACTTCTTACAAGACAAGCAGCATCTTGAAGATCATTAACTTCTTCCCAATTACCTTCAATCAGAATCATTTCATTTCTCCTTTAGACGACATATAAATAAACTGATTTTTAAATTCTTTGACCTCATCGGATGTTTTAAAAAATGGCTGTAAAATTTCATTTATTTCTTCTTCATGCTCAATGCACCAATTATCACATGAATCATCTATAATTTTTGATTCGGCTCGTTTACCCCTCATACATCATTCACTCCACAATATTAATTCATCAAACTCAATTGAATACTTTGGAATATAATTAATACCATAAGATTTCATATAATCTTCAATAGCATGTACACAATTTCTTCCAAACTTTTCTGCATTATTTCCATCTATAATCGCATGATATAGTAATTCTTCATAGTTTTTAATATGTTTATAATTTTTGTAATTATAATCAGGGACTAAAATAAAACTTCTTATCTCTGGTGGAATCCCCATTTGAAAACCCTCTATATGTTGGAACGTAGGTTTCCCATTAATAGTAAATTCATTTTTTTCGTTCATAAAATATTTTGTCTGAAAATTACCATAAAAACATAAAGATACTTTAATCCCACGTTTTATATAATTCATATATCACTTCTCCATATCATTAAGTAACTTCTCACATCGTTTGATATGATATATTAGTTTCCTATTTGTTCTGTTATCCATATGTCCATAATGAAAACATCTATTATAGCCAAGAATATCTTCTGCTAATCCCTTTGAATATTCTACAAATTGCTTCGTAACCTTAACATTATTCATCCATTTATCACCTCATATGTGTCTTTTAAGGCATATTTTGATCAAAAATACACCTCAAAAGACGTAATTTTTACGATGAAAGGGAACTTTCATCTGTTCTAAATTTCTCCCTTTGCACCACAATTATCAGCAATAGTCCAATCATCACATGCCATATTTTCGATAGTATATGTAATATCTTCTGAATCCCTGATATTAATAACTCTCCCGTCATAACAGTGCATCATAACTTCATTACCATCCAGTTCCCACCAACCTGTCCAATGTTTTCTCTTAATCTTGTGTCCTCTTTTAAGTGAAAATAATGCGCTTGCGAAATTCATAGTTTACCTCCCAATTTTTGCTAAAAACTTTATCCATAATTTCTGATACCAATACAAGTGTAAATCATGTCCCATCAATTCAAGAAATTCTTCTGGGTGTCTCTGATAATATAAAATCTGTTTCTTCATTACTTCTTCTGAATTTTCTGGTGTTGTAGTTTCCCATTCTCCAAATTTAATTCTCATGGAATTACTACGTTTACTATCTTTTGATTCTATATTCTCTAATTTACTTCCATTTTTGAATTTAATTTCTATCGTAGATTACCTCTCAATCTTTTCTAAACATACTGCGTAGTCAACTTTTCGTGAAATTTCATTAAATATTACATCCTCAGATACTTTGCTAACATACCAAAAATAAGGACTAATACCTTCGTTCATTTTTTCTGCTAATTTATTCCTTTTCATCTGATGTTCATACGCCATATCACCATATTTAAGTTTTTCTGAATCCCATCTAGCATTTGCTGTTTTTATTCTTAATGCTAAATGTAATTCATCTTCTTCTATATATTCTCTAACTACTGAAAGCATTTTATGAATGTTTTCTTCTAACACTGGATCACCAATAAAATCTACTGGATACACGACAATGATGTTGATATATGGCGGTTTCATACTGGCAACTTCTTTCACACAAAAGTTTTTGTCATCCAAAAATATGATTTTTCTCACCTCCTTCCACACCTTGAAAAAATAATTTCATCTTTAATTTTTTACCTATTTTAGATCATTTTCTTAATAGGATTTACCATTCTGTCCAGTAAGCTAAATCATTCTCACAGAGTTCTTGATATTCTTGGTCTGAATAATAGCCATACAAATAATCATCTGAGCAAAAAATATTCTTCTCCGTCATTTATTACATATCCACTATTCATAACTTCTCCACAATTTGTACAGGTTCTTACAGAATCAGATTTCTTAAACACCATAATTCTTTCATCGTTATCATGAAATGCAATTGTATTATCTTTATCATTATGTCTATGACCACTGACTCTAGTAATGTTCTTTAAAGGTAATGTATCTATGAGAGTGAACCCATTAGTCACAATATTGTCTTTAACATCCTGCACTAGATGTGTACAATCTTTATAATTATTTACATTAATAAGAAAATAACCATCATCAATTAGGTATTTATGTATGTTCTTAATAGTTGGTATAAGATAAGATTCTAACCAGTCTAAATATTTCATACCTGGTTTATAAGATTGATTACCAATTTCGTAATCTTCAAGACTAAAATATGGTGGACTACTGAATGCTACACCAATTGTATTCTCCCATTCAGGAATAAAAACTTCACTGCCGATAGATCGAATATCAACTTTTGTACCTATTTCACAAGTATCTTTATAGTCTTTTGACATCTGTTTTAATCTGTCACATAATAAATAATTTGGATCAGTTCCAAAATAATTGATATTATGTCGTAGAGAACTTAATAGTCTACTACCCCATCCACATGAATAATCGTAATAATTACCATTTATATTGTAGTTATTTAAAATTTCGTCAATTGTTTTAATAGGGAAATTACTTGGCTTACTAGCTGTTTTGAAGCCACATAGACGGAAAGCAGTTTCAATTTTCTTTCCTAGAGATAATTTATCTGGATAGACTTTTTTATTAGAATCACACTTACCTGCGAAAAATTCAATCAAAGGTTTATAATTCAACGCTTCTTCAATCGTCCAATTATTATAATAAATTCTAACTTTAGCCATTAAATCTTTTACATAATAATTTGTTATCTTATCAATTTTCATTCCACCAGATTGTAGTTTTAAAAATTGATCTTGTACTTCTTTGAAGTCTGGTTTTGTATAATATTCTTTTCTTACTTGCTCAAATTCTTCATCCGTTAAATCTTTATGAATTGTGGTATTATATGTTTTACCAAGATAATTTATTGGATATGATTTCTTATTATCTTTCAATATTCGTCCCTAAAGTGCTGCGCAGCTTACCTCATGAGACTATGTATTCCTTTCTCTATCAATTATTTCTTTCATGTGATATGTTAAATCACTAATATTTATGCGGTTTCAGCGTCCCAAAACCACATGATTCTATGTATTTTATCTATTTTGTCTCTTTCAAAAGTCAGTAAAATCAAAGATTTTCAAGACTACGATGAAAGAAATATTTTATGTTACTTCTTATCTTCGTTTATTACTCTTGTTAAGGCTTCTATTAATACTTGTGTATTAACATACATTTTAATTTTTGATTCATTTTCCAATATATTTGTGAGTGCAATTTGATATTTCGTTCTTGTCTCTTCAAAAGACACACAATTTCCATATTTATCACATATATATTCAGATGGAATATCATAATTTATATGTCCTAAATCATCTTTAAAATGATGACCGCAATCACCTTTATATTTCTTACATATTTTACATTGTTCATTCATAATTTTATAGCATCTCCGCAACTTTCTTCGCAAAAATATCCTTGATATTTTTATCAATTACATCACAAATAACTTTCTCTGTTGCTTCTTTTACATACATTTCTAATGTTTTATCTTTAATTTTTCGATTTGGATCCCATCTATCTGCTGATACCAATGCTCCAATCCTTTTAGTTACAATCTTTTCAATTTCATCATCAAGATTCCCCACAATTACATCTTCGATATACTTGTCCATTGCAAGTTTAACTTTCTGATCAAGTTCTTCACTATCAACTTGCAGATTTAAAATTAATTTTGGTTCTGATTTCTTCATAATTCTTCAATCTCCTTTAAAATTTCATTAACTTCACATTTACTTATACTGTTTAGTTTTTAATCTTCTTACCACCCTAAATACTGAAACCATTTTGCAAATAACATTAATCCTTCTTGAATCTTATTATTTAAATCATTATATTTATCCATCCAATCGGAATTCTTAAAATTTACAGACACATATATCTCATAATCATTAGCAATTTGCTCGAATGACCAGATCATTTTGTCTAATATTTTATCCCATTTTTCAGGTGTATTTGCTTCGCCACATCCAGGATAAGCAATAGTCAACTTCTTATACAGCTTCAATCTTGGAAGTATATATTTTGCGATATTACAATCCAGACTCCATGTTTCTTTTGGATTAACATACAATCCTTGCTTCTTTAACCACTTTTTACGTGTTCTTTTATTCATAAAACATCACCCATCATAATATTCCAATTAAAACCCACCATGTAAAAATAACCTGAATAATGTGGATTATCTGATCTTGAATTAAATTAATTTTCTTTTCATTAGCTTTCAAATTGTCTACAAACATATGTATCAATAAATTAACAATTAATAATACAGGTTTCCATATTCCACCAATTACCATAAGTACAATTGTTGGTGGTAACATAATCATAAATGACCAACTAAAGCTATGCATAAACAACGCTGCTAGGTAATCATATTTATATAATTTCTCTGGTGCGTTATTTTCCCACCATGATTTTTGTTTAGCAGATGCTAACCATCCTTGTAAATAATAATCATCTACAATATGGCAGAAAATCATAGTAAATAAGATTAGTATTTTATATGCAATATTCATATCCACACCTCTAAAATCCTGTTTGTTTTCCAATAAAATTGATTGGTTTATCTGTTACTTTATTAATCCCATGACCTATCACTTCAAGATAATATTCTTCTTTGCTTTCATCTTGTCTAATAACGAATTGAACCGTTCCATAGAAATCTCTGATTATAGTTGTTGCAAAAGATTCTTTTAAATCACAGTCATAATCTGGATTATATTTCAATACTTCATCAAGTAACATAACAGATACCAAACCTGCATCTGCACAAAATCTTCCGATAGGTTCTTTGGTATCAGAATTAAATGTAATGCCAGACCAATCTCCATATAACGTATCACGTGTCATATAATGATTTATTCCTAATTTCTCCATATCATATCCGCAACAACAGATATTCCAATCTTCTTTGCTATCTTCTCTTATAATATAACATGGATCAGTAATCAAAATATCTCCATTAAAAATCATCGGATCACCATCTAAATATTCATGTAGAATCTTCTTTTTAGTGTACTGATTAAATAATTTTTCAATACCTGATGTCCTTATTAAATCTAAATAATGTTCACATTCTTCATAATCATATCCACGTTTTGCACATTTATTAAGAATTGCCATCCTCAATAAAGTATCTGGTGTGCTATGATATTGCGACTCAATGTCATACATAATACAATCAAAATCTTTGTCAGAAATTTTAAATTCTTCTTTTAAAAGTCTTACAATTTCTGGTTTTACACTCTTACACTCTTTTATTCTCTCTGCGTACCATATTTTATCCATCTATTTACTCCATGAAATCGAGAATTTATCGGATTAAACTACATCATCTACTTCCAGATCTGTTGTTTCGATAGTAATTTTAATAGTTGGCTTGTCTATTGCTTCACTGTTTGTTATTCTACTATACGATACAGTAACAAGATCTGATTCAGTATTAAATCTTTCAGCTACAACACTTACAATATCTTTCTCATTTAATTCGTAAATCGTTCTCATAAACTACAATCCTCCAATGCTTTAATTACTCTTTGTGTTTGTTTCTCTAATTCAACTTCTGCTTTTGCCTTGATATATTCTTCTACCGAATCAACATCTACTTCAATATCAATTACATCATTTTCATATGGCTCACCCGTTAATTCTTCTCCATATGTAATTTCTTCAAATGGGATAACATAATACTCACCTGTTTCACCATCTGTGCAGCTAAATGTCAATTCAGTGTTCTCGTCATAACCGATTTCTTGTAGTTTTCTTATAAGCTCTACAACTCTCATTTCATTCATACCTCGTTCTATACCATCTTTCTAGCGATTCATTTGTATATACTCTTCCAGTGTCTTGTAACCATTCTACAAATTTATCTTTATCAGAAAAACAATTTGTACAACCGAAGTAATAATAAAAAGAAGATAACGAGAATTCATCTAAGCATTCACATTCATACATTGGTTCCATTCTAAATTCTTGTCTGCATTTTTCACATCTATGCCAAAAAAATCTTGATTTTACTCTTTTTACACTAATAGAATCCATATGTATTTTTATAAATCTTTCTTTTGGATCACGTTTCATTATTATCACCATCTTTCTTAACTCCGATATTTGCCAACCAATACATAAATTTTGTAAATGGTCTATGATTGTATATACAAATACCAATAAAAATAAATGTAGTAATATATCCCAGTAATATCGAACCAAGATAAAATATTATATTTTCCGATGAGAAATAATCTTCATCAAATTCTTTCCCTCGCATATCTAACAATATCATTATAGTTCCTGTTATTAACCCGATTAAAAACCAAGATATAATAATAATTTCCTCTATTGACATTTATTCACCTGCCTTAAAACGTTTGTTTCATGTATTTATATATTCTCCAAACTATCTAAAAATTGTTTCATCCATAGATTCTTTTCTTCTACTCTCCTTAATTCTGCTTGATATTTTTCATATGCCCTATTAACTTGCATATCCTTTTGATCTTTTAAATCATCAATATATTTCCTAATTGCACCATCAGAAGTATCTAATTCTTTATTTATGTCTTCTTCACACCATTTATATAAAGATGTATTTAAGGACATATCAATTTGTTCTAAACAAAATTTCTTTAAACCTTCATGCTCTGGCGTTGGTGGAATCCATCTTTCAACTTCTTCTCGTACTTTTAGGTACTTTTTATCTTCATTTTTATAATCTTTAAGACATCTTTCTGCACTAGCTTTATTATTCTTAAATTTAGAAATCATATCTTCTTTTGCTTCTTCAAAAGTCATGCTATGCGCTTTTTCTCTTGACACTAAAGAACCTTTGTATGCTTTTTCATAATAAGGATCTGGCTCAAAATGATTTGGTGTTGGAACATCTAAAGATTCATCTTTTAAATCAACAGCAATTCCAAATGCTCTTGTACATAGTTTCAAAAATTCTTTACCAGATGTTATTTTTCCATCCTTAATATAAGACGTATATCCTGTTGGCATCTAATCACCTCTTTATTCAATTGTATTTTTTATGGAATCTTGAGCAGAAATGCTCTTAGAAAAATTACATATTATCTAAAGCTTCAACAAATTCGTTACCACAATCACAAAATGTATAAATCATAGATTTCATAAGTCCCCAAGACATTCCTGAGTGACCTTGATTCTTCATTACTTCAATACCTGCGACAATAGAATTATCTTTAATAGTTTTAATAATATCTAAACATTGACCTAACTCCATTCCTTCGTACAGATCACCTAATCTAATAGGTACACATCTATCCCATTCGTCCCATTTGTCTTGTGATAAAACTTTATGTCCTTCTTTAATCCAATATTTTGTTAGTTCTGGAATTTTCTTTTTATGTTCTTCTTCTCTTCTGATTAAATCTTGTCTCATTTTTTCTTGTTCATCTTTAAATTCTTTAAATGTTTTACCAGTACATTTAATATATGCTTCATCCACTGTCATATCAGATGTTAATTTGTGACCATTAAATTCTCCAAAATATTTTTTACCAGTAGCTTCTGCCTTACTATGCAATAATTTAATTGAATCTTTAAGTGATAATCCACAATCAAAATCAATTTCAATATACTCCATATATCTATTCCTCTCTTTCCACATATGAAAGTTTACTTTCAACTGTTAATTCTCTTTCCCTTGACTTGTAATTTTCTCTAAACATCTATTCCAACCGTCACGATACCCAGTATAATATTCGTCATACGGATCATCAAAATTATCCTTCTCCGGTAGTGGCTTCAATGGACACCAATCGGGTTTAGATTGACGATATCCGTATATACAGTCAATTAGTTTCATGTCATTTTCGCTATCCCATTGGCTACATAGCAATATGCATATTCTCTATTTTTTGTCCTGTATTCTTGACAAAATATACAATCCACACAAGTTTTGGTATATCAATCACTAATACTGATTTACTCATTTGTGTTCCTCCTGTAATAATTCTGGATTGTCGAAAATATTTCCAATAACTTCAATTTCATCACAACATAGTAAATATTCAAAATTTGATCCGTAATTTTCTTCACCATTGGTCGCTTTAAAATCTAATTCAGAGTTATCCCAAATTATCTGATAAATATGTTCTTCCCCATTATAAACAAGCCAAACAACATCGCTCTCCCAGATTCTCTTACCGTTCTTGTCAGTCATCCCCGCGAACTGGCAGAGGGTTTCTGGATCAACTTCAAGCCATCTAATTACAGGAGTACAAAAAACCTCAAATACATCAATACCAATGGATATATCAATGCCAATGAATGTCTTGCCCTTGCATTCCGCGTAGTATCCTTCGATCCATTCGCCGTTATCAACCCGCTTTGCTTTGAAAAGAATTTCTCTCATTTAAGCACCTCTTCTTTTAGTTCCTGCGCTATAATATTTATATCAATCATGTTGCATGTGTTATTGATTTCGATACTTTCTCTAATTCGTTCCGCAAATTTATCAATAATTCCATTTTTGATTTTTTCATCATGATTTCGCATCCATCCATTACCTTGTAAGAAAGAAATGCAGATTTCATTATTCAGTTTCATTCGCTTCACCTTTCTACACATACCACGCCCAAATCGGATTAACCTCCATTTTTGGTGCGTTACATTTTTTCCTAATTCTTTTATGCTTTTTAGCATTTTTCTCGATATAGCCGCCTCGTGTTTTAATTCCTCTTTTTATATCCCTGTAGGCTTCCATTATTGGACTGTATGCCTGTTCAACAAGATATCCACATCTTTCACACGATCCGTGGCGTTCAACTATTCCAAAATAGTACTCTGAGAAACTAATATATTCATAATCATTTGATCCGCAAATAGGACAGTTCATTCAGATCCACCACCTTTTACAATATCAATGGCTCTATCAATTGTATTTGCAATATTTTTGTAAGCACAGTCTTTATCGGCATCACCCGTATTTGCGATTGTTAAAAAGTATCTCATTTTTAATTTTTTTAACTGCTCTACAACCTTGTCTACATCAAAAGCTGTCGGCTATTCTTGAACAGTTGTAATTGCAAGATGTGTAAATAAATCCATCGGAGAAACATCATTTTCCGCAGCTTTCTGCTTTTCTTTATCCCAATACCATTTTCTCATTTCTTGAATTAATTTATTAGAATCAATCAGTCTCATTCTTTATTTCTCCCAATTAATACGCAACCACTAAGTAACATCACAAACAACAATTCTACAATCACTGTAAATCCATCCATTTATTCTTCTCCATACATACAAATTTCACACATATATTTACATTTTCCACAATGAGAATCATACCATTTGTTAAATTCCTCTGTTTTTATTTCATGTGTAATATTTGTTTTTAGCCAATATTCCTCATACTTAAATCCGCATATATCATGCATGTCCATATTATATAAATTCTTATTCATATTTTTACCTTATCTAATTACCTTGTTTCTTCTAAACCTAATTCTCTTTGCTTCTCTGCAATTCTTAATGGAATATATAATTTGTGATACTCTTTCCTACATACATCACAGTCACCATATCCATGTCCCCAACACCAATCACAGAACTTATCAAATTGCTTCTTTAATGCATCAGAAGAATCTGTATTTGCAAATCCTTCCCAGATGATTTCTGTTACAAAACTTATGTCACTCACCCTTTCTTCACAAATGAAAGACGCAATTCATTACTAAATCATAAAGAATAATTTCCATATTAACGGATGTTTCTTTATTCTCTTAATCAGTCCATATGCACAGAAATAATTTACATTCTCCCAGTTACCTGTATCAACGACATAATCTCCATCTGGAATTAATAAATCTTGCATAATAAGTGAGAAATCATATCCATCAATATACCCAAATAAGTCATCTTTACCAAAATTCTTTTCTATTTCTTTCAATCGTTGTTCTGCTTTATGTAGTTCAATCAATTTAACGTTCCTCACTTACTTGTCCAGTTCTAGTTAATTTTCCAACACTATTTTCAGCTAATCTGAATGCCTTGTTAAAATTTTTTTCTGTAGAACAAGTAATATCTTCATACATAGAACTTCCATCTGCATATATAATTGTATATCCATTGCATCCAGCTTGAATTGTTACTTTATAATTATTTTCATCAATAAATGTTTCTTCTTTATCAATTTCATTACGTGGCATCATTCCCAAAAATCTGTTCATTTTAATTCCTCTATTTTATATATTATTTATTTTATTAAATTGAGTACGCATTTTATCGTGTAATAACCTTAAACATATCGTCCACTGAATCAAGTAAATCGTATCTTTTATCAAACGGAGCTGTTGAACTCTGAGCAAATTTACGCTCTACCATATCAACATAATAAGTAACTTTTCCGTCATCGCCCATATAAAACTCATCCCATTCTTCCTGAGTTAATAATCTTTTTACATCTAATTGCTCAATTGCAAGATTATCGAAACTTACAACTTGAAATTTCTGGATAATATCTTCAAGATTTTCATATAACCATTGCTGCTTAACTTCAATATCATTCTGTTCTTCTTCAAAATACTCATTACCTCTACGCAAATGTTTATACCCAAGAATTAACATCTTTAAATTATTATTCTCTAATGCTTTTATATCTGATGGTTTCAATACACCATTAATTACATGAATGACTGCATTTGGATATTGTTTTATAAGTTCAATAAAATGTTTTGTGGGATTTACTAGCGAAACGCCAAGACCATAGATTAATTTCTCGTCAACTAACTTTTTGATTAATTCATGCTTCTTTTCAAAATGGATCTGATTAACAGTCATATTCGCAATAACTTTTTGTTCCTTTAGTTTCTTTAAGAATGGAATTAAATCAGGATGACTGGTTGCATCACCACCGCCAATTGCAATTTCTTGATATGGATGTAAAGTATCAATAAATTTTTCATTTAAAATATTACCAAACTTGCCATTTATTGTGCTACCCTCATGACAAAATTTACATCCCATATCACAATAGTTACAAATTTTTACATCCATGTTTTCAGCAAAACTAGGAATAAATTCATCATCTTTTGTTTCCCTAATTTTTGTCCCATCACTCAAAATAGTTGTCACAAAGTTCCCATTTTTATATCTTCCTAATAATTCCATTCTTACTTCCTCCAAATTTATGTATTAATCAGCCATATTCTATAATTAGTCATATCCAAATTTTCCAAACGCAACAACTTCTTCTCCATTTGAAGTATGATATGTCTCTTCAAATGTTTCTAAATATTCATCGTCAAAAAATTCGCCACTGGTTTGAATTTCTTCACTATCAAAAATATCAGCAACTACTGAATCATCATCCCAATTGACATCTGGATACATTAAAGAATTATCCCAACGAGTAAGTTCTTTTAATTCTTCAATAATATCTTCTTTTGTCCCGAATTTCTTTTTACCTACCCAAAATAATAAATTTCCAGAACACCATTTATCATATTCTTCTCCACTACACATAGTAATTGAATGTGTGCTGCTACTATTAGTTTCAAATACACCTCGTCTAATTTGTCTCTTCATAAAATCAGCCTCCTATTAATTATCATTATCAATTACTAAAGTAATTCCTTTATCAAAAATAAATTCTTCGATTGTGCAATTATATTCTTTCATTAGATTATCAATTGTGTCTATTGATTGATGGTCGATATATCCATCAACATTCTTAATTTCAATTCCATCACATTCACATCTTGCTGAAACCACATCATCAATTTTCTTAAAATCATTAGTCTCATATATTTCTTCAATAGAATAACAATTATGAGATTCACCAATCATAGTTACAAGATATGATAATTTTGTTTCTGGATCATTATATTCATCATAACCCCATCCAAACTCACCAAACTCTGTAACTACTTTGTTTGTATATTCGTCAACATGTAAATACTCTGTTATTCCTCTTTTTGCAATTGATAAACTATGCATTGAGCTTGAGTTAGTTTCAAATACATTTCTTCTTACTTGTCTTTTCATAATTTAATTTCCTTTCTCATAAATTTCATAATCATTAAATTCAGGTTTTAAATCTCCATAAATCGGATAACTTCCATAGTCTGTTTCCTCATCTCCTTCATAGATACACATTCTATCCCTGTAGCTATCGTCATTATCATTACCTGTAATAATGAAAGAATTTCCGAATAAATATCTAAATAACTTTTCTGAATCTGATAAAACCGCATCTACAAAGTCTTGCGTTTCTCCTACGTGGTCAATGTAATTATCACCAATATCATAATAATAATATTCTTTCCCTCTCCACCTATCTAATTCAACTTTTGGTTCTGGAATTGAATATGTAATATTATGAGAATCCAAAATATTTTTTAATTGTGCAAGTTTTTCATCTACCTTACTTTTACTAAAACTAAAAATTGCGGTAATTAAATATGACGCTTTATTACGCGTATCACTATATTCATCATGTTCCCACCCAAACTTGCCAAATTCAAAATCAATATGTTTTGGAATCTTATAATTATCTTTCTTTTTTGTAATGCAAATAGCGTGTGTACTTGATGAATTTGTCTCAAAAACTGATTTTCTTATCTGTCTTTTCATCTTAACCTCCTTGAAAACAACATTTTATCTTCTATTTCTCTTATAATCTTGTACTAAATTACCACAACATAATGGTAATTCCGCTTTTGCAGCTACATCTACAATAACTTTTAGCCCACAACTTTCAACTTTTTCTTTAATTTTATTCATATTTTCCCAATTCCACTGAATCGCGTCTTCAAGACCATGTTTTTTTGTAGCGGTCGTTGTATTCAATGGTGTGATTTTTACACAAAAAACATTTGGATCAAGACCATATAATTTATCTGGATTAAGATCCCAACCTGCTCCACAAATAAAATTAAGAGTGACAAGCCTATTATTGTTTGGCATATTATTAAATTCTCTCTTCATTTCTTCAATTGTAACTACATCTGCTCCACCAAATAGATACTTTCTCTCATCTTCATTTGTACTGTTTGTAGAAATTTGGATGTGCATAAACCCGTCTAAATATTCTTTTACAGACATCACTTCGTCCTTTAATACATCTACAGGTGATTTCCCATACACTTTAACTTTTGGAAGAATTGTATTATAACAAGGTAAAAATCTAAATTCTTTTTTATATGTTTTCATATCTCTCATAACTTGTAGAATATTCTTCCAGTTATATTGTGGTTCTCCCATACGTGCAAATCCAACTTTAATTTTGTCACTTTTAATGACTTGTGAATGTTGATTAAATACAAATTCAAGTTGTTCCCACATTTCTTCCGTAGAAAGATTTCCGTGAAACCCTAATTCTGGAACTAAGCAAAACTGACAATGTTGTGGACATCCATACTGCGTACTGATCGCAGTAAGCCATTTCTCTTCAAATGGAACTAGGTTTTTCTTAATCAGTTCTACATCGTCAGTCATAATAACTTCCTGTGATTTATCTTTTGTGTTTACGTCTTGCATAGATGTTGTTTCAATATAAAAATTCTTTTCTTTATTATAAAGTACATAAACACTTCCACTTGGATAGGTATACTCTTTCACTAATTCAAAATGTTTCATTTAATTATTCTCCTTTACCCACAATATTGCTCAATTTTTTCATACTTCTTCATCCACATTTTTCTATCATTTTCTGTATATCCAAAGAAATACGGATAAAGTTTATTATTAGTTGTGAAATAATAATGATGATATTCTCCGTCTGGTAAAAACATAACACCTGGAATATCAATAGAATCTTTGATTTTTAAGAAATTTTGATATGCTTTTTTGTTTCCAAACATTTGTCTAAACGTAATTTGTTTAACTCCAATATTATGCATTTTATTTATGTATTGCAAACAATCTTCTTTAGTCATTCTATCATTAAGAACGTTAATAACTCGTACTTTTGTAGTCTTTTCTATTTCAGACAATCTCGCTTTTAGGTTCTCTATAGCATGAGAATCATTTGATTCAATGCCCAATGCAATTTTTCTAAATTTCTTAATTAAATTCATATTATCTGGTAAAATTCTTGTATGTATGTCTAGTTTCTTATTATATTTTTTCGCAAGTTCATACACCTTATCATAAAAATCAAGATTGTCTTTCCAATTATAAAACGGATCTCCACCACCAGATAAATTAATCGTGGGAGCATTTGATTCAGAAACACACTTTTCCAAATATTCCCAGTCAATTTTACTTTTATCTGTAATTGCATTTTGCAAAATTGGATGATGCTTTGTAATGCAATATTTACAATGACAATCACATCCAAAATTAGTGATTATCGTAAATCCTCTATTAGTTTCTGTATACATATCTTCTCCAATTCTTTCCATGAAACTGCCGTTTTAACTTTAATGTCCAATCATTTCTTTAGTAATCTCTTTATATTTTGCTTTATAACCATATTCCCATTTTGAATTTAAAATTGTAAGAACAGAATTTTCTACATTATTAGAAAATCCAATTAAACAGTTTGCGTATCCATACCCCTTATCTTTATCGAAATCATAAGGATTTGAAATCTTTACTGTTTTAATTTCTTTTAGTTTTTTAACACATGCATTATGATAATATGGTAATTCCACTAAATAATATTTTCTATTTCTTCTATCCATTCTTCTTCATCTCCTCCAACTTCTTCTCAGCTTCTTCACGGGTGAGGAATACTGTTTTACCAAACTCTGCCACTGGCAAATATTCATACGGACTATTCCAATCAGTGATACACTTAATTGTAATTTCATAACTATCAATTATAAATTCCGTTACTACAACTTCCATTATGATTTCGTCTGATGTTGCATCTGCAAAATTATCTTCAAGATCTATTCCATAAAAATGATATAGTTTATTTTTAAGTTTACACGGCAATCTCACAAGCAAGCCCTGTTCTTCTAAGTCTTTGTAAGACTTTAATTCTTCAAGCCACTCCGCAAGTTGCTCATGTTCTTCTGCACATTTTATGCAATTAGCTTTTATATCATCATCTATAGAATCAATTGACTCAAACTCTACACCTCTATAATTCTTTTCTGCTATTTCTTTTGCATGAGCAATAGATTCTTCAATTGTCAATCTCGCCATCTACTTTACCTCTTAAAACTGTATATCGTCTAAAGTTATATAAATCGCATGAGGAATAAAACAAATAATCATCACAATACATTTCAACAACACTAAGGGCAATGTTGCCATCATACAAAGTACACACCAACTACACGCCCATTTATTTTTCTTCCACCAATCAACAGGATTATGTGATAAATTTCCATTTTTATCTTTTAGTGTTTCATATACCAATTTGCTAATTGCAATCATCTATTTCACCTCTTAAATTCGCTTGCAAGAATTTCAAATTCTACGCTATCATGTAATTTACCATCCATTAATTTTGCTACTTGTCTACGATATCCACATTCTTTACCACCATGTTTTTCGACAAAATGCTTATATCCTCGCATAGCAGGATTCCCAACTATGCAACCCCATCCAAGTCGATTCATATGGTATTTTTCAAAAATATCACATATAACTTGGTATAAGTCGCTGGCAAAAACAGGATTTCCTTTATCAAAACTAATTGCCCCAAAGTTTTCTGCGTTCATAGTCCCACAATTAACAGAATATGTAATATACCCTATAACTTTGTCATTATGAATAGAAACAAAGTGATGAGATTCATAATTATCATCTGGTATGTTTAAATTACCATTTCCAAACCATCCAGAATAATACATATATTCAGGATTATACCAAGTTTCTATATATTTTTTAGTTACTTCTTCTCTATATAACTGAGCTGGTTTTATCAACTGCTTCACCTCTAAAATTCAATCTTCTTACCAATGTATTTCTCTATAATCGCATCCAATTCATCAGAATATGTTTTCACAACATAATTACGATCAATCTTTATATTGACAATTACATTACGACCGTCTACCCAAATTCCACCAACTGTACACCAGGAACACGAATTGGGAAATTATGAAATCCATTGACATTTCGATAATCGAGTAAATAATGCTCATAATACTTATAAGCTTTTTTATCAAATCCCGCAGAATGGTCTAAGTCTTCTGTGAGTTTGCAATAATATGATTTATTATTATATTTATCTTTTAGAATCATGCTTTTCTCCTACAAATTTTAAAAACCGTATTTAAACTAACTATATTTTTCTTCTATACCATCGGCTTCTTTAATAGTAAGATTTCTTACTGCATTAAACTGATCTTTATATGATAAATCATCAAATTCATATACTGTCATATCTTTTAATTCTTCTAAAGAATACAATTTACTTTCAATCATATTTTCATCACTGATAATACAAGCAAGACTAACCCCATCTTCATCTTTATAGAATTTGTCATCTATAAATCCTGTTGCATTATTGTTTACACTATCGTATAATCTTTGTCTGAACTCAGAAATTTGACACATATATTCTGCTAAAATGCTATATGATTTTACTGATCCAATTGATGTGTCGCCATAACTTTCTTTAAAAATTGCATCGTCTTTTAAAATATCTGAAACATAAATATATTTCCCATTACTTCTCTCTAACACTTCTTCTGTTTCTTTGTCTGAAATATATCCTTTACCAAGCATCCAGAACAATAATGGTGTCCCGTTTACAATACATTCATTGTAATCAATATAATCTTCGCCAGCTTCTTCCATAAATCTATGGAATACACAATAACATAAGAATGGATCTTTTAGTTCATCTGGTGATTTAATAATATAACTCATAAATTATTCCTCCTGTGAAACTCGTGTTTCATTTAATACTTCTATACAATATGCACAAAAATTCATTTGAAATACAACGAGAAATCAATATATTTCAATTCTTGTTTTGTGCATATTGTACACTTTATATCTAATATTGTTTTATCAATCTTTTAATAATTGTGTTTCCAACTTTTCTGCTAATTCTTCCAATAATTCATATGAAGTTTTCACACAAGTTTCTTTATCTGTTTCTTTTGTTAGTGAAATCCCAAGTCTTTTCAATGTTTCTTTTACTGAATCTTTCATAGCGTTGTTCTCCTATAAATTGTATTTATCCATTATATATAAATAGTTTCTCTGTTGCTTTCTCTGCTGCAACTCTATCTGATTTCTGTTGAACATTGCGTTCTCTTTGCCAAATACATTTGAAATCATTTGGCATATTATATTCACTTACTAATACAATATTGTTTTTGGAAAGTTGTCGAAGAAAATCGTAGAACTCATCATAATTGATATTTTGTATAGAATACTGTTTTGTATCTTTATATGGTGGATCAAAATAGAATAAACAATCTTTATAACCTATAAAAGATTTATAATCGCAACATCTAAATTTTATATCTTTTAAATGCGGAGCTTGTTGTTTGAGATTTTTTACTCTTTCGTTATAAATACTTCTTCCACCCTTTGAATCTCTACCATAGCCACCATCAAAATATCTACCACCATAACTAGCACAATATCCAATTAATGCCGTATATTTCATAGAATATTTATTTGTATGTAGTCTTCTATTCTCTCTTACGTCAGCATAATGTTCAAACGTACACATTTCTGGGGCAATAGATATTTCATTATCTGTTTGTATGTATTGTAATAAAGCAATTAATTCTGAATTAATGTCCCCACCTACTTTATTCTCACAAACAATTTTGTCAATAATATTTGCTCCACCAACCATAGGCTCTATATAAGTTTTGATATTATTATCATCAATATATTTTTGAATGATTGGTACTAAAAATTTAGAAATCCTATTTTTACTTCCTTGATATACCATTTAATTCTCTACCTTTAATCCCATTTCCATATATAATTCATCTACAGCATTACCTTTTCGCTGCAAACAGTTATATATTTTCTCGTCAATAGTATCTTTACCTTGTAAAATAATATATGCACATTTATTCTCTTGATCAATTCTATGAATACGATCTTGACTCTGCTTAAATTCTTCATAGCTAAAACTCATAGAGTAATAGATGTTGTATGTACAATTTACAAATGTAAGCCCAAGTCCTAATAGTTACGGATGGGTAAACAGTCTTTTGATTTTATTATTCTTAAAATCTCTGATTACGTCATCACGATTCTTTGTCTTGGATGTTAGTTATACACCATTGTATTTTTCTATAAAATCTAATTTTCCATCAGATTTTAATTTCTTGTATCTAATAAACCAATATTCATACTTGTCAAAACTTGCTATTGTTTCCCATAATGTATAATCAAATGGTTGATGTGTTTCACTTTGAATTATTGTCGTGCATTGAGCTTTTAATATATCTAAATTATTCCAAGCTGAAAGTCTTATATCGTATATGTAATCTTTACATATATAATTGTACATATATGGTGTATCAAAATTTAATATATCTTCATATAGTTTAGCATTTACTTCGTAATAACAACGCACTTTATAGTAAATATTCTCTACATCTTTTCTTGATAATTCTTTTTCATTCAATTTTTATACCTTTCTATAAAATCTAATTCTCCATTAGATTTTAATCTTTCATATTCTTTTATCCACTGACGAGCAGTATATCTATTATTATTTATATGCATCCATAAGTTTTTATCAAACGGCTTATCGCATTTACAAATAAGCACATGTTGACAAAATAAAAATATTTGACGGGAATATTCGGCAGAATAGCCACGAAATTTAGGATTTGAAATATATGCTGAGTCTTATAGATAACTGTCAGCTAAAATAGAATCATACATTTCAGTTTTTGCATTCCAATAGCAGCAAACTTTATAATACACATCATTCATTTTATCTGGTGGATGTAAGTATATCTGACTTTCCCATTCATAATGATCTAACATATATCACCATGTCCTCTTACAGACTCAATTTTTAAAATTACAGGTCTATACTTATTTTTGCCTTTTATTTTGTCTGTAATTTCTTGTAATTTATCAAATAAAATTGGAAGTCCATATTCTGTATACCAAACATTACTATATTGTTTTACATTTCCTAAAGAACCATCTTCACATACCGCTAAAGTGTAATAATCTACTTTCCACATATTATTTCTCCTTACCAAAGATCATCCTTATCGTTTGTGTTCATCATCTGATCCAGTCTTTTCCCTATATTCTTAGATGCTATATCACGTATGAATAAATCAATTCTATTACAGCAATCATCACATAAATGTAATTGTACTAATTTGAATTTACCATCCGAATGCATCATTGGCATATAATATCTTTCTAAATACTTCGATTCTTTTCCACATAAATCACAAATATATTTAATCATGTACTATTTCTCCTTAAAATATTTTAAATATAATCTTGTATTGTTCTTCTCAGTTCAGAAATTTTATATTCAAATATTCTAATTTGCTTCTGAATCTTATCTATTCTATCGTTTTCATATTGTACTTTATCTTCCATAATACCTTTCGCAAATCCTCTTTTAGTCAATTTATAAGCGAAAAAATCTTTATCAATCTGATTATAAACAATAGTTTTTCTATTTTTACTTTTAATATAATCTCTTGATACATATGCAGTTCCATAGCAAGTACCTTGATATTCTAGGTCGTATTTTCCATTTTGATTTAGATTTCTCTCATACAATTCCTGTCGATCAGGTTCTCCGTATTCTTCAATTCCATGCAATAAATAATGCTTGCTGTCATAATCAAAAAGAATAGACCAATTTTTCACTTTTGTTATCTTTAATAATGAAACATTTTGAATATTAATCATTCAATCACTTTTCTCTCCTTGAAATAAATTTTTCATTAAGTAAAGATTGAAACTGCTAAAGGAATCATCATAATCCATATCGCTGATTCTAAATCTTTTGTGATTACTATTCCTGTGATCGCAACAATCGCACTTACGATCCACATAACACATTTATGTACGTTATTCATACGTTTTGCTCCTATCTGATATTGTTCTATTGGTAAAACTCATCTTAATATTTCGTGAATCATAACCACATGTACATGTAAAATAAACTACTGAAGATCCACAGAAATATCCAATATTTTGTTTTAAAGTTTTAAAACATATCGGACATGTATTCATAGTTTTATTTCTCCTTTAATGTTCATACTTGTCTTTTAACCTTTGTAATTCAGCTAATTCTTTTTCTCTTAGCTGTTTCTCTTTTTCTAATCGTTCTTTTTCTATAAATGGTTTTGCAAATTTATCATTCATTAATTTAATATTTTTATCATAAATTTTACCATCACCGTATGAACGTAATTCTGACAAATAATCTTGTGCAATTTTTTCAGCAAGTTTTCTATCATTATGATCAAGATTAATTATAAATTTTACCCAACTGTATCTATTGCCTTTTATTATACTATTACAATGTAACTCATTGTTTATATAATATGCGTACCTATTTGGTTCTTCTCTCATGATACATTTGTTATCTGTGTCATTATAATCAAACACAACTTCATGAACGTATTTCAATTCTACTTTTGATAGATCTTTTTCATCCGTCAAATTTTTAATGGCTTTTACATAATAATTAGCATTAGAGATACAACAATATTTTTCTGCATCATCACGATTATCAAAATAACCAACTATATACCAGTCGCTATAACAACCACCAAATACTCCATATACCATAATTCCCTCCTATTTATCCATTCTATGAAAGATTTCTTTCAACTGTTAATTATCACAAATTATGTATCTATATCCCATATTCTTACTACATAATTCAATCGTATACGAATCTAAAGTATCAAATTTTATCAAACATCTTGTTCTATCGTCAAAAAAGAATTTTTCTCCAAATGTATCAAGTCCAGAACTTTCGTTAATTATTTTAATAAAATCAGATATCTCGTATATACAAACATCAAATCCAACAATACTAGCAATTTCTTCCTCTGATAGAAGATCTTCATTTTTTACACAATCCAAATATTCATCTACTTCTCTACAAAAATTTTTATATAACGATTTAATATCTTTCCCACTATATATACAATTTTCAGGAACTTTTTCAATATATCCAATTAATCTATTTGTTATTGTTTCTAATTCAATAGTTCCTGTTAAACCTTTATATGATTTTAATTTTCCTAAAAATACTGTTTTCATGAAATCAACCTTTCATTACTATATATAGCAACTGCAATATGTGTCAGTTACTATATATAGTGTATATTTTTTACAATTACAAAATATAGTAGTTTTTACTCTCCCAATTCTGCAAGTGCCTTATCCAGTTCTTCATCTGACATATTTTCAAGTGCTGCGTCCTGTCTCTTAGCTTTGATTTCAAGTAGTCTCTGTTTCATTTCTGCATTCTTTTTAGCATCTTCTCTTGCTTTCTTTTCTGCAAGTTTTACGCTAACAATATACTTAATAATCCAAATCTTATTAGAAATCTCTTCGTCTTCCTTTGACTTTGCATTCAGTAGACTCTCTTCTTCATGTTTCTTTGCTTCTGCATTAAGTGCTTTAAACACCGAATCAAGATTTGTAAGAGATAAATCCCATAAATCAATTACGTTAATCATTCCTCTAAATGGGAACTGATAGTTTGCTCTAGTTGCTACCTCAAATAAATTAATATCACTCATATTAATCTTCTCCTTTTCTAATTAAAACTTAATCTTCATCACACGTTCTGTTGCGCCTTTTACTTTTACAACTAAATCCGATCTCTTTGTCATAGAGAATCCAATTCCTGAAAGCTGATCATCTGTGTCTTTTACATAACACTTAGCACCTAAAGCTTCAAATACTCTCTTATGTTTTCCGAGGTCACTCTTTAAGAACTCATTATAATAACCATTTGGTTCTTCACTATTGATACAATCCTTTAAAAAGAAGAATAAATGTCTGTGACCAATTCCATCCTGTTCATCAAAATAGTTAGGACTATAACTAATTACCGATACAGGAACAAACTGATTGGTGTTTACGCCCCAAATCTCACGACTTGAAATAGTAGAGTTTCCAGACAACTTTTCTTTAATTAAGAAATTATCATTCTTATCAAGTGTCACTTCTGCTACTTGAACATTTTCGCCAGTCCTCATAGGATTACTATAATCAAATGAATAAATCTCTCCGTTAAATTCAACTTCTGCTCTGAATCCATGTCTCACTGCGCCTGAATACTGATGTACAAAGAATCTATATGTTCCTGGCTTCATCTTTGATAAATCATTCCATGTAATATTCTCTACTGCAATATTACCGCGTGGGTTGATTACATCAACATCTAATTGTCCACCCATAGATGTAATTCTAGGTGCTTTGTAACTACCATAATAAATTTCTGTTCCATCTGGTTCAACGCAATGTGCATCTAAGTCATAATTATCATGTCCATCTTCATTCCACTGAATAGAAAATCTTAGAATACCATCAACGTTGCCACCAGCATTTTTTACATTCTGTTTCATATCTGAATCCGTAATATTACCCGAATAAGCCCAAGATAATCCATTGTTCCATTTAAACATTGTCTTAGCATCTGGATTAACGGGCGCAATCATAGAAACAAAATTCTTCTCATGTTTGTTTTCTACAAATGCTTCGATTTCTTTAGCTGTTGGAAGTACCTTGTCGATAAAATCCTGTGCGGACATTTCTTCAATTTTTGAGAATTTCTTAGGACTTACAACTACATCTTTTTCCATCTGACTGAAAAGATCATCCGAATCAATCATTTTTCTAGCAACACTTTTATTTGCGAACAGTACATTATTAACGCTAATATCATTCAGATTAGCAAATCTTCTCTGTAATGAATCCATATAACCAAGTTCTGTAATAGTCTTTTTTGCGTCTTCAAGCATCTTTTTTGTAAAAATAGCCTTTGGACGCTTGTAGTTTGACGGAGCAACAATTTGTTCATACTTCTTAACCGCTGTATCGAGATCCATATCCTCACTTACATTAATGAGAAGTGTCCCGATAGAATGATTTCTAATTCTACCAATAGCTATATCTGCTGTAACTGACTTTTTCCATGCGTACAAATCCTTTTCGGAATCAGATGTCAATTTGTCATATTCTTTCTTGTATTTCTTAAACTCTGTGAGTACACCTTTCCACTCTTCACCTTTATAAAGTGTATTAGAATTAATAAGCTCAAGAATTGTATCAAGTGCCTCCATTGTAATTTCATCAAGAGAACGTTTAAATACATTTCTTGTATCTCTAAATTGTCCCTTAATTTCTTCGTTTGAACGACTTGTTTTGTTCACAAATTTATTCGGAAGTTCTAAATAAAAGTGATCCCACCGATGAGATTTTCCATTAATTTCCTCAAAGTTATAATCTGTTCCAATTTTAGGAAACTTTGTTATATAAATATCTGTAACTGTATGAGATTTTATAAACGTATCAAGTGCATCACATACTGGTTGATAAATTGTATCGCCAAGATTGAGCTCCCAAATTGTATGTATCTGATTATCTTTGATTATAACGGCTGAACCGATATTCTTGATAAACTGTCTACAACAACTACAATCATGCTCTCTACGTTCTCTAAAAATGTCGTTTGTACCAGTAGGAAAACTATCAAGATATACATTCCATAATTCGTCCTTATCAACATTTACTTCAAATAAACGTGTTGATTCTTTCTGCATATCATCAAAGTGATTCCGTAAAGCCTTCTTAAATTTCATAAATTCGTCCATACTATTACCCTCTCTCTTTATATTATTTGTTTTTATCATTGTATTCTTTTTGCTTACCATCAGATTCCCACTCATACTCCAAAATCGCAAGAAATTATATTGAAAACACTCAGCAGAAAAGTCTGAATAACTCTGCAATTTGTCTGATTTGGCTTGCGCCCTGTAGCAATGACTGCGTTTTGGACAGTCACTACTACGGCACATTGTAATGTCAGGCATTTTTCTTATCTTCTTTCTTCTTACGTTTTACAGAATTGGCTTTAATTTTAAGCTGCTCATTCTCGATTTTTCTCATCATTCCTCTAACTTTTCCTGTCTGTTTGCATGTAATTCCCATAGTGTTTTCTCCTTTTCTTATTATGAATTAAAATATTTTACAATCTGTTTACCAATCCAACGTCCCATTGGAACAGCAACAGCATTACCAATCTGTCTATAAGCATCATTATCTGTACCACAGAACTCAAACCAATCTGGAAAACCTTGTAATCTAGCATATTCTCTTACCGTATATGGTCTAATTCTTTGTCCATCTTTGATTAATCTTGTTCCTTTATCTTTTGCGTAATGCGCTACACATGTTGGAGCAAGATCATTATTATCTGGATCTGAAATAATTGGCTTATCTCTATATTTTCCATTAATGCGGTTATATACATATTGTGGAATATCAATCGAAGCATCCTTTTCAATAACATCTTTAAGTTTTAATGGTTGAGAATCAGGATAATCAAAATTGGTAAATGGTTTCTTACTTCCAATTAGAATCAATCGTTTTCTTTCTTGTGGCAACCACATATTTGCGTTAATAGGACATTCAACTCTCACATAATAATCAGGTAATTTTGTCAATGCTTCCATAACTACTTTGAATTTAAGCATTCCAGGAACGTTTTCTACTACATACATTTCTGGTTGTGCTAAAGCAATATGCCTAAAGAAATGTAAAAATAAATCATCACCTGTTCTTGTACCTGAAATATCAGCAATAGTTGAATATCGTGTACATGGAAATGTACCAATATAAACATCTGCATCATTCTGATCAAGAACTGTAATCTGTGTAATATCTGATTCATTTACATGATGTTTGAAATTCTTTCTCAGAGTGTCACAACACTTTTTATCTATCTCATACGATTCAATTATGTTAATTCCAGATTCCTCTATTCCTAAATCCATCCCTCCTGCTCCACTAAAATAGCTTTTAGCTGTTATTTGCATCTTGTTTCTCCTTCATAAAACTAAATATCCAAGCTATAATATCAACAGTCCAACCGTTACCAATAGCTTCAAATCTTCTTGTCTTCGGCATCTTTACAATGCTTCCATCTTCATTTAAACCAAACTCCGTATATCCATCTAGTAATGTTTGAAGTCTTTCTATCTCAACAGGACAAGTTTTCTTATATGTTTCCCCACCTAACCAAACATTAAATTTAGTTTCAGTTCTACATCTCGGAACTGTTGGTGCTTTATTATCAAGAAAATACATCCTATCTTGCTGAGAAAAATGTCCTTTTCCACTTAAATCATATTTTATGTAATTCTCACATTTGACTAATGTATTTCTGATACGATCATCAAACTGCTTAATTAGTTCAGAATCATTTACAATCACATCCTTTATTAAAATTCCTCTATCTTTTGGTTCTCCTTTTATCGGAATATTCGTCCAATACAATCTTTTACGTCTCTGAGCTGAAACTAATTGACTGTCTAAAAGTACAGGTTCAACACAGAGTTCTTTTGTGATAGCATCACGTATAGAATCTGCAATGCCATAATTGTTCTCATATAGAAAATATTTTGGTTTCGATTCATGTAATGCTCTTACATATTGCATAAACAATTTCCAACCATCTCCACCAGGTACAACTTCTCTTTTATGTTTTGCAGTCTTAGAACACTTCGCTGCTGAAAATTCAGTACAGGGCGATCCACCAATTAACAAATCAATACCATCATATTTACTAAAATTTTCATCAAAAACATCACCACATTGTTGAATGGATGGGTAATTATACCTACTTATCTTAATTGCATTCTGTTCAATCTCATAAGCGTAGTAATCTTTAACCTTAAATCCAGCTCTATCCAATGCAATTCTGCCACATGATATACCATCAAATAGACTTAATACTCTTAATCCATTCTCCGATAAAATATTATTTTCAACTAACTTACTCAAATTCCCTTATTTTATAGGGGATTGCGCAATCTCAATTACCTAGGAGTTACCTAAATTCCTTTCTATAAACTCTGTAATGTTGCGTAAATCGGACATTCATGACTATCCAATAAAAATAATATTTCTTTGTTCTTGGAAATAATTGGGTGATCACCCATAGAAATTTACTTAGATATGTATTATTATTCCTCCCAATAATCATAATTAGGATTCATAAGACATTCAGGACATCTACAGACTAATTCTCCATCTTCGTCCATATAATAATCGTCACCATAACCACTACATTCATAACAGTAGTCATATGGATCTTCTTCATAATCATCATACATAATTACTCACCTGTATATAATTCTGGTAATGGCATCCATGCAACAACTTTACTCATCACTTTCATTGTTCCATGCGTGTACCAATTTATATCTTCCTTAAATTTCATGTCTTTATATACTCTTTTTACACAATAAGCCGAATATATTTCATCTCGTTTTGTTTGAATGAGAACATTTTTTGATTCATAGGTATTGTTAAATGATGATTTATGTACTAATTCCATACATGGTAAACCATTATTAATCGAATTCCATTTTGGAACATAATACTCAAGAGCTTGTTCTGCTCTGAATGTAGGAATCAATAAACTTCCATTTGTATATATTCTTTCTCTGTCTAAAAATGAATATTTGTCTAAAAATTGTTTCATATTATTTGGAAACTGCATCATTTCTCCACTCATTCTCTCACCTCTAATTTCTTTAAATCTTCAATTCTCCAAGGTTCCACGTCTCCCCATTTAATAAAGTCAAACATATTACCAAATATATCTCTTGTTGCACAGTAATAATTAGAATTATCAGGTACCCAAGATTCACTTTTATCTTCACGTATTGGTTTCTTACCATAAATATAAAGTCGATTATTACCATCTCTTGCAATATATTTGCAGTCAGGTACAAGTGTATCAAGAAATGCCTTTTCTTTTGATGTAATTATAGGTTTCTCTATATATTCTGATTCAGACCATTGCTCCAAACTAACATCGCAATCAATATCATCATTAAATAAACATTTTTTACAATCAGTCTCAGGACAACTAATAATTTCACCTGCTTTTGTTACTCCAAATTTGTTTCCTTTACAAACAATATCTAAAATTTCTTTAGTGAATTTTTCTCTATTCTTCATTCGTTTATATCCTCATCTTTCGGCATCTGAAAATCAATATGACCATTAATATAAGACTCTTGAATAAAATCTAACACTTTAGTTGCTTTTTCTTTGCTTTCATAATGTCCTAATCTTACAGAACTATTCGCATATGAGATTTTAATATCGTTCGCCCCACTTGCAACAATTGTTTTACCAGTAATATCGACTAATTTTGTTCTATCCTGACTTCTAATTAACATATAAATCCTCCTTAAAATTATCTTTGAAATGCCAATTTTTTTATTTATTCAGTTACTAACCCAATGCTCTGAATTACACCTTGTTTAAGAAATTCAAACTTTCCGTCAATTACAAGTTCTTTACTCTTGATATAGTTTTTAAATTCTACATCACTCATATAATACTGTTTTCCATCTTCTCCATCCAGAATAAAATACACCCCTGAATTTTGCCAGCCAACACCTTTAATAGTTAGTTTCCCATCATAGATATATGGTTCAATTTCTGTTCCAAATTCATATATACAATTACGAATCATATTACCATTTTCATTCACTTTTACTTTCTTAGCTTTATTCACTACTTATCCCCTCTCATATTTCATTCTTCTCTCTACTTCTTTATCATTTTCCTCATCATTAAAATACTTGTAAGCTAACATCATAGGATAATCAGAATCTTTAGCTCTTGGATATAACATATACTCACACCAATTAACTTCTCCATCTTCTTTAGCCCAGCTTGTACCTTCAAATAGATTCAAGAAAACATTCTGATATGAATATTTTTCATTCTGTACAGGATAATCTTTGATGATTGTAGATTTATCATATCCATTGATTTTTACAAGAATATTATCAATCATGACTCTTTTACCTAATCTCACAAGCCATTTCATAAATTCTCTGTACGTCTGATCAAATTCTCTATCTCTTAATGCAGCGTCTACAACTAAGATGTATTCATCTTGTGTATATAGCCAACCTCTTACTCTTGATTTTTGACCATAACTGTCAACAAGATTATTAGTTCTTTCTCCAAATTCATCACAGGAGCAGGAACTATTGTGACCATTTTTCTGAATCACATATACATCCATATCTTTCTCTGAACCAGAAACTATCGGCAAATGTGCCAGGACGGTATCGAGAATGTACCTTTTCTGAGCTTGTGTACGCCCTATGGGTGATACTGTTATTGTTCCTTGTATGTAAGTCCAACTACTCACTAATTTCACCTCTCATTAAATATTATTCAATAAGTCAGTTGCGTTAATCTGAACATATAAACTATTTGCCCTGATTCCATTTTCATCTGATAAACGTAATTCATCTACTTCTTTCTTTAATAATAATTTAGGTGAAATTTTTTCTAATTTTTCCACTAAAATTTCTACATTTTCATCCTTTTCAATTGCTTTTACAATATGTACTGTCCCATTAGAAATATAAACTTTATTGAATTTTTCAACATCTTTTACAAAAAATGAATTTGTCTTTCCAATTGAACCTCCATGACTTTTATCTTTGTAATACCAAAAATCAATATATCTAATTTCTTTTACTTTCCTCATATCAATACATGGAACTTTTTCAAAATTAATATACGATGGAGAAATTTCTTTAAATTGCTTCATCTCATCTTTATTTCTCAAAATTCCAATTGGAAACATAAAACTCATACCATCTTGATCTTCTATTTTATATGCTATATACATTATATTTTCATCCTTAAAAGCAAGATTTCATGTACTAATTTTCAATTATAATGTCATCTATAACATCCAACATTTTCCTTACTGTATAAAAATCTCCACTAAAAGCCGCTCCCGTTGTCTTTAATTCATATTTCCATTTAGTTTTGTCTTTTGTACATATAACTGGTGTATTCATATACATAACTGTTCCTTTTGGAATAACAACTGGACAATATTTATTCTTATAATCTTCTTTTAAAACTTTTAACCGTTTTTGACAAAACTTATTGTATAATCTATATTTCATATCACTTTGATACACATAAATCTTTTCAGGTGTATCATTCGAATAATCAACAGGAATAAACTTATTTACAATAAATAAAACTCCATCTGTAATTCTATAAATATCCTGATAATCAGTTTGTACTACTACTTCCATACAATCACCTCTAGCATTTACATTCTTTGATTAAGTAATTTCTGTGTACTCTCAATTTTTTCAAGTAATTCCTTGTTATAATCATCTGGGATATGTCCTTTTAATAATCCTAATACACAGAATTTAATATCCCCTAATTCTTCCATAATTGTCATCTGGTTTTTTAAAATTTGCTGAAATGCTTGGTTCATAAAATAAACCTCCTATATTTAATATTAATTTTTAATTGTTACCTTTGGAAATCTCGACTTGAATAAGCCTTAGAAAAATGATATGATACTTAACAGATCACTGGTCTTGATCTATTCCAATAACTCTACTGATTGTCCACAACGTCAGTGGAGTTTTCTTTATGTACTGCGAAACTATTAATATATTCTCTGAACGCTTCAAAATCTTCTTTAGAAAATATAGCCGATGCGTAGTAATAATCTTGATTAAACAGAATTGCAAAGATTTTTTGTAGTTTTCTTCCTAATGTCCTAAAGAATCTGTTATCCTGGTCACGATATAAATTGCCATTCGTATATGTCATATACATATAATCCTCGAAATCCTTATCAATTTTAAAGTGAATTCCATCATCACATCCACATCTACAAGTTAAAATTAACTCTCTACCGTCTTCTGTTTTTAATACCGCCACCACTATAATCCTCCTATATCTTTAATAATCTCCCAAATATCCTGTGATAACTTCTATCATCCATAATAATGCATACCATACAACAGGTGCTAAAAAGCATTTTACAAGCGAAATTGCCAATAATTTGACCGAAAATGCCCCTGCTGCAATGGAAAATAACAGATGAAAGACGGGTTTCATGAACAAAAATCCCCATGAAATTATCACATTTGCTACCATCCCACCCAGAAAAACAATCCAACCTAACTTCCTACGAAATTTATGTATCTTTTCTTTATTCATTACTTTTTTACTCCTAAACGATAAATCAAATCAATAAACTCCATGATTACATAAGATAAATATATGATTATCTGTGCAGGAATTGAAAAAATCAAATATAAAGTAGTGGTAATTATCCCAAACAAATTTTTATCTTTATAAATAATTAAGTATGTTTCATGTGGCAAATCATCACTTTCAACAGCATTGTACACAAAAAATATACTCAATATAATAGATGTTATAATTAAAATCGCTATCATGACTTCCATATTACTCTCCAATCAGCTCCTTATATGCTTTTAATTTTTCTGCTAACTCAGGATTATCGCTTGCATACATCTCATAACGCTTTGTCTGATCCATTTCTGTAATCATTTTATCCATCTGTTTCTTAATCTTGTCTGCTTCTTTCTTACGTGTAGCTTTCTCTTTACGTTCTTCCACACGTTTATCATATACTGATGTATCAACTTTACAGATAACTTCTGCGGTGATATTTGTATTACATTCATCTGGTGTAAGAATTTCTTCAATTGTAAGAATATCCTTATTTGCACCACTTACTACAATTTTGTCACCTGCTTTATATGTTTCTCCATCATCATAAATTGCATAGAAATATTTCTTTCCATAGCATCCTTCTTTTGTTCCTGCTACTGCATAATATCCTTCTAATTTTGCCATGTTATTATCCTCACTTTCAATTATTACAACATCTTTTTTATATAGGTAAAGAATTATCCCATTGTCAAATTCAACCTGTACAATATCTGCATTTTCTTTAACAATTATCCCCTCTTTATAAAACATACCATAAACATTACCAATGTATTTAACCCTACTCCCTACGCAACTCAATTATTTACACCTTCTTTCAATTGTAATAATAATTTTACGTGGGTATTGTCGTGAATATCGACATCGAAATCTTGTTTGATTTTGTTAGATGTGAAAGGTAAGATATAATCTTCAAAATATATAATCTCATATTTATATGTAGGAATTTTACTAAGTAATTGTTCAAGAGTAATTGGAAAATAGTTTTCTCTCACTTCTCTATCCCAATTCTCTTTATATCTATATTTCATGAGATAATGAATCAAATTCCTATTATCTCGTAAACTTCCCCATATTGATTCATAATCCATTATCTGTAATTCATCTGCTCCCCTGATTACTTTTGTATAATCATTAATATCGCTCTGCCTATTGACTGATCTACTTACACAAAAATCTCTGATAGCTATGTATCCATAATCATATCCAAAAACATTATTCCAAAACTTATCAATTCCATTGATATTTGAATAAGAATATACTTCATGAATCACGCTTGATAAATTTAATAATGTTTTATTTGGGTTATTTTCTTTCAAAGATTCTTTTAAATCACTTACATATTGAATGTTTTCTAGTTCATGAGGTGTCCTTATTCCCGCAAGAGAAATCATATCCTTGCTATTATCATATCCTATATATTGTAAATCTGGCATTTCACTATTCATTTCTCTAATTAATGTGCCATCAGCACATCCAAAATCAACAACAGTGTTAATCTTCTCAATTTTACTCATCCAAAATAGTTTATCTGCGCTTGATTTCCCCATTCCTGATGTATAAGAATCATAATTCTTAATAGTTTCTTCCACTATTTACACCTCTTTTCTTCCGCTAACTTTATCCATCTCAACAATTTTTCTTCTTCATGTAACATATCAGAGTATAATTTCCTCACTTGATCCTGTTCCTTATAGAACTGTCTCACATATCGAGGAAAATCATATCCAAATAACCACATAATTATTTTTCTCTTAATCCATTTCATGATTCATATTCCTTATCAAAAGCATAACTACTACAAGTCCATTTTTCATTTCTATATATAAATTTATACATTCCTTTAAATTTTTGATGCGAATATATTTTTACAATTGCACCTTGTACTTGCATTGCCACACCTATGTTTTCTCCTTGCTTAATTCGTTTCATCATTCCAGGTCAATATCCTTTCCATTAAAATCAGATAAATCAATAATCCATTCGTATTCATCAGTTTCTTCGTTATAATGTTTTACGTCTATCATAACAGCCCAATTCAGAATCCTTTTAAATAAGTTCTCATCATAATTACATTCTCTATTCCAAAATAAATTATTGTTAAATATGTAATATAGCAATGAATGTAACTTATTATCTCTGTGATTTTCCAATATCCATTCAACCATAGGAAATAAAAATATCTGATTAGCAAGTTTATATGTAAGATCAATGTCATCACAATAATATTTGTGATAATATTTATTCATTGCATCAAACACTGAACCATACTTTTCGTAATTGTATCTTCCCTTACAAATAAGAAATATCTCTTTAGATAATTTTTCTTTCTCCTTATCCATTATAATTCTCTCCATAGACTGCTATTTCTGGTTTACTATTTTCATCTAATACATAATATGGCGTAATGCCACTATCAACATCACCATTTAAGAGAACATATACAATTTTAGTTTCTGTATCATAAAGAAAAAATTCATCAATTAACATGTTAGTCATAGGATCTCTAAATCTTATTTTTTTAATCTCAACAAACTGACCAAATATATGATATTTATTTCCTTCTTTAGTAATTGTTCCATTGTCGCCACATCCAGTAAAAGAAAGTGCTAATCCAGATATGAGCAATCCAATTAATAGTTTCTTAACTGTCATTCAATCACCATCCTTCTCTTTAGTTCATTCAATAAATCTTCATTAGAAAGTTGCTCTATGATTTTTTCCTTGAAACATGTTTCAACTGTATAACATAATTCTCCTTCTTGATCTGTATATACATTACTTATCCATGATCTTATCCATGATGTTCTTTTAGATGGCACTTGAAAGATTGTTAATTCACAATCTTTTACCTGCAATGATGTGATTACTTCATTTCTGTCACTCTTTATTTTAATTTTCATAGATATTTCCTTTCTTTAAAACAAGTCATTCATCTACGTTTTTAAATTTATCACACTGACTCTCTTTCATTTCTTCTCCACGAAAACCCAATTGTAAATAACATTTATTAAATATATTACAGGTAACATAATTAACATAATATTATAAATCAATTCTATCATTCTTAATTACTCCTAAAACTCACATTTTATTACAAATCATCAAACAGTAATTCCATCCACTAAATCATTCCATGATTCTCTAAAAAATTCCATATTTTGAATTACTATTTCTTGAGCTAATTTTTGTTTATTATGTTGAATATTCCCTTTTATCACAGATCCATCAATCAAACTACAAACTACCTCTTTATTTTGATACTGAATATGTATATGAGGTGTATTATGACCATTTTCTTTCGGGTGAATAATTATTCTGATTCCAAATTTTGAATAAAGTAAATTAAAATATTTATCATCTTCAAATACATAAATAAAGAACTTTAACCAATAGTAATCCATAATCTCTCCTTTATATTGAATATTAAAATTACTATGAAACCACGCTTTTATATTATTCTTTCAGTTTAATAATATTAATAATCCTTATATTTGCACGAAGACCATTGTGAAATTCTGCAATGCTTTTTATGATAGTATCAATAAAATCTTCTGTGTATTTTTTTCCAACATCATTTGCTTCAACGATAATATTTTCGATATAATCCTTTTCTTTACAATTAGTTTCTTTATTCGCAATGTCTGCTACATATACTACAAAATATTTTCTGTTCTTCATATCTTAACTAACCTCCTCGAATATATTTCCAATCTGATGTCCAATCATCTTTCTATCCTTTATCTTCTTACATTTCGTGCATCGACATTTACCAATGACAACTTCCAATCCGCTGTAATCATACTTTAAATGTCTAGGCTTCTCAATTAACACCCAATTATGATTACACATAAGTTGATCCATCCTTACTATCATATTTTAATAATTCTCCGTTTCTTACAATTATTCTTGAACAAACAACTTTTACTTTCAAATCTGTATCCCATGAATCACGTTTCTCCATTCTTGTCACAATTACAGGAGCAATTCCATTCTTTGTGCTGCAATAAATTAAATCTCCTGACAACAACACATCACACATATTCTCTTTTGATTTTGGTAATCTCCACACATACTCTTTATCAATAATTCCATTTGGATGTTTCCCATAGATATATACTGTTGGTTTTTCTTTATATGAAATAACCTTTTCTGGTGGAACTAATTTACCATATTCATTACGTTGTCTATCAGTATATTCATGTCCATTTAATATAACTATTCGTGCATCTCCATATTCAGCTCCATTATTTTTAAGTACAAGATACATAATATAACCATCAATAAGATAATTATTTTCATTTACAATCAAGTATCTATCCTGTTTATGATTCTCTTTATAGTACCTTTCACATTTATTATATTTATATGTATTTGGAATACTGCTTTCAAAATCCGTAGGAATTTTAATTTCTGAAAGTCTCATATATACATTCTCCCTTCTTATGCAACTGCTTTCTTATTAAATGCAATCAAGTCATTTCTCATATTGAGATAGTTCTTTTTCTGATCAACATCATATGTATTATTTCTATTGAAATAATCCTTAAACCAATCATCACAATCTACATCGTTCTGATAGGCATATGCAATAACTCCAATGATAGAATCATGGTTAGCGGCATCGAGAAGTTTTGATGAATTGTCAACGTCTAAAGTAATCGTATCTAAATATTCTTCATAGTCCTGCACATCAAGTTCTGAAACTGCCCCATCAACACAATCCTGTACAAACTTTAATGCAGATTTCATATCAGTATGAATTGTGTTATCAATTACTTCTCCTTCAACGTGTTCAATTTCCACGTTTCCAATTGATGAATACTCTGTTACTTTTTCAATAACAGGTTTCTCAGGTGATTCTTCGACCGTTTCTGTGTCGAATAAGTCATTTTCAATTACTTCTGGTTCATGTTCTTCTGTGATTTCCTCAACAGAATCTTCGATATGTAAGTATTCTTTCATCAGAGTAAGCAAATGATTGAATCTTTTTGTTACGGAAGAACGATCCTTTGTTCCTTTCTGCCCATTTAAGCAATCGTATGTAATACCATCAATTTCTTTATTATGTAATGTTTTTTTAAATTCCTGAATAAATCCATTAAATTTATCATCTTCAATGTCGTATTCTAAGAATTTATCAAATAAAGCAAACCATAAAAATGAATTTTTGTTATTAAAAATATCCGATGTATCACCTCTTAACACATTAGATAACTTCTCCAATGTCAAATAAAAATCAATAAATACTGATTCATTTGCATTTTCAGTTAAGTAAGCACACATTTTACCAAAGTCTTTATCAAAATGGCTAAGATATTTAGATGTCATTATTGCTTCAATAATAATTCTTCTAAGTGATCCGTTCTTAATATTCGTATTTGAATAACTTGACTTATCACAATCAACCTTAAAGAAATCCATCTTTAAAATCTTATCTACATATTCAGCATAGGATTCTTCTAATCCTAGCCATCCTGACTGAGAAACATTCATTGGTCTACATCTATTGAATCGTGCAATATCGTAAGCAATATCTTTCTTTGTACAATTCAAATTGAGCATTACAGGAACCTGATAATCTCTAAATTTGTCCTGTAATTCTTCTGGCAACTGAGAAAATTTCTTTCCACGAATATCAAACGTTTTACTTTCAGGTATTGGAAATCCATCTTCATTCAAAATTACATTGCCATATTCATCTGTTTTGTCGCTCTGATATTCAATCATATATCTCTGTACATTTTTGGAAATTGCAAATCCATCTTCCAGATAATCTTTTAAATTTGTAGAACGCTGTTTACCATCAATTAACCAGTGCATTATAATTCCAGCTTTGATTTCCTCTGAAATTACAATCTGTAAAAGTGAATTACCTTGTAAAATATCAGAAATTAATTCACTTTTTGTAAGTAAACTCCATTGTCCAGAAGTTCTTTGTAATGGATGATTGTCTCTTAATCTGTGCTGTCTTAACTGTTTACTAAGAGATTCTATTGAATAACTGGTAGACTTTGTTCTTTCTGATGTTGTTGTTTTTGTTTCCATTGGTAATTCCTCCTCAATATTTGCATTCTCACATTCTTCCGTCTTTAGAAGTTGTCTTTTTTCATACTCTTTCATATCAGAAAGATATGTATTATATTCTTTGTCCGAAAGCTTTAATATGCTTTTGATCTCCGTAGAATTACATCCTTGCATTATTAAATCTGCAATTTTGCGCTCTATACACCCAAGAGAAGCAATATATTTGACTACATTTTCTCCAAGATTTAATAGTTCTCCTGCATCAATACTGCTTTCTATATCAAAATCAGAAGGAATTATATCAATCATCTTTGTTTTTCCATCGTCAGACATGAGATTATCTAATGATGTTGGATAAATATATTCCTTAATTTCCTTTCCATCTTCTATCTTTGTTACGATTTTACAACGCTTTTGTCTGTTTTTTCTTGTAATATGCATCTTAACTTTTCTGGAAATTGCAAAATATATAAATCCATTGAATTTATCTTCATCAAAATCTTCAATTCCTTTATCTAATTGACTTTTGATATATTTTGTAATCTCTAAATTTGCTATCGAATAGCATTCTTCTCTATCAAAATCGGTGATACCACCAAACTGTGAAAGAATTTTATCTACGATGTTATGTAATTTTCTTGCTGATTCTTCTGGTTTGTCCTCATTTACTTTATAATAAAATTCCAGAATGTCTTTGTAGTGCATTCGTATCACCGATCCTCTCTGTTGATATGCTGTAATTATGTAATAATTATTTTCTCTCTTTCGTTACGCCTTTCGCATAATCTTCGAGATATTCTTTAGACAAACGTCTGTATTTATATTTAGAATTTGCAATCTTATCAATCACTTTCATGTATTTCCTGTTTTTAAATCTCTCTACATGGTATTGGAAAAGTTTTGCACAATTCCTATTTCTTTTACATATAGCACGTTGACGTTCATAATATTGCAATAAGTAACTAATTCTACTCATTGGCACTGTTCCCAATTTTGTTTCTTCATCTCGGATAAAATGTCTTACGTCAAGAATTTTCAGATCATATTCTTTAATAAGATATTCCATATTCTCAATGTATTTCTCTCTATCAGAAATACAATCAATTACCATCTTAAAGAAATTGCCGATTCCTATATCATTCATAGAAAGTTCTTTCTCTAAAGCAGTTTCTCCATGATATGTATAAGGATTATCATACTTTGGATTTCGCTGATAATCTTCATAGTAATCGTCAAGTTCCGCTAAGATACCGTTAATATCTTCTGGTAGTTTTTCTTCTTCAATTGGTTTAGGTTGAGCAGCGATTTCAGAGACTAGCTGAACATTAAAGTGAAATTTTCTCAATGGTTTAGGAAGATTCTTGATAATGTTTTTTGCTTTATCTTCTGAAAATCTTTCTGCAAGTACCTGACCGCATGTTTGAGGACTACCATTTGAATCTAAACGGATATATTGCTTGCCGTTTGTAATTAAGCAATCCAATTTACATCGCCCCTTTCATTTTTATAAACGTTATTTCTCCGTTTTGAATGGAAATTGTGGGACTTGAACCCACGACCTATAGTTTATGAGACTATTTCTCTAACCAACTGAGATAAATTTCCATAAAATACTTAAAAATGCGTACAAAAATTACGATGAAAGCCGACTTTCATTTATAATATTTCTCTATATTTAGTTGTAATTAATTGGAATAATCGCAGAAACGCTATGATTAATAAAGATTTTGCTTGACATTTTTTGCCAAGAGTTCTAAACTAATTATAACATATTAGATTATTCCAGTAATCTTCTATGTTGTGTGTTGTAAGGATCTTATCTCATATGGTGTTCCAGCACCGAGATAAGATCCTTACTTTTTTATTATCTTGTGAAGATGTTCATATCATATACCAAACATTTGTTTGTGTCAATACTTTCCAGAACATTTGTTTGTATTTTTTCCGATTTTATATTTTCATATGTCCCTTCTCAGCAAATAATATCGTTTTCTCTTTATTTTTATCTTGTGTTTTTAATGTGGACATTATAAAGTTTCTATTATACGTGATTGGAAGTCCAGTTGTAATAGCTTTAATTCCACAAGTAATACTAATTGGAATAGCTTCACAATCAGGGGATCTCGTATCTAAATCAAATGAGGAAAATAACACATTCTCTCCACCGTTTTTCTTATACTCAGTTAATAACCTTATCGCTTCATCTACGGACACAATTTTTCCACTCATGCTAATTCCTCCACTCTGATTTTCTTTTTACCATATAAGTTTGCAAGGAAACATTTTTCTACTAAAAGTCTATCCTCTTCATTGTCAATATTTCCCCATTTTTCAACTACATCACGCTTATCAATAGTAAAAATTTGTTCCCCTAAAACCATTGAGTCACATTTTAAACCATTAGATTTACTAGCTTTAATTACTTCGTGAGTGGGCTGCTCAACCTTTTTGATTTTACTGGTTAAGCACATGACAATCAAAGTAGGAGCAAACTTATTTCCAGAATCATTCTGAATTATAACAACAGGTCTTTCGATCTGCTGAACGTGTGATTTAGCTGATGTATTAACATTTGTTTTGACATAAATAATATCAAATATATTAAACTCCATCATATCGTGTGTGCAGCTCCTTTCTTTATCTTATGTACCCATAATACCACTCTTTAGATAAGATGTCAAGATATAATCTAAAGATTTAATCTAAAAATCAATTTATTTATCTCAAGTTATATGCTATAATACAATTCATAGATGGAGGGATGTATTATGATGAAACTTGAGGTTAAAAAATATGTAGATGATCATTATAAAAATGTTAATCAATTTGCTGTTGCTCTTGGGATAGGATACCAGGCAGCTTGTAAAATTTATAATGGTGAAACTACAAAAATTGCATTTGATACTCTTGAAAAAATGTGTGAGTTATTTAATTGCACCCCAAATGATTTATTAATTTCAACTAATCAACCAAAAAAGAATATAATTAGGATTTATCATTCACAAAATCAGAAAAATAATAAAAATAATTCTGATGCTTATGTATCTGAAACTAATGATGAACTAAAAGAAGCAATAGATAAAGCAATTCCAAATATAAGTCAAGCACTCTATAATATAGCGTTAGAAGTGTTTAACTCGAATAAAAAGGACGATGACAAATAGTCATCGCCTACATAAGTATTGTTTAAAAGCAACCTTTCATCCAGTTATTCCAAATCATTAATAAGTTTCTTTACACGTTCAATCTCTTCTGCTGTATGTGGTGTTCCACCAGCATTCATATCAATATACCATTGTAATACTTCTCTTTCTGTTTTTAAATCATTCACATTCAATTTAATAGTATGGCTATTTAACATTGCTAAATCCGTATATTCACTGAAATATGATCCAAACACTTTAATTTCATTATTAATAAATCTGCAAATAGCAGTTAATCTTTGTAACCCATCAACACATACAAACTCATTATATGCTCCATCTGGAACTGACCAATGCCACGATGGACAATTAAAGTATATGATATTTCCACTCTTACCGCCTTTAAGAAAGAATTCCAACCATGCGATCTGCTGTTCCTCTGTCCATACATGTCCTCTCTGGAAATCTGGGTTAAGCTGCAAGTTCATATCTTCTTCCATGTCTTTTATCCAGCGTGGTATTCTGCTAATATTTACATTACATTGATAATTTCCATCTCTGGTAAATTGCGGTATATCTTTAAATTTTGTATATTTCATAATGTTTTCCTTTCATAAGACTCTTTCTGATTTTAAAGTTGTTTCAATCGCAATAGCGGTACACCCAATAACATTTGCTATCTCTTCAAACGATTTGCCATCTTTATACATTTTCTTAATATTTTCAATATCAGTATAAGTAAACCAATTTCCCAATTGTATCACCTCACTTGAAAGCTGGATTTCAATAGCTCATGCAACTTCCAACATAATACTTCTCATTTTAACTAAAATATCTGTATATCCATTTATACGTATAAAAACACATTTATTAATTTTGGCAATTCTTTCTTTTCGTAAATCATTGTCTTTTTGTTTTTCATACGAATAACTAGAATTAAAAAATTTAACATCACCATTATGTTGTTCTCCGTCATATTCGATTATGTATATGTTATCATTGATTTTTGCAACAAAATCAAATCTAAGATTTCTTTCAGTATAATCATATACTAATTTTATATTTAATGTTTTACATACATTTGGCATTGTTACATTAAAACAATATTGTATATTAAACATATCAAAATAATTAATAATTGCTTTCTCACCGAAAGATATGCTTCCATTATTTGGTCTTCTCAGTCCTATTTTTCCTTCGACAAAATGATCATATCTCATATGTTCACGAATTATACCATTTTCAAATTCTACATCTATATCAAGAGAGTTTCTGTATTTAATTATTTTACATTCCATTCCGTTTTTCATAACTTTAGAAATCCCCACGCGTTTATTTGAAGGAATCCCTCGTTTACTCGTAAATGGAAAGTTCTCATTACGGATGCTTCCATTTTTGAATTGCTTGTACGTTTTGTTCTTCACAATCGTACCATCTTCAAACATGATATTTATATCATTACATCCGTTATAATATATTATAGTAGCATTCATTCCGCAATTCATTTCCCTTGTTTCACTTAACCTATTATTTATTATTACCACCTCAATTTACATAAATTTACATGAAAGTCGAAATTCATCATTCTCCAATAATAATTGGCCTATAAATAACATCTACATTCTTTAAAAGTTCCAATGCTTCATCACACGCTTTCCAAGCGTCACTTAATTTTCTATATTGTCCTAAATAAATGCTACCTTTTGGTGCATAATCAATGTAACTTGTATACATATATTCTCCATTATTTAATATACTTTATTTATTTTCTTCATACCATAAATCAGCAATTGCATGAGTTAATTCAATTTGTAACATCAATGTTGTATTTGATCCAAAGTCTTCATTATAAGCCTTTCTAATCTTGTCTAAATCTGTATCTGAATCAAAGAATCCCGTTTCCTCTACTTTAAGAAATTCTCCATACAATTTTACCAGTTCTTCTTTTGATTTAGTTTCAAAAATATTAACATGTCCCATATGTAATACCTCCACTTTTCTTTAAAATCAGTCTTTCATCTTATTCTATCTCAATAAACTCCACCATATCCATATCAATAATTTCGTTTGTACTTGGGATTATAATTGATGAATTGTCATCACCAGAAATTGCTCCATATTCGCCTTTGTTTAACACGTAAATTCCAATAGTGTATTTATATAGATATTGCTTTAATTCTTTTTTATTTATTCCATATGGCACTTTTACTTTGATTGTATCACTGCTATCAACATAGTTTCTTGCATATTTATATTGGACACTAAACTTTTTATCTGGGTATAATTCTTGTAAAAGCCGTTTTATATTTCTACATTCTTCCTTCATTATCAAACTATATCTTCCAATAACTCATCTCTCATACCTTGTAGATACTCCAAAACATCCAATCTACCACCGTATATACAATGAATTTGAGTTAATTTCCCTTGATCGTATAACCATCTAGCAGCCGCATATCTATGCCATCCATCTACAATCACAGCTTGCGGAAGGATTTCATTATTGACACATTCATTATCAATCTCAATATCTTTTATTTCTTCTGGATGATTGATAAAATAAATAATTCTTCCAATATGCCAATCTCTTGATCTGTGTTCTAATACAAGATGATCCAATGTATCTCCATATGGTTCGGATATTTCAGCAATACATTCATGTATTCCAATTGATATATCGTCTAAATCAATCTTTCCACAGAAATCCCATTCCCAGTATTCAGATGGTAGAAATTCAATGAGCCTATCAATTCTTATAATATCCCCTGTATATTCTTCCATAATATACCTCTATTCTTTCTTCTTCAAAATCTTAGTCACTTCGCCAACACTTATACAGAATCTTTTGGCAACATCTTTCTTATCACCACTTCTATTGTAAGTGTTAATAACATCCTCGTATGTAAATTCTTTCTCTACTGGTACATTCATAAAACTATCCATAATCTATATACCTCCAAAATCTTTCTATAATACACTTCTCTGTTGTTTTCATTAATTACTCCTATTCTATCATATCTGAATCATCTTGTGGACATAAATAATCTTCCGGTGTTTCTTCTTCATTCGAGAAAATACACATTCTTTCCTGGTTTTTAAATATTTCTTCATCTGTGATGCAAATATATCTTAAAGTAATACGCATATCAGCATGTCCAAAAATAGTCATAAGCTGTATAAGAGCCTGTTGTTTGTCTGGTGCAGCTAAATAATAACTATGTCCAAAAGTCTTACGAAGTCCATGAGTACCAATAGACTGTTTAATACCTGCTTTTATTCTATTCCTCTCAACAGTTCTATACCATGTCATTTCTCCAATATGTTCACCTTTATTAGAAGAAAAAATATAATCAGTTAACTCAGGAGTTTCATTATGATCTTCTAACCACTTATGCCAATTCTGAATAGCCATCTTAAAATCACTGTCGTATCTTAATTTGACATATTTTCTTTTAATTACATTTCCACATCTATCTCTACGCTCTGTTTTTTCTGGAACAAACTTCTGTGACTTTTTAATTCTCCATCCATCTTCATATACATCTTTCCATGTGAGTTTGCAAAAATCCCCACCACGCAATCCAATATTGATCGCACATATGAACATTGTAAGATTTCGCATAGCGTTCTTTTCTTTATTAACAGTAGTTGCATTATCAACATCTGTTTTAAACATATTGTATACAGATAAAATTTCATCCTTATTATACAAGCATTCCATCTCTGTTGACTTCCCACGCCGTAATGTTTTCTGTTTTGGGAAGTTGTATATCGTTGCTTTCTGTTTTTGATTGATATAACACGGCTGTTGGATTGCTAAAGCTGGCATAATTCCACCTCCTAACTATTTTATTTCTTCCAATATCCATATAAACAGCAATCACCAGAATCCCATGTATCATAGAAAAATCCATTAACACAACATACATAATGATTTGCAACTACTAAGACATATGTGCCATCATTATTCATTTTTGCGAAATGTTCTACGGTAGGACGTTTACTTCCTTTTTTATTACTAATTCCAGTGTATTCATATCCATTCGATCTCAAGATATGTTCAAATCCTGCTTTACAATTCATTGGACATTGTACTTCTCTTGAAAGTTTATACATCATATCATAAGCATCCAACCATGAAAGATTTTCTGCTTTACATATTGATCTTACTGCACAATCTCCAAATTCATCTTTTGTATCTCTTTCATTCGGTTGAAAGTATTTATAATGTTTACTTGTCATTTGATTTTACTCCTTTCTCTTAACTTAATTATATTGTACACTATATGTGTACTTTTGTAAATTGACATAGTACACAAAATATTTACTTTTCAATTGTATATTTTGTACACGTTTTGTGTACTTATGGTAACTTACAAAAAAAGAAGATATATTTCAATCTTCTTTTAGTACATATTCTTTTTCACCTTTTATTATGATTTCCATACCTAAATAATTTGCAATCAGGTACATATCTTTATCTGTAAAACTATCACGAGTCATTTTATTCGTGAAACCTTGTTTACTAATACCAATTGCATTAGCTAATTCCTGTTGCGTAATCTTCTTTCCAGAGTCTTTACGATCTTCTAATATCTGTTTTATTATTTTGGCAAATATCTTAACCGCCTCCCATCGTATATCTTCTTATTATAAAGGAAATTTATCTACGTAGCAAGTGTCAATATTTAAAATATTGTCCAGGATATGCATCCATATGTCCAAAACAAACATTGTCAAACCAAAGATATCCTTGATTGTCCCACTCAATTATATCTCCTTTTTTAATATTGACTTTTACATTAGAATTTTCATTATTTCTCTTATATCCTGATCCATTATAATCTCTAATACATATCGCCGTATTCATTTTTACCTCCAATATATACCATGAAATGTCTGTTTTATCTGCTTGAAAACAATTTTTCAGTTACCTACATATTCTCAACACATTTCATAAATGTTTTAGTTTCCATATCAAATGGGTTACAATCATAATAGAAAAGACATTTTGTAAAATCTTCTGCACACTGTAATATAAGCGTATCAATATCTGTTGTATTAGAATCAAACAATTCAATATCTGCTCCAAATACTTTACAAATATGTTCTTTTTTATTTTCATCTTTTGTTATAACTAATTCCCAGAATTTTCCTTCTGGGTAGGTATTTAAAACAAATCCTTTTTCTTTAAGCAAATTACCGTAGTTCATATTCTAACCTCCCATGAAAACAATTTTTATCATCTTTCATAAAAACTACATGGTACCTTACATTCTCCTGTCGATGATGCACCTTTACCACATAGTCCATCCTTCATGTATTTACAAGCGTCTTTTATAGCACCAATATTTCGCGATCCACAATTATTACAATGATACGATTTCTCTTTTTCATCGTACCGAATATCTCTATTTCCATAATCTAAACAAATCATAACTAATCCTCTTTTTACTTGAAAGCAATTTTTCAACCTCGTTTTGTTTTATACTTTGCGTATTTCGACTCTCCATTGCATCCTTTATATAATTTCCGTAAAGCAGATCCCAATCCATCTTCCATATCTTTGTCTACTTGTTCATATGTTTCGGATGCTTCGCCCAAAATGTCTACTGCCTCAAATACATAATTTCTAACCTGTTGTAATTCTCTATCCGTAAAATAAATATTTCGTCCCATTATATCATCCTCTCTGAAACCGTCATTTTATAGAAAATGGGTGATATTTCTATCACCCTTAACTTGTTCTTCCACGTATAAACCCTTGTACAAAATATAGTCTAGCTGTTCTACAATCTTCCTCATTCCCGTCAACCAAAACTTCTCCAATAGAACTGGCATTTGACTCATATTGTAAAGCTAAATCCAATATGCTCTGTAATGTATCACTTTGCTTTTTAGCTTCTGACAAGTTTAATATTTCTTGCATTTTATATTTTAAAATCGTTTTCTTTTTTGCTAACTTGCCAAATTCTTCGCCCTGTTTAAAACAATACCACTTATTCACATCCATCTTGTAACGCTCCCATCGTTTTATTATATAGATCATCACTATAATTATTCAATAATTCTTCGGCGGTTTTCTGCCATTGATATTCTTCTTCTGTTAATTGATTTAGAATTTCCTCATCAGGAATAGAATATTTTTCAAATGCAGCAACTTTACTACAGAATATTCTATGATGATCTTTTACAAGATAAGTGTCAATACCATAAATACAGTTATTAACAGTTGTAAGTTTATAGCCCATACTTTCTGCATACTTTAATGTACTTTCTAACATAATGTAATCCTCCTTATTTTTATGTTCCAATATGGTTCTACTTTAAATAATGTAAAATTTTATAATACTTTTTACATTCCAATATGGGACTACTAAACTCTACTATATTATATCACACATAAAAGTGACTTGAAAGTTAAATTTCATCAATAAGTAATATGTGTTTCTTTTGTTATTTTCTCAACAAGTTCATCCAATTCTTTATATCTACTCAATAAATATTTTAATTCTTCGATAGTTATTTCTCTTTCTTCTTTAGTTACATCATCACAAATACATACTTTCCCACTACTCCATGATGTGATGTTTACTCCAAAAGTAGTGTTATATTTTTTATTCAAAAACTCTCTTTTCAAGATTGAATATTCATCATGTTCTAAGAAATATTCCCTTTCTTTATTTTCACATTCTTTTAGTTGTCTATGAAAAACTTCATCAACATAATCATCGTATGTATCATATGCACTTTTTATATTGACCGATTTAATTGATCGTCCACCAATAAATCTTATTTTTCCATAAGTATAAGTATCATCAATTAATTTTCTTGTATCGTTTCTTTTTATCCAGGATTTTAGCGAAACAGTTTTTACATCTCCCCATTTGTCTTTTGGTAAATTTTCTTCATCTTCTTTAAATTTCTCAAAAAGATTTAATATATAACTCAATTTCCCATCTTGTAAACCATCAACGAATGCAATTTTATCTTCTCTCGATACTGTATGTTCACAGTCATAAATTACACCTTTTTGGTGGTATAATTTTAATTCTTCTATTTTCCACTCAAACATAAAAAACACCTCCTGAAACTTAGGTTTCATGTTTCTATTTATTCTCTTGCGTAAAAATTCCATTCAACTGCAATATTAATTCAAGCTGCTCAATCTCTGTTTTCAGTTTCTTCATTGCTAATAAATCATTGATCGTATTGTCTTCATATGTCGGAGAATCAATGTTACGTATATTTATTTTAAAATGTTCTTGTTTCTTCAATAAATCTTCTTTTAAAACAGCTAATCTCGAAGTAATCCATTCGTCCATATTATCACCTCATAAAACTATTCTTTCATCTGCTTCTGTTTTCTTTTCTGTGCCTTTTTATGACTTTCTTCAATAATCTTCCAACGATCAGGATGTTCTTTTTTAAACTCTTCTATAAATCCACCGTATATTTTTTCTTCTGCATCCTTTCGTGCTGATATTGCGCTTTCTATAGTTGAATAAGAGCCTAAATATATAATATTGTTTTGAAATCCAATGTATGCAGTCCATTTTCCACTTCTCTTATTAAAAGATACACCTCTTGTTCCAGATGTATTGTTCTTTGATTTCGTTTTTGAAACCATTGAAAAAACTTGTGTGTTATCTTCAATCCCCTGAGATGTAATATTCTTCCACCCTTCCTTCATATTTTCTGATGATTTCTCTGGTACAATACATCCACAAGATTTTGTGCGATTGAATTTATTTGATAGAATTTCAAATTCTTTTCCGCATCTAGGACATTCACACAAAATTTTCCACATTCCACTTTTATCCTTTTGAGTCCGTCTTATCACCTTGACACCATAATTATTGATTCTGTTTGACACATCTATACGTCTAATACATCCGCATGAAGTAGTGCCACCATTTTTAAGTGATTTATATAATGTTGTTTTATTTCCACCACATTCACATTTACATTCTGCGTATCTGCGTCCATTCTTTTGAAAATCACTAACAATAGTTAGCTTTCCGAATTTCTCTCCAACGTGTTCATTCTTAATAATTTTTGAATTACGACATTCTTCTGAACAATATTTAGGATGTTTGGGATGTTCAGCATAAAACGTTTTCCCGCATACGATACATACCGTAGGAAGCATCTTATTCTTTTCCGTCATATCCACTCACCTCTGCTTCACACTGAAATCCAAAAAGAATATCGTCATATAGCTGATCTGTAATCTCTTCATTCATCAAATCAGTTCTGTTTTCAAATCCCAATTCTTCATCAAGACTTGCATCAATATCTGATAACGCTCTTTCTCTACTAAATCCCATTGCTACAACTTCATTTAATAAATCAATTGTTTTCTTCATAATTATTCTCCAATCTTTTGATATATTTATATTACATTCCACAATGGGACTATTAATTCAACGCTTATTCTATTATTTTACCACACATCAGTCAATCTGTCACTCACCATCAATTATCTCCCGTTCTTTATATGTGTTGTGTTGTTTGTAAGATCTTTATTCTAAAAATTGGTTTCATTTACTTATTTCATCCTGTTCTTCCATTGCAACATGAACAATTGTTCCAATAATTTGAATTAACAAATCATTCTGTGTTATATTTCCTCTAGCCAACAATGATTCTCTTTTTGCCATATCTTCGAATTTCCTAATCAGTGGCTCAATTTTAATGCTTTCTTTCATTTTACTTCCTTCCTTAAAAACTGGTTTTCATCTAATCAATTCGTATTAAATCTCCATTAGAATCAGTTACCCATTTACCATTTACAGTTCCACTAACAACAACTTCCATTTTCTCATAATCTATATGAACAAGAAATCCTCTTTCTACTAACCAATTTCTTGCACGTTCTAATTCCTTTTGAGTTTGGAATCTCCATCCTGTCATTTGCCCTTTAATCATATTAGTTCTTCCATCCTATATCTACAGGTCTTACTTCTATAAAGAAATTTGTTTTATTAGATTTCCCTAAGTTTACACCAATAAAAAGGCTATTTCCATAAAGTTTCATTTCTGTGCTATTAACTTTAAATAGTTTCAGATACCAAGGAAGATGATTTTTTATGTATATTATTCGCAAGGAATGACATTCTGTTAATCTCTCATATAAATCATGCATATCGTTTTTCTGAACTATTTTTTCTTCCTCTTTTAAGACAATTTCTTCTATACATTCTTTACGCATCTTTAAATACTGATCTTCCACTTCGTTGGATAATTCCATTAAAGATTTTTGAAATACTTTCATACGTTCATAGCTCTTTTTATTTTCCATATTTCTTTCCTCCATGAAATTCTCGTTTTAACTATTCTTATTCAACGATAATTTTATAACCGCCATCTTTTTTAACTCGGCTATTCCATTCTTCCATATATTCCAATAAAGTGATACCTTTTATTGGTTCTTTGCCACATACCAGAACTTCAAATAATTCTTCCCTAGATACATTCTTTAAATTATTCATGATATACCTTTATATACTCCTTCTCCATTTTCTATTTGTTTTATCACATTTATTTCCTTTCCACTTTTCCAACTACATTTACATAGCATTCATGAAATATCGTTATCTTTGCATTCTTCTTGTCAAACACATCAACCCACGCAGATAATACTCTATAATTATTTCTTCCTCTTTCAATAATTTCCATTGCATCTTTTAAATGTGGTGCGCTATCTGTCATTGAAATAAGATATGGTTTACTCTTTTCATCGTCCTGAATTAATAATGATACCCAATAATTATTGTAGTGTAAATCTCGTTTTAACTTATGTACATAGCTTTGAAGTTTGGTCAATCCTTGTAACATAGATTTATTATTATTTTTTAATGCTTTAATGGAATTTTTCAGTCTAAAATTTTCTTCTTCCAATTGTGATACATATAATTGAAGTTCTTTTAATTCGTCCATAATAAATTTCTCCTATAAATCCAGTAACGCAGCTATAATTACCACTACAAATCCAAAACAAGCAATACATCCTAATGTATACATTATCTCCTCTCCTTTCCACTTGCTACACATAAGCAAGTACACATCATTCCTGTAAGCCCACCAATAATTATTCCAATTACAATTCCTATGATCATTTGTTCTTACCTCTTTCTCAGCAAAATACTGTTTTTGTTATATGTTTTGTAGCTTCATAAGTTCTATGTATTTCTTTTGCAATCTCCTTATTGCTCATGCCTTTTCTCAGCATATTTTTAATTGATAGCTTCTCAAAGTCTGTTATTTTATTTCCATGTCGCTTTGGTTTACCGTTATCTTTTTTCCATTCATAGTTAATCCAGGATGGCTCTGGAAATAATGTTTCTCTTTCATATTTCTTCCAGTTAATTACATCCTGATGATTTTCAGCCCATTTCCAAAACTCTACAGGATCAATAGAATATCTCGTTTGATTATCCAGCTCAACTTTTTTACATGGAAGATCAAATTTATCAATCCATCTCAGAACAACTCTTATATCTGAATGAAAGCATTTTGCAAGTGTTTTTGCACTAATTCTTTCACCATAATAATGATTCAATCCCATTTTACTTGCTTTATGCTTTACAGATGATACACTTCTGTTCAAAAATTTTGCTGTAGTTTCAACTGATTGATATAGATACCTTCTATACATATAAGTTTCTTCATCTTTTGTCCATTCTTTTCTTCCCATACAATACCTCTTAAAACCTAATATAATTCACCTATGTAGCATTTCCCTCAACCATACGTTAAAATTGAAGTTCTCCATATTCTCTTCTCTTTCCGTATAGTTCCCGTTATAATTACAGAAACAGTTTCCAGAGTCACGTTTGTCTTTATCCCAACATGATACGTGCTTATTTGTCCCTTTCATTCCTTCTTCACCTCTTCTATAAGATATGCCAATCCTTTACTGTAATGGCGGTTAAACCAATCATGCACATCATTTTTGTTAGTTCCTTTTCCAAATGCATACCACGCAGTTTTGAGATTTCCGTTACGATCAACAGGAACGCTCTGAAATTCTTTCCATGAAGCTTCTACATTCTTATCAATTGTATTCTGTAGCGTTAATTCTTTTTCTTTCATATAATTCTCCCATAATTTATGAATTTGTTGTATGATTTGCAAAAAGGATTAAAACATCTATCCACTAACACAAATTTCCCATTAACAAAATCAAAATACTGTTTTCTGCTTTTCTGTCCGCATACATAACAATCAATCATATTATCACTCCATTTCTGATACTGAATTACAAATTTTCTGATTAAGTCTCTGATATATTTCCGCTGATTCATCTAATGCTTTAATTACAGATGTTTCATATGTTAATTTTTCCGCTCTATAAACATTGTCAATTAAACAAATCAAACCATTTGATAAAATACTTATTTCCTTTGGTGTAAGTTCCAATTTGATTTTCCCGTTATTGTTCATATTTTCTCCAATCCTGAAATCATCATTTCATTGTTATACCGATTCTGCTTTTACAAGCACAATGTATTTAACCCCATTAACTTCAAAATCCCATTCACCATCGTATGTATCATTCGGTTCAGTGCATGTAAGTTCATGCCCATTATGGAATAATACACCTTCCGTATATGGAGATTCTTCTTCGCAAATTACCAATTTAATATCTACTTCAATTCCATTTGAGAACTTAGCAGTATGAATAATTGTTTCGTCTCGCTTATATCCATATTTCTGGTAGATTTCATTTCCTGAAAGATTAAGCAAATTGTTGATGAAGTCCATCTCTTCACAAGATATTTTAATTGTTTGTACCATAATATTTTTTCTCCTTTCACTTGAAACTCTTGTTTCATCTATATTCTCATTTATTATTAATCACATTTTCCAATGCAATAATTGTTCTTAATGCTTTCATGGCTTCATTTAATTCTAATCTTCCGACTTTAATCTCACTAGAATTTGCTAATGCCTCTCGTTTTGATTTCTTTAACTTTTCCAATGCTTTTTGTTTATTCATGCTCTTTATACCTCTCTAATAATGGATAATACAGATAATAAGACAATCCATGTACCGTAGCCCCGCATCAAACCATATCTTGTTTGTCACTATTCAGCTATCCTGTATACCACGTATCAGTTACCTTTTACGCTATACACCTCTTAAAATATCTCTTTCATCTGTTAATTTTCTTTTAAACTCTCTAATCTTTTCGCTACTCTCGTAAGTTTCTTTCCAATATACTCACAATGTTCTGCTAAATTAGTGAGATTTATCTTATATCCAAATTCTTTTGCATCATGCATCCATTCTTCAAATTCTTTGACTTTATCATAATTTTCCGCATATTCAATAAATTTATTGATATATTCAAAAATAGTTCCGTCATAGTCAAGATAAATATATTTCTCCATATTATGTAAGCCCTCAAATTTTTCTGTTGACTTATAATTTCCATCATTATTTTGTGTTAAAAAGCAATGCCTAATTCCTTCATCCATGAATATATCATCAATACTTGTATCCATTCCAATTTCCTGAATATTATCACACCAGCTATTTTCACATTCTTCTGGTGCATTCTCTTCTCCATTGCAGATCATATCTCTTAAAATTTCCTCTGCTTCTTCTGGTGAGTTGGCTTCAATTTCATATGTTTTTCCATAAGTTTCGTGATATTCAATACTAAATTTCTTCATCTTTTATACATCCTTTCCAATACTTTACAGCAACGACCCGCAAGTTCTTCCATCTGTTCTTCTGTAATATACTTACATTCTCCATACAAACAAATATAGTTACATATTCGTTCAATATCTTGTCTATCCCAAAATAAACATAATATTTTATGTTTTTCATAATCCTTTAAAGCGTTATCAAGTTCTTGATAATAGCTTTTCTTTCTCCATAATTTTTCATCCTTTCTTTAAATTTTCAATTCGCAAGCACTATTATGACTGCTATCATTCTAGCAGCCACTAACTACAAACGAATCATGCAATATGTAATCCAGATATTTTTAATAATGCTTCAAATGTGTTGATTAATTCCATACGCATTCTTCTTTTAGATGTAACACCTTTTCCACCTATTCTTATACTATCGTCCAGGCGTGTTTTATATTTCTTTCCTCTGGCATCTGTGAACATATCAACCTCTTCTATTTTTCCATTATCCATCTGCATCCGCATAAACGTATGTGTATATGGTTTATTTCCATCTGTATACTCTATAAAGCTTGCTAAATTCTGCATATGTATATCCTCCATCAACTAAATATTGCAATAAGAAATAAAAATCCAAGACCAATACCAACACAATAACCTAACTCATACATTTTAATCTTCTCCTTTAATCCTGTTTTTGAGTATAAAAATAGCCTTATAGATTTATTCTCTACAAGGCTATAAAAGATACATTTCATCGTTAATCTTCATCTGGTTCATCCCATCCGTATGTATCTCTAACTTGTTCTAAAATATCGTCACTGGAAGTCATAGCACTACAACAAAGACATATAGGGATGGTTTTTTGTACACGTTTTCCATTTTTCTTTCCATGATATGTATATTTCCCAATAGGCACTCTATTGTTAGTTTTATTACAATACCAACAATTTGACATAACTATTTTCCCCCCCCATTCTTCCATTATGCAACCTTCATCAATTTATCAATTCTTTCTGATACATCACATTCGTTGATATTAACAGGCAATACAAGATAGGTAAAATCTCCATCGTATACCATAACAGGAGATTTAGCATTACGAAAGCCCATTCTTGCAAATTCTGTATCAATTCCATTGCATAAATCTTTTATAAATCGTGGATTAAATCCGATCATAAAGCCATCATCTACACCATTTTCCGTTAATGTAATTCTATCAAATGATTCTTCCGTCTGTGACTTCATATAAGACATTACATAATTTCCGATAAACTCCATATACATTGGCTTTCTATGATCCTTATCATATAAAGTAACATTATATTCTGCCGATTCTTTGAGTTCTTTTGTATTTATATTAACCATCATTAAGTCTAACTCATTCAAAATCATTCCATCAACGTCAAAATACATTACATCAACATTTCTAACAATCATCATAAAATCATTTCCAGTGATATATGTTTTATTTTCCGCACTTGCCATAGATATAACGTTCTGTCCACCATTAACTTCTTTTGCAATACAATTTTTTAATTTAATCCAGAAAGTACGCTTTAAATTGATTTCTTTCAATTCTGAATCGTTATTAAATTTTCCAATATTTTCGGACGGGTTACACATTCCAATTCTATGACCATCAAGTGCAACAATTCTATTCTTTACAATATTGAAATTATAACAAGTCATTGCTTTGTAATTCTCATCTGCATCTTCAAGATATACTGATAATTTTTCCATCATTTCATAAAAACTTGTATACCTTGAAATAAAACATGTTTCTTCTGGTTTTTTAATATACATCAACGGAAAAGATGTTATATCCCATTCTGAAACAAATGATACAACCTTCTTTCCAGTGCTAACTAATACTTTCTTATCTTCTGAATCGTATGTAATAGTGATAACATCAGCTTTAAGTTTTACAATCTTCTTTAAATTATCTAGCGCAATACAGAAAGAATCATTTCCAGTAACAAGAATATTCTTATAAATATGTAATTCTTCTTCTGTGTTACTTGCAATAAATGAAAGCTGATTATTTTCCTGTTTAATAAGTACCGTTTCCAGAATTGGGAGTGAAGCTTTCTTCATCACTGATTTATCAATTTTCTTAACAACGTCCTTCATTTCTTTCATAGTAATTTCAAATTTCATCATTGTTTTAATCTCCTTATAATATGTAATATTTTCTTTCTTATATGTATTCTCTAATTTACTTAATAATCGCCAACACTTTATTTTCCATGTAGCCGTTAATTCTACGGGTAACATGTCCATTTCGCTGTTTTCTTTCTGTAGTAACAATTTTTCCATCTGGCACTTTAACAAGATATGTGGATTTAATCCAATGAGACCATTTAGCAGTACCTTGATTATAATTTTCCACTAACAGAAGATAACTAGCTTTTCCTTCCTTACGTTCTTTTGTTTCTTTAGTTCCACTGATAATAGCAGCGTGTTCTGTTTCTTCTCTGATTCTACAATGTCCAGATGGGATTCTTTCCGCTTCAGTTCTTGCATTTTCTTTAATATGCTCATAATCTTTCATTGTGATATACTTACTCATTCTTTATATCCTCCCGTAAATTTTCCGCTAAAAAAGGAAACTAAATTAAATTAGTTTCCTTTTGGTATTCTCTGTTATTTTATTGTGTTGTACTCCTAGAATGTCTTTATACTGGATTATGATGTACAAATTATTTATTTTCCCGACAGATATTTTTATAACAATCTAAACAATAATGAAATTGATTTCTTCCTTTTTGTATTTTCTTAAATTCACTATATCGTTTTATGTGATACTCTGGAATCGTCATTCCAAAAAATGTATCATTTTTTGATGATTTGACCGGAATCATATCAAAGATATTTTTTCCGCACTTATCGCAATAATACTTTTCAATTTTATTTTTCACAATTTTTTTCATGATATTTCCTCCGGTTCTCACATTCCATAGAAAATACTTTCTTTCCTATGTCTATCACGTTCAAAATCTTCTTTAACATAATCCCATCTTATAGCGTTCTCTATAGCATTTAATTCGTCCATAGACAGCTTTTTGTTTCCGTTCCATATATAAATGTGATTAACTTTAAAACGTATGTATTCAAGTGGTAAATCGTATTTTTCCGCTAGCAACTTATAGAATTGTTGCTTGTTCATAATATCTCAACTTCTTTCACGTTCCATGTGATTCTTGTTAAATCATCAGAAATTTTTCCATCATAACTCTGATGTGTAGAATCCCATACAAGTTCTACTGTATCATCTGGACGGACGCAAACCCATAAATGAGCATGATTTACTTTTGTGATACAGATAATTCCTGTATCTTCAAATGTTCTATGCTTTTCTGCTTTTCCCTGTTTTAATAATTCCATTGCTTTCTCATAATTTGTCATAGTTTTAACCCTCCATCACGTTCTCTGTATAACTTTCCATATAACTGTTATACAAATTATAGTAAGTTTCCGCATTGTCTGTCAAGATTAATTCCAGTTCACTACTCCATTCATTGAGAAAGCGTTCTAAAACTATCAGATATTTTCTTAATTTCCACCTTGACAACTTCAAATTGCTTTCCCCTACTTCACAAAAGTAATTGTCAAGCGTTCCACCTGGAATACATTCTACATCATATTCTTTTTCTTGTAATGAATTTACAATATTATTGCACTTTTCCATTGTGATTCTCATTCTTACATCTTTCATGTTATAAATTCCTTCCTTATTATATAGTGTTCTGTTTAATCGTTCAATCGGCATACAGAAATATTTCCATATGCCTATCAGCGGTCAAACATTGTTGTATAAGCGGTCAATTGTTCTCATAATCTTTATCATCAAACCATATTCTGTTAAACCTTCCCACATAACAATAGAAGTCTTTCCGTTTACGGTAACAAACACGCTTTCCGATTCTTCTGAATACGTCACTGTTACTCTGTTTCCGTTTGTATACGGATTTTCTTCTAACATTTCATTAAATTTGTTGATCCATTCCATTTTTCTTTTCTCCTGTCCATTCTGTTAATTCTTCTATTGTTTCGCACAATCTTAATATTGCAGCCTTGATTGTACTGTTTCCATTAAGTTGTGACAGTTCATTGTATAACGCTATTTCTGCTTCTTCTCTGTTTTCTTCATCGTCATAACCATCAGAAAGACAATCAACAATCCTTCTTGCTAATTCTGAACTATTCATCCTTATTTCCTCCTCATTCTTCATTTCTCTCAAATAACAAAACCATTCCATCATTATATGTAAGATAGATATTATAGTTTTCCAGTAACCAATCATTAAAATCATTTTCATGATAAGTTTTTGTTACGTTTAGTTTTTTAATATTCTGGAATAATTCATAAAAACAGCCAGTTTTTCCATCTACTGACTCAGCAATTACAACGGGTGTTCCTATTGCGTTACAAGCTAATAATTGAACTCTATTTATATTAGGATTTGAACTTTCATATCTTCGTATAACAACAGCGGATTTAGAATTATAACCATTAATTAAAAGTGAATACCATTGTTTTGCATTATCTTTTCTTTCTTTCATATTTGATCTCATATTATTTTCCTCCTGTTAAAATGTGAATTTCATTTATTAGTTACATTGAAAAACAGTGTCTACAACACGTTTTCTTCTGTCTTTCCAATGACAAGGATCATTTGCTATCTTAATAGCTTTTCCATGCTTGTTCTTCTGTTTTTGCATCAATAGTAATTCCAAAATTATCATTCTTAAAATCAACACACCATGTTTTCATATTTCTCATTCCCCCATATCCTGATATACAAAATTTTATTTATAACACTCTTCTCCTAAAATTCTGCTTCCAGCTTTCCATTATACTTTTCTATAGATTCAAATTCTGGTGTACCGTAATAAAATCCTGTTACTTCTGTACTAATGCAACGATTTGTTTTCTTTTCGATTATATCCGACATAATAAAGGTTGCATCTGCTTCTGATGAATAACATCCATACACAACTTTTTTATATGGATCTGCTTCGCCTCCATCGTATGTAATAGTTTTTTTCCTCTTATCTTTAATGATAAACATATTGTTTCCTCCTGTTGAAATTGTACATTCATCTTGAAATTTTATCCGCATATTCCATCATAAATTGAGCGGTTTTCTTAATTACTTTTACTTTGTCGACTACTTCATCATTAAAACAAATTGTAAATACATCGCCAACATTATCATCAACAATCCAGTACGGTATATTCTTACGTGGTTTCCAATATGTTGTCCAATAATTATAGTTGTAATTGTCACCAATTATATTTTTTCTATAAAAATTAGCATCTTCGATTCTTACTGGATGACAAACACCATAACCATCAAAAAGTTCTTTTGTAATTATTCTACTATTTTGATATTTTTTAATTGCTTCTTTTTTACCAAAACAAGCAATCCAATTGTATGTTAAATCTTTTTCCGTATCATTAAAATATTTATAATTCATCATCTCTTTTTCGTTCCGTGGTGTACTATATGACATTTCCCAATTAAAAGGATTGTCTAACGCCGGATTTTTAATTTTAATAGGATATGCTTGATCTCCATTTTTTCGAAGTTCAATCCATGCATTTTTTCCACTATCAAGACATGATAATAACATTATCATAGCCTTATTTACGTTTGTTGTTGCTTCTGTCCATGTTGTATATACTTTGCTCATATGTTCCTAAATTCCTTTCTTTATCTATTCTTTAATGCCTCTATAACGCTGTTAAATTCACTTCTTTCCGTCTTAACAGAAACAAGATCATTCACATTAACAGTGGTTAAATTGTAACTATTTCCGATATTCTCTACATTGATAACTTTTCCACCTGTATAGATGTTAATTTCCATTAACGTTCCACCACCTCTCTGATATAATAGTCTTTCAGATAGTAACGGCTTGATCGTGGATTATTACGCTTTATAACATAACCTCTTCCGTATCTACCTTTATAAGGTTCTTTAATTTCTTTTCCTACTGGGATATATCCTCTGTCGCTTGCGGTATGATGATATGTATACTTAACTTCTTTCATGTTTCCACCTTCCTCACTGTATAAAGTCCCATCTTTCTATTACATCATCATCGTAATTTGTATAGGGATTATATACGCAATAAGTAATGATTGTATCTCCAATTTCTGCATCCTCTACGCTTGCATATGAGATGTAATAACCACCATCGACAGGCGGATTGAGAACTTTTCCATTCTTAGCATTATCAGTTACTTTTCCGATAATGCGCTCAATGTACATGATGTTTTTCTCTTTCCGAGTCGTGAGCATTTCCTCTGTTAAGTCATTACAATCAACAACTTGCACTATAGGTGCAGCTTTTACTGATTCTGTATATTCTGCAGCTTGTACAGGTGCGCTTGTTACGTTTCCAATAATGCTTACTGTTGCAAGTGTAATTGTGATCATTTTCTTGATTCTATTTTTCATGGTTATTTTCCCCTCTTTCTTATATGTAATGTATTCTCTTAGTATCAATAACCTCTTGTAATGTAGTCCAGGAACACCCAGACAGGCATCGTAAACAGGAAGAAAGCGCAAATGTACATCAATGCTGTTTTGATTTTCTGGTGTCTTTCTCTTTTGAATACTGCTTTCCAATATGCTCTTGTTCCATAAATCTTTTCCATAGTAGTTTCCCTTTCTTTTATGTTGTGTTGTTTACGTGTTATTTGCCATTATAAGCACTAAAAGAGACATGGCTATAATTTCTACAGTCATGCCCTATTTAGTGATTATAAAGCGTTTTACGCTTCGTATTTCCGTTCTAATTCTTTGCAAATTTCAGAATCATAACTAAATGGATATTCCTTTACAAGTCCATTCTTACTGTAAATACTTGTGATAAATTTTACATCATAGAATGATGTATAATTCAGTGAGTATGTAATTTTGTTATTGATATAAATGTTTACTGATTGACCATTATCGTAATACTGAAAAGGTACATCCGATATTTCCAGATCATCAAGAACTTTCTTTCCTTCATAGTAATTTCTTTCAAACTGTTCCTTATTTCCCCATGTTTCACCTTTTGTTAATTCCTGTAATATTGATACGATTGACATATTATTTCCCCCCTTTTTTATATTACCAAACAATATTTTGACAGTTTCTTAATAGGACTTTTACGATTCCATGCGACATATGCACCAGATGGACAACTACACCAATATACTTTTTTGTATCCTTCTGGAATTTCTGTTACAATTTCCATATTGTGCTCTTCTGCAAATTTGTGTATCTTTTCCATTTTGATTTCTGTTGCGCTCTTTCCTGTTGCACTTTCAAAACGTTTGACGCATTCATTTACAAGCTTTTCAACGTTTTCTGGTGTATATTCAAGCATCCATTCAAAGTTGATTCTTGTTGTATGCGGATGAATTGTTGGATCATAGTCACGTTTACAACCGCCCTCGGAATCTTCTACATATACATCTATAGAAACATAACTTTCCATAGGTTTAGCAATCAATCCCATTTTGTACCAATCCCACATTAAATGCTTTTTGTCGGAAAGATCACATGTAATTTTTCTAACATAAATGTCCATGCTTTCCTGTTTAGCATTCTTGTTAATCATAGAATATTTTGTTTCTCTTCCATCATTTACTGTTTCCACTGTATATTTCTTCATAATTTCCACCGGTTTAACCTTTCTTTATAAGTTCTGATTCTTTAAAAAATTGTAGCTATTTACTTTATACTGTTCTTCTTCATCTTCATAAATATCAGAAGAACATTTAAAAGTATATCCATGTTCATTTGTATATAATTCGTTACAAGTACCTTTATATGATTGATTTTGCAAAAATAATTCGTTACCGATATAAAGACAACATGGAAAATATTTCCGTTCTTTTATGTACTTCTCAACATGGTTTAAATCATCAAATTTTAAAAATATCTCCATTCCTACGCTTGCCACATCTGGTACAAACTGCCCCGATGATTCTAAAGGGATATAAATTTCTTTCCCTTTGCAATCCGTTGAAACAAGACAAATTACGTTTCCAACGTTTTTATAATAGATGTATTCAACACCTTGATATATGTAATAATTCGGCATTGAAAAATATTTCTTTGATTCTTCCAATGTTTCCTTGTTTATCTCTGAAATGGATTTTGTAAGTTTCCCGTTCCTGTCTCTAAATCTTTTGTTTATCATGATCTCATTTCCTTCCATGTTCTCACCTCCCCATCAGAGCGTTGATTGTCTCAACGTTCTTTAAAACCTGTTTACGTGTTTCCTCATAAGATTTTGCTATTGCGTTAATTTCTGCAATGTCTTTTTTGAGTACTGTCGTATATGAATTTTTATGACTTCTAAATAACTTTTTGAGCATTCTGTACACCTCCTCACATGCACCGACAAACCAAACCGCCTTTTGTGCGGTTACGTTTCAGAGTTGCTAACTCTTTTTCAAGAGTGTTTGATCTTTCGATCAAGTCAACGGGTACAGACTCCTGATTCCAGAAGTCATAGCAAGCGGAAATTTGACTTTCCACTTCTGAAAGCTCTTTCTCAAGAGTATTGATAATTGCATATTCTCCAAAATATTTAATCATGGCATATTCTCCTTTTCTTATTCTCTGTTTATAGGTACTAAAAAGCACACAAGTAAATGACGCTTGTGTGCTATGTTACTGCCTATAAATTAATTATCTTTCTACGAAATAAAAAACTCCATCACACTCAAACAGCATCCAAACTGTTAAATATTCATCAAGGATATTACCCTTGTATATAATAAGTTTATTTTCTTTCTTTACCATCTTATTGAGTTCTACTAAATTGATCTTAACACCTGTGATATGTTCTTCGTCTACTGTTGTTATTGTTATATTCATTCTTGTTTACCTCCCTTAAAACATGGATTTCATTTAGTGTAATACTTTAAAACGTTGATAGTATCTTCAAGGTCACACATCTTACAACCTTTTACGTTGTCAAGTTCTGCTTCAATATCAACAGGAAATGCAAGGCTTTTAAATGTAGATTTGCACTCCTGTAAAATTTTGTTTTGAATTGCTTCGGGTAGCTCACATACATATGTATGAGCTGTAATGTTTACCCGTTCAAATACTCCCGACTTGATCATATCTGTAAACCAAATATCAAATGAGGGATATTCTGTTTTATTTGCCATGTCTCTGTATACCTCTTTTATCTGCTTTTCAGTGAAGCATCTACCATTTAAAGGCTCTTCATAGGTTACATAAAATTTTATCATTGTGATACCTCCTGTTCTTCCTGTTTTTTTACGATTCTAATGCAAAAGTAGTTATGATATCCATCTTTATACTCTACTTCGTCAGTTTCTTCATTGTATCTTGTAGCACATGAAACTTCTTCATATTCAAAGAAATATCCCCCTTCGCTTTCGGATGCTTTAACAAAAGGATTGTTGTATTCATCTAATCCCATTTTTAAGTATTCAAGTAAAGCTTCTGTCTCATCTTTGCTATATTTTTCAACTACTCTTGCAACATCTTTAATAATGCCACGTTCTGTTTTGTTTGATGTATAACCATCAATTGTGATGGTGTTTTCTCTTTCAACTACCTCTACATATGTTGTCATGCTGTTTATCTCCTGTTTATTATGTATTCTCTTTTTGTTCTCATTTTTGCAAGCCATTGTTTCAACATTAGAAATTATTTATACTCAACTACTACTTGCCACCCATCCAGGTTTTACGCTTTTGCCCGTCTTTCAAATAACTTTGCTTGTTAATAATGCCTTGCAACCTAAGTAAAACAAAAAAGTAAATGCTTTATGATATAGAATCAACCGCATTCACAAGAATTAACTATTTCGGCAGTCATCCGCTTTTAACGATTGTATGTTATCGGAAAGTTTTATGTATCATTGATAGATGTTACCTTTCAAACTATTTCAGTCTAAACAAAATCTTACGTGATTGTTTTGCATCTTACGCCGTTTTTTGATCAGATACGGACAACTGAACTTTTTGTTATTGTTACCCTGTTCACATGGGCTTTTGGTTAGACTTTTTATTTACTTGCTATCTTGTCAGTATCGCAACCCTTGCAAGAAACTTTATAGCAGTTTATACTTTGTTGCTCTGTATTTTACAAGGTCTTCACCCGTCTGGACTTATTTTAATTTTGCCAGAATCAAAAATCTGTTTTTTGAAAAGAAATAGATAAAACTTTTTGTTGCAATTGCTTTTTTAAGATTTTAAAAATCTTTTGAAATATCCGATTAAAAGCTAACCAGATGTCGTTAGACTTGAGGTATCTACTTTTTCAAACTCGACGCGCCCTCACGGGATACTACACGGCTCATAGCTATTAACTAGAGATCTCACGAATTATTTCGCTTTACCTCACAAGCGGTAACGACTCCGCTTGTCACGATATGAAGTTTTATGTATCAACTTGTTTCCCTCTGTTGATGGTATTACTATAACATAGGTTTTACCTATATGCAATAGGTTTTACCTATATTTTTACGATTTGTGAATTATACACAATAGACATATATAAATAGGTTTTACCTATTGTATAATATACACAATAGACAATGGAAAGATTGACAAATTAAAGGTATAATGTTATTATGTAATACTCGTTATATGCCGATATAAAAAGAGAATTACATATTATATAGAAGAAAAGGAGATTAAAAGAATGGCATATAATAAGAAAGCTGATAGAAATTACAATGTAAACAGTAAAATAATTGGATTAAAATATACACCTAACCAGATAGCCGAATATAACAGAATAAAACAATACTGTACAGATAATAAACTTACATTACAAGGATATATAAAAGAGTTAATCAAGCGTGATCTTGACGCAAAGAACATACCTTATATATCAGATGTATCAGAGCAGCAAGGTGATATTTAGATATTATATTAATAGTTTTATATTGTTTATATGATACTTTTTGACTGCATATAATAGGAAGTAACTCATATCAACCTATTATGATCTGTATAACCTGTTATCATGCTAAAAATGTACAGATAGCCTTGTAAGCGTGTAAAATGCGTTTTAAGGCGTTTTATATTAGATATGATGATTATATAGGGTTATACGCTTAAAGTCGTTTATATGACATTTTACAAGGTTGCTTTTAAGATGGGATGTACAGAAAAGGTTACATCTGTACATATTTAAAATGTGCAGCATGATGATATTTTTATATCATTTCAATACATTTTTGAGTCTATTTTTACGTCAAAATGTGCGCTATTTTATACAAGAATATTGTATGTTTATACATTGTTATGATGTGTTTTTATGCAAAAATCTGTATAAGATAGCGTTGTTTTTGTGCGTTGGAATGGGTAAAATATTGCGGTAAAATTGCGGTCAAGTGTGAGTAAATTTGTCTGAAATGTGATTGAAATGTGATGTATTTTTATCTGTTTGGCGTGTGGTTTTTCGTGTGAATATGTGATAATTTCATCTGTTTTTTGTGGTATTTTATGTCCTGTTTTGAGATAATTTTATTGTGATCTGCTGTTATATTTTAATCCCTGGATGGTGTTAGAATGTAGTATCTATAGGCATTTATGATGGTAGAATTGTGATAGAAATGTTATACAGATATGATGTAATTGTACATGGTTTAGTGTGTTAATCTATGTGCATTTATGTTGGATTATGTGAGTATTTGTGTAGTGTATTGTATGTATATTATAGGCATGATAATAGTAATATTATGAGTGTAATGTTAGGCGTATAGTGTGAGTATATCATGGATAGATATAGATATATATTGTAAGTTATATGTGATGTATTATGTATGATATATAATGTATATTATATTGTATATTATTGTGAGTTTATGTTTAACTTATTTGACGTTATTGCGTGAGTATATTGTGTTATGTTGATATGATTTTATATTGTATTTTAGGGATGGAATAGAGGTTTGATCTTGTCTGCTGTTGTGCGTCCAGATTGTTTTATTATGTCCAGATGGTTTTATTGTGTTATATCCATGTAGTTTTAAATACCATATATTATGAACAATCTATGAATAATATATGTATGATTTATGTACTATTTATGGATAGATTATGAATATATAACAATGAATGAATTATGAATATTATGTATAGATTATGTATCAAATATGAACAAACTATGAACAAATCAAAATAGGAATGATTCCTATTACCCCATGCACGAACCCTGTGAACGGTCGTTTACTTACAATTGTATCAAATCCATAAACAATTTAAAAATCCTATCATATTTTACCATCTTTTCAAATTGTCTATACAATTAAAATCTGCTATCTCCTGTCTCCTGTTATCCCGTCCGTGATCCTATCCAGAATACCCGATAAAATTTTAGTTTCATCACAAAAATTTTTGTCTGGTATACCGCCCCGTGTTTTATCCCTATTCAAAAATGTCAAATAATAACAAAACTTGACTTTTTTACACTTCCCACAAAAATGTAAAAGTTAGATTTATCTAATAATAGCAAGGCTTTTCGGGGATTGCATAGTTTACTATTTTAGTATAATTTATGATCCTGTTTTACAATGTATACCAGTATGACGGGGGGATAGTTTACATTTATAAAATCAATATAATATTGTCATATCCACTGATGAGTTCAACTCACACTACTCGTCCAAAAATCAAAACTGGTAATCCATCACCCAAAAATTCATCCCACACTCACCACCAGCAACATAAAAATTTACCACCCTCATACCACCTCATAAATTGCACCAAATCTACACACAATTCACCAAAATAATCAAAATGAGTTCGAGACAGAGTTCGACCGCACCCTTACATATCAACATAAAATAAATTTTCTGACAATTCTAAATCACCAATTTTTACCCAAAATTACCTGCTCCAAATCACAATATCCCTTGCAAAATCTAACAATTTACGAAGTCCTCTCGAAATGATACCATTACATAACAAATTTAATCTATACACAATTCCAAATAATTCACTCTATCTTAATCCTGCAATATCCCAAATTCCCTTGCCACATCTATCCAAAACGTAGCAATCACTTCCTATTAATAGCGCACATCACTCTTCCATCTTAATCAAAATTATCATCCAAAACACCTATCTCGAAGTCCATAATCTCACATTATCAGGAAATACCCATCTAAATTGTGTCAAACTTTCACACAATTCTAATCACAAAAATTCGCTTAAAAATACATCATAAAAAATCTTGAAATGCCAAATTGACACCTCAAGATACAATCATCCGCAACTCTAAAATCAATTCTATGCTCACTATCTTAATGTACAACTTAAAATAGACATCACAATTACTCTCACCTGAACAACTTGACACTTACTCATTACAATTTTCAAATTAAATCTACATCATATGATCTACAACAAACATCTCAAAAAAATATTTCAAACAGAGAATTATATATTACATATGGGGGGGGTACTTTTACATCCACAAAAAATCACTACTCTCATATCCCACCTATCTCTAAATTTTAATCCATTAAATAAAAGAATAAATCCATAGAAACATAGAAACATAAAATCTTCTCATAAATAAGAGAAATATAATATGTAACCAAAGTAACAAATTTATAAAATCAAAAGGAGATACCAAAATGGACATTACATTCACATCATCTGAAATCTACAAATTACTTCATCCAGTAAAGCAACATTCAATCCTCTTTTCGGCAACATTAAACAAAATCAAATCCATAACAAATAAATATCTTGCCGATAAGAGAATATACATACCAGGAATAACACCACAATCATACTACTATCTCTCAAGGGGCTATGGTAAATCAATCAGAGAGTTATGTTATTTTATAAAGCTAATATCAGATTCAGAAAAGAGTCAATTTTCATATAAGCCATATTCACCAGAATACACAGTGCAAAATTACAAATTTAATATGGAGAATTTATATAAAGCAATGATTTCACAAAAGATACTTAACTCATATGAAACACAAAATAACTCTACAAAACAGAAAAGTAATAACAAAGAAGAAATGAGCTGCTTAAAAATTATTGCCGATAAAAACAATACAAATAAAAAATTTCACAAATAAAGGAGATTCACCACTATAGGAAACTTAATATTATCAGCAACCGAAAAATTTAACAACACATAACAACACATAAAGAGAAACTTCTAGTAGCAACAATTTTTGACACAAAATAATTATCCTTTGTGAGAATAAATAAGAACTACATCAAAAATCAATTTGAAGGGAGAAACACATAAATGTCCACTAAGACCATTACAATTGAAAATCACAACCCAAAATATAATAGATTACTGAAAAACTTAGCAAATCAATCAACTGATACTATCCTGGAATGGAAAACGTATTTCAAAAAATGTAAAGTAAATCCAAAATGTAACACTGACTATTTCATAATGGCTATTCAAGTGTGTGAAGATATTCTAAAAGAAAGAAGAGAGAAATAATACATATGACAGATTTAGAAAAGAAATTAAACAAGATTTACAATTATGCTGATTTAATTCATTCAGAGAATCTATTAATACTATCAATTATCGGCTCTCTGTTAAGAGAGTCTGATAAACCAGAGATTGAAAAATGTATTAAGGCTTATATCCAGCAAAGAGAGAATATTCAAAAAGGAGTATATGAAGATGATGTTTCAATAACTCAATGATACAAACAAGGTGTGGTTTTTAAAATATATTTTATTTATGAATGTAATGAATAAATAAAATATATTTAGTCTGTCTTATTAAAAAGTAGTATATCTTCTTTCTGTTCAGTTTAGGACACTTTAGTGTATGTCTATTTGAACTATTTGAAATTTTGACATACAAAAATGTGTATTAAACTGAACGCTCGTAGAAATTAAAATAAAACATAAAAGGAGTTTCATATGCAAAGAAAAGCAGATTATTTTACTCGTTTTCCAAATAATTACATTCAAGGAAATATTAAAACCAAGTTTGGGGTAAGTAGAAAATTCTATATTACTTACATTCTTATTGATAAATATAGATCATACGAGGATTATAGTTGGTTAACAATAAGGAAAGTCTTAGAATTTTATGGATATAAAACAACAAAACATAAACCAAAAGCATTCCATGAAATATTAGATGTTTTAGAATACATGATTAATAATAATATGATTCAGGTAAAACAAGATCTTGATTCCATTGGATATGATACTGGAATAGAAATTAAGATTATACCAGAGAATTTTGACGCAACAGATAAATTTGCAAAAATAACATCTTCTCAATTAGATTTTATAATGATGAATGAGTCTAGTATTAATAAAGAGAATATATTAGTGGCATTCCTTTACATCAATTCTTATATTTTTATTCGTCCAAAAAATAAAAATAATGAAGAAACAATAAGTAATCCTAAATCTAAACCAGAAGCATTTTTTCGCAGCATGGAAAGTATGGCAAAAGAATTGGCAATTTCAAAAGATACATTAAATCAATGTATTCAATGTTTAACTTCTTCTAGCGAAAACCAAAAACCTCTTTTGATAAAAAGAGAAGTAGGTAGTATACAACCAGATCCTAAAAAACCACCACAAAATGTTCCAAACATCTATGTACTTAATAAAGAAGGATATGAACAAGAAATTGAATGGGCTATTTTAAAGATGTTGGAAGTATATAATGTAGATTCATTTGGAGAATTAACAGGTAAAGATGTGAAATAAATTTGACGGATAGAAAGGACGTTGATGATACACATGATTGAATAAATAAAAAAGCGAATATACATATATAACTATTAACCAGTATCACAAAAAGGAGTGATGCAATTATGAATTTTAAATCAAAGGAGAACATTAAATATGACAGAAACAGAAAACAGAAAAAACCATGAATACAGCTATAACAAATATTATACTATGCCAAGTAGAGAAGAATTACATAGAGGATATAGTGGTTGGTTAAACGATGCGGATTTCATTATGTCAAGAGGAAATAATCAAAAACAATCCAGAATTGCAGAAAAAATTGCATCCGATTGTCGATTCGATGAACAATGTCATAAAAATATTATTAGTAAAGAAAGAGAGAAAAAATGATGGTTGAAAGAAATTTTGATAACAATAATGAAAATTGTATTGAGTTCTTATCTGGTGAACGATATGCCGTTGCAACTTTTACAAATAGGAAACATATCACTCGTTTGAAGAAAATTTATGCTGAAAGAAAAGATGAAATTAAATACTTTAGAGAAAATAAAGATGGTAGCATTTGTGTGAAATTTCCTCTTAAATGGGTTAAGATAAACCCTGGTTCTATACCTGATCCAAACAAACCTAAAAGAGTATTAACAGAAGAACAAAAGGAAAAATTAATACAAAATTTAAAGAAATATCGTGAGTCTAAAAAGAAATAGTATATACCCACTACTCTCTTATGTTCAGTTTATCGTAAAATTATAAAGAAATGATAGTCAAATTTCAATTCTACGGTATCTATGGTTAAGTTGTTCCACCTACAACTTAAAATCGAAATTTACCCAAAATTTATCAGTATATATTAAGGATAATTAAATAAGAAAAATATGATGAGAAAAATGGATTACAAATATTTCTCAAAAGCCAAGCAGATTGCACAGGTGTCTGATTTTCCAAAGGTACATATTGGATGTATCGCTGTTTATCAGAATCGCATTATCGGAATTGGTTGTAATACAAATAAAACCCACCCAACCCAGAAGTATTATAACCGATATAGAATAGATGACAACGATTTTGATAATTCTGAATCACTTCTACCAAAACTCCACGCAGAAATTAATTGCATAAATCAACTGAAACATTTAAATATTAATTTTTCAAAAGTCAAGTTGTACATATATCGCACTAGAAAAGATATTGTGTGTGGAATGGCTAGACCTTGTGCAAGCTGTATGCAAGCAATAAAGGATCTTGGAATTAGAGAAATATATTATACGACAAATGATGGTTATTCATATGAAAAATTAGAGAAAGGATGTGTTGCTTAATGGTGTGCGCAGGTTGCCACATAAGCTATTGTCCGTCAACGTGTCATAATTATATTCCTGAGAATGCAACCCACTACTGTTCTATTTGCGGAAATGGAATTTTTAATGGAGAAGAATATATTAGGAACGATGATGGCGATTATGCTCATTGGGAATGTATTGACGGAAAGAAAGATTTAGCTGAATGGCTAAATTATGAGATTGGAATTATGGAGGAAAGATAAATGATTGATTTAACAACAGGTGTATATATCCCAAGTGTGGACGCAAAAGATATTTATCTTTCCGCACATTATTATGATTACGAAAATCACGACTACGATTTAAAACTTAAAGATGGTAATTATAATTTAAGAAAATTTGTTAATACTCTTGATTACAGTTTGGACTTAATTGAGTTACTAGATATTTATCATAAAAAATATCGCAAGAATGATTTTTTATTTACTGTAAAAAAACACAAGTATACTACAAACGTTATTAATCTTACATTCAAATACTCTGTAAAAGAATGGAATCAGATGAACAAGAATACATTTGTAAAGTTTGGTTATAATTATAGAGATTTGACGTTTGATGATTGTATCGCCAAAAATAAAGCAGGTGAAATTGTTGGTATTCAAATAAATTCAAAAGTAAAAAATAAATTAGAAATACCATCTCCTTTTGTTGTGAAAAAAGTTGAAATCAAAGACAAGAAAGATAAATCAATTGTAAAAGAAGTTCAAGTACATTATCAGAAAAAAGGTGAACCTAAAACTTTAAAAACAAATGCTCAGTTAAGAAATGAATTATATAAAAATGGTTTTACTTGTAATGGATCTAAATATTGCAGAATGAAACGGTCTACTGGATCAGCTAGAGTTGGAAAATGCCTTTTTATTAATGAATCATTATTTAAGCCATTACTAAATTTTAGTTCTGGTGCAATTCGTTTGAATCCTGGTGATGAAATAGATCTTGCTGCATACGAGGGATACATTGCTCTTCCATCAAGTAGCATTATTGATACTCTACCAATTAAACCAGAGAATATTTTATTAATTGATGATTATGATAGCGTATTCAATGAAGATGTAATTGAAACTCACGATGAAAACAACTGGTTAAAAACAACTGAAAAGAATTGTACTATTACAAATACGATATGGGATGGACAATCATTAATGGATATATCTTTGTTTGGAGATTATTCAGAATATGGAATGGTGCTTCTCAGAAACTTAATGTTTAAGTCATGTTGTTTTAATTGTAATATTCAGCAATGGTTTAAGGATAATAATATCACAGATATATCGCAATTAAATGGGAAAACAAGAGCTACTAAAATCGAAGATGTAAAATTAATCACTACACCAAATAGTATTAAATATTTAAAATTTAGTACATGGGACGAATGGTTGGATAATTTGTATCCTAATTTTGGAGTTGTAAAGCATGATAAGAAGACTCATTTTTTTGAAGGTAGACTTGTTCAAACTCATTATCAGCTTTTGAATACATTACAAATGTCAAAAGATGAAGTTAATGAATTTTTATCAGAAGCTTTAGACTTTGCGCAATTATTACGCAACAATCCAGAGGTTGTACGATATTATATTAAATATCCTGATATTGATGAGTTAGATCCATTATCACAACCTATGAATAGTAAAAACGATGTAGTATATAATTTGATGAGTATTAATGATAACTTCACAAAGACTAAATATTATAAAGATTTTTTAATTGATTTACTCAGGTCATATTATAAGAATATAAAAAATGGACATGTATATGTAAATGGAAATTATTCTACTTTACTAGGAAATCCCATTGAAATGTTACAACAATCAATTGGTAAATTTGATGGTAAAAGTCAAATTGGAATTGGTAATATACATAGTATACGATTTGATTATAACAAAACATTATTGGCAAGTCGTAGTCCTCATGTAACAATTGGTAATATTTGGCTTCCGTATAATACAGCGAATAAACTGATAGATTGCTATTTTAATCTCACACCAGAAATTATATGTCTTAATTCAATCGGAGAAAACGTTTTGCAAAGATTATCAGGCGCAGATTTTGATAGTGATACCGTATTATTAACAGATAACGAAATATTAATTCGTGCGGCAAAAAGAAATTATCATTTGTTTAAGACTCCTACTTCTTTTGTATCAGCTCGAAAAGTCAAAAGATATTATACTCCTGAACAACAAGCGGATCTTGATATTAAAACATCGGTAAATAAGATTGGAGAGATTATTAATCTGTCACAAGAGTTAAACTCTTTATTATGGGATAGAATGTATCACGGAGAAACTTATGATGATATTAAAGAACTATATTATGATATTTGTCAATTGGATGTAATGTCTGGTATTGAAATTGATAAGGCAAAAAAAGAATTTGATGTTAATAATGTTAAAGAACTTGATAAATTAAGGCAAAAATACGCACACATTCTTGAACATGTCGAAAAAGACGAAGAAGGAAATGATATTAAAAAGAAGAAAGTACCACATTTCTTCTCTCATATATCAAAACAAAAAGGATTTTATAATCCAGAAAAAAAATACTATTGTAAATATCATACAACTATGGATTATTTGCAAACAATAGTAAATGGATTCAGAATCAAAAATCCATACAAAAAAGATTGGTCACCTTTTACCATATTGTTAGATAACAAAAAATATTACAGTTATAATGTAAATCAAAATCAAATTGATAAAATTTATATTATGCTAAGAAAATACATTAATGATAGAAAGTTAATATATTCATCAGATTCAGATTCAAAAGAAGACAAGAACGAAAGATCAAACAAATTAAAAGCTGATTTAATTTCAGAAATTGAATCTGAAACCATAGGTTATTCTACAATGTATAGATTATTGTCTTCTGTTGAAGATAAAGAAAATGCACAGATCAAAAATTTATTATTAGAGATATTATTTTTATGTGGAAATAAAAGTTTTAACGAGACAATAATTCAATCTTCTAATGAAATAAAACAGTTAGAAATTGACGGAAACGACATAAAAATCTTTGATATTGGTTTTAAAATTACAAAAAAACGAGTTAATTCATGCAAAAATGAGTGATTTCGTCCTAAATTTAGGACGAAATTTAAGTTACTATGGAGAGGGTAGTTTTCAAATTATTATTTTAACGATTACTACCCTACTCTATCTTGTGTAACTTATCTTAATCTGAAACAGAGGAGGAATTTAACATACAAGAAAATTATACATATATTTCTCAAAAGGAAATTTCACATGAAATCGAAAAAAGATTGGGTTGTTCTGCACATGATGTATTTAAAATATTAGATACATTAAGTGATGTGGTAAAGGATAAAATTAGTGATACGGATAATGCAGAAATAAAAATATTTCCTGGACTAAAAGTAACTTCTAAGTGTGTACCATTAGAACAATATAATTCTAATTTAAAAAATGTAAATATACCATCTAACCATGTTTTAAAATTATCTGTATATTTTACACATGATTATAAAAGAAAAATAAGAGAAACATATAAAACTCATTAATTGGTATAGTAATCGGCGGTTGCACTGTTATTTTGCCTTTCTTTAAACGGTGCAATCGCTGATTTTCTTTTGATTATAACAAGGAAGCTGAGTAACGTGATATTTGAGCCGAGAGGTGGATGATATGTAAAGTATATTTTTGATTAAAAGATAATTAGACTATCTGGAAAGATAGATATGACAACGTGGCAGAATTGGCAAATGCTCCTGACTTGAAATCAGTGAATCCGAAAGGGTATGTGGGATCGAAACCTACCGTTGTCGTTACTCTCCTACTTGGAGAAATAAATGCAAAGGACGTGAATTGTTATAAAAGCAATTAGTAAAAAAGAAATGGAATACCTTATGAAGAAAGGGTTTAAGTTCCATGAAGACATTTTCAAGACATATAGTGGTAAGAATAAATACTACTATAGAGAATGTAATGCTATTAATAAGGCATTAGATAACTACCACAATGGATTAAATGTTGTGGAATATAAATGACAGAAAAGCAAGACAAAATATATAGGAAAGGTGGTAAGTTACCATCGGAAAGAAAAAGCATGAAGTAAACATCGAAATTATAGGTGGCAATGCGGAAGGAGTTACTGGTAGTTGTACTAGGATAAAAACTTCTAATGGTTGCTATCTTTTTGAATGTGGAATGATTCAAGGTGAACACACTGTATTAGAAAATTATAAAGCTAATATGAAATATATTCAAAAAATACGTCCACAAGAATTACAATATATTATTATCGGACATGTTCATCAAGATCATATAGGGATGATACCAACATTATATGCTCGTGGGAAATGTAATGCGAAAATTATTGTCCCAAAAGGATCTACTTCTATTTTAAAAGAAATGTGGCTTGATAGTAGTTTTATAAATTGTCGTGATGTTGAAGTCATAAATTTGAAAAATGATAGAAATTATGAACCATTTTATACAGAAGATGTGGTATATAAAACCCTTGAGTATATTGAAGAAATTGATTCTGATAAAATAGTTTCTTTATCTGATGAATTAGCCATTCGATATACGGATGCAGGTCATATATTGTTATCAAAACAATGTGAAGTATATATAAACGGTGGTTCTCGTACAAGAAAAATATTATTTTCTAGTGACTTAGGAAATATTTCTACACAAGATACAAGAGTTTTTGTTGAAAATTTTAAACCTGTTACATCGACAAATATTGCAATTATGGAATGTACATATGCAAGTAAAGAAAGACAATGTACAAAAGAAACATATAAAAAAGATGTCACAAAAATAAAATCAGTTGTTGAACAATATTGTATTGATAATAATAGTCGTGTTTTAATTCCATCATTTTCTCTTGATAGAACACCATATATCTTGTGGATTTTATACTCATTATTTGGCAAAGATGAAAATTTTAAAATACCAGTTCTAATTGACAGTCCGTTAGCTAATAGACTTTTAGATTGTTATTCTTCTATTTTAGATGGAGAGAAAAAAGAATTATTTGATGAAATAATGTCATGGAATAATATTAAAAGAGTTATTCAACCAGAAGCTAGTAAAGTTGCTATTGCAGATAAAGGCGCAAAAATTATTTTAAGTAGTTCTGGAATGTTAACAGCAGGACGGTCTGTAAAATGGACACAAAGTATTTTACCAAATGAAAATGACTGTATATTATTTATGGGTTACTCAGGCGAAAATACGTTAGCTTGGAAGATAAAATATGGGAAAGACCATAAAACAATTAATATTAATGGTAAACCTTATAAAAACAAAGCACAAATTTACGATTTGAAATCGTTCTCAAGTCATATGCAAAGAAATGAGATGCTAAATTATTACAAATCTATTAATTGCGAGAAGATTTATTTAGTTCATAGTGATTCAAATAAAATAGAATTTAAACATGACTTAGAAAATGCAATTGCAGATTGCTTAAAATCTACAAAAGTTGTTGCCGTTAATAGCGGAACAAAAATTTCATTATAAAAATATTATGAAAATCGAGGTATTATAGCCTATGACAAATAAAAAAAAAGCAGACACAGCATATCTTGATATTGCTATTCCACAAAATGCAGAAAACCTTCAATTACCAGATCCATCTCTACTTCAATTTTATAAAAATTACGAAAATAGAATAATCTGGATTGACGATGAGATTACTACTATGACATTGGAATACGCAAAAATGATTATGCAATGGAATTTTGAAGATAAACAAAAGAATATTCCTATTAATGAGCGTACTAAAATTAAAGTTGTATTCTTTAGTCCTGGTGGAGATTTAGAAGTAAATAATTGTCTTGTTGATACAATCTCACTTAGTCAAACTCCTGTCGTTGGAGTAAATGTCGGTATGGCGGCTTCAAGTGGATGTTTTATTTATCTTGCTTGTCATGAACGACTAACTCTACCTTCTGCTGAATTCCTCATTCATAAAGGAGCAGGACAATTTAGTGGTTCTTATAATGATGTAGTTGCTGCTATTTTAAATTATCAAAGACAAATTGATGAACTTGGTAAATTTGTATTATCCAGAACAAATATACCAGAAGATATATTCTATGAAAACTTTGAAAATGACTGGTATTTATCTGCAAAAGAAGCTATCGAGTACAAAGTAGCAGATAGAATTATTAAAAGTTTAGACGAAATTATCTAGGAAGAGTGGTTATCACTACTCTTCTATTTTTATGCAAATATATAGATTCAAGGAGAAGAAAACATGATCAAGATTAACGAAATTAAAAGTAAAACCACCCCACGTAAGAAGAATATTCAGCTTAAAAATATTTCATTACATGACCTAAATCTTATTGATACAGATACAGGTGAAAACATTACTCAAGAAGTCATTGATGCCTTACCAGAAGGAATAGAAACAATTGACTTCAATATTAGTGTAGAACTTCCAGAAGAATAATAAGTTGGGTGGTGGATGATATAAAGTCATATAAAAGATTAGACGGAGAAACACCAGAAGAATTAATTTATAGAGTATGTGCCGATAAGGATTCTATTGGATCTTGGAATGATGTTGCTTTAATTTTAAATACATTATTAAATCAAGATTATGGTGAATCTACATACCGTAAAAAATTTCAATCATTTAATAAAATGTTATATGCAAATAGAAAGAAATTTTCAGATTCAAGTAAACAGTTAGATGAATTGGATAAGAAAATTAAAGAATACCGTCAAGAACAGATTAAACTTCAAACTCTTAATATTGAAAGAAATCGTTTAGATAGAAGTGAATCTCGACAAGAACTGTATTATCAGTATGTTGGAAATGTTATTAATACATTACCATTGCCAGAATTTGAAGATATTATAAGTTATGAAGACAATAATTCTCATGAATATATTCTAAACCTCAGTGACTTGCATTACGGGGCTTCATTCGTAAGCGAAAATAATATTTATTCACCAGAAATCACAAGAGAAAGATTATTCTATCTTACATCTTATATGATTGATTTTATCAAATCACATAAGCTACATAAATTACATGTTTTGTGCACAGGTGATATATTGCAAGGACTTATTCATTTAACAGATCTAAAAATAAACGATAGTACAGTCGTAAAATCATGTGTGGAAATTTGTAGATTGATTGCACAAATGTTAAATACATTATCTGCTTATGTACAGATTGAATATTATCATACCCCATCAGCTAATCATACACAGATACGTGCATTAGGTGCGAAAGCAAATGAGTTAATGGATGAAGATATGGAATATCTGATTGGAAATTATATTAAAGATTTATGTGCCAATAACAATCGTATTATTGTTCATCTTGCAGAAGAAGGAAAACAATATGTAGCATTTAGTATCAATGGGTATAATATTGTTGCCATGCATGGACACCAGATTAAAAACATTGAATCAGCAATTAAAGATATTTCTATGATGCGTAGAGAATTTGTAGATATTTTAATTTTAGGACATTTTCACGCAGGAAAACAAATAACTGTTGGTGAAGGATGCTGTGCAGATTGTGAAGTACTAATTAATCCATCATTTGTAGGAAGTGATCCATATTCTGATTCACTTATGAAAGGTAGCAAGGCTGCTGTAAATATATATGGTATACACGAAATCTACGGGCATGATGAAACGTACAAAGTAATTTTAAATTAGTATTGAACTAGATTATTTTCTAGTATAGACCAATTTATAATTGGATTAATTGACAAGGAGAGTACACCGCTACTCTCCTATTTTAGTATAAATATAAAGAAGAAAGAGGTTTAAAAATGACAAAAATTGAATTTGTAGATGCAGTTGCAAAGGAAACAGAATGGACAAAGAAAGATTCTGAGGAAGCTATTAATGCTGTGGTTAAAGCAATCACCAATGCTTTAGTGGCAGGTGAGAAACTTTCTATTGTTGGATTTGGAACATTTGAAGTTGTCGAAAGAGCAGAGAGACAGGCTAGAAATCCTAAAGACGGAAATGCCATCTTAGTTCCTGCATGTAAAGTTCCAAAATTCAGGTCTAGCAAAAATTTAAAAGAATTAGTAAACAATAAATAAAATATTAGAAGGTTTATGTATGTTTGTTTGTAAAAGTAAACGATTAGCAAATTATTTAATTGAAAATGGTAGTCCAGTTGTAAGGATTGATACGGATCAGAAATCAAAAGGGTTTCTGGTCTTTTTATTTGTCAAAAATGAACTTTTAAATAAAAACTTACAAAAATGGAATGAGGTAAAAGACGCATATCTTATTTCATGACACTGTTACGAAGGAGGATGTTACGATATGGATAACAAAATTGAGTTGATTAAAAAAGATTTTAAAGAAAAAGATTACGAATTAATATCTGCTACATATAAAAATGTAAATACAAAATTAGATTTTATATGTAACAAACATAAAGATGCGGGTGTTCAGCAAGTTTCTTACGCATCATTTAAACGAAATAAACATAATTGCAAATTATGTGAGAGAGAATATAAATTATTAAATTGGCATAATTGGCATAAAACTGGATTAACTCAAGAAGAATTTCGTCAAAAACATTTTGAGAAATATAAACGAAAAATTTCTGAAACAGTTGGTGATGAATATACATTATTGGATATTTTCAAAAAATCGAATCGCTGTATATTAAAATTAAGGCATAATGATTGTAATTCAATTTATGAAGTTGAACAAAATAAATTTTTTAAACGTAATTGTAGATGCCAAAATCCAGAATGTGTAAGTAAACGAAAACGATTACAACATTTAAAATCAACAGACAAATTAAATCAAGAAATATTTGATCTTGTTGGTGACGAATATAAAATTATAAGCGATTATAAAGGTACAAATGAAAATGTATTATTTTATCATAATGTTTGCGGGAAAACATTCTTAAAAACGCCACATAATTTTATAGCTGGTCAAAGATGTCCACATTGCGTAACTCCAACAAAAGGAGAACAAAGAATTATTGATTATTTAGAAACGAATAACATAAGTTATATATTTCAATATTCATTTGATGATCTAAAAGGTATTAATGATGGTTTGTTATCCTATGATATATATTTAGATAAAATGAATATTCTCATTGAATATCAAGGAGAATTTCATGATGGTAGTGCTTATAAGATGTTTCCCGAAAGATTCAAAAAACAACAAGAACATGATCGACGTAAACGAGAATATGCAAAATCTCATAATATTGAATTATTAGAAATTTGGTATTGGGATTTTGATAATATAGAGGAAATATTAGATAAAAGATTGTATTTACAACAAACAGCATAAAATAAGAGGGTTAATTATATGAATAAAATTCCAACTATTTGTTTTGAAGATATTTATAAATTTTGTGAATCTATGGATTCTGAATTTAATAGACGATATTATGCATCTAAATCAGATGAATCTATAGATATTTCAATCTTTGCAAAATATGACAATGCAAGAAAAATCATTAATCTTCTTACTGACTATGATTATGAGCTTGCTAATATAAATTTTCATGATCCTGAGATTGATGGATATGAAGATGAATTTATAATTACGTTATGCGCAAGAATCAGTAATCATGATACGCCTGAAATCTGGGTTGAGCCTGCTAAACGAAAAGACGGTTACCTTCTGAATGAAGCAGATGCAACTTATATTCTTGACGAATGTAGTAGAGCACTTTTACCACAAGTAGAAACTGCTAAAACTTACTTTGTTGAGTTAAAAGAAAATGTTGACGATGAATATGATGATTTTGCAGATGACTTAGAATTAGGTAATTGTTACGATTGCTGTTGCCATCATGATTGTGTAGATTGTGATATGGATGACGAAGAATATGTAAATGTGACTCTTCCTAAAGAAGATATTGAAACTTTACATATGCTTTGTCGTATTTTCAAAGTGTAATCTATCTTTATCAGGGACATAGATCTCCTTTTAGAGTGCGTGGGTGTCATAGCTTACGCACTCTTTTTATATCCATTGGATTGTTTTGTTCAATGGAGAATTAATTATTGGGTGGGATGGATAATCCCTCAAAGAGCAAACATAGGATGGTTGGTATTCTCCTATCTCTGAACCTCTGTAAATATTAACTGGTTGGTCAGTTAGACCAATAAAGAGAATTACAAGCGTAGGCTTATCTCTACCTTCAATTGTATTATTGGAGGAATTTTTAATGAAAAACGAAATCAAAATTAATGGAACTCAAAAATTTATGGGAATGGATATTCCTGTTGTAGAAGGTGGCTTTGGTGAAGATCAAAAAGTCATACTAGCAAGAACTGTAGCTGAAATTCATGGTGTAAGGATGAATGATATACAAGATTTAATCATTCAAAATTATGATGAATTTGAGATTGGCGTTGATATTCTTGATTTGTGTGATGATAATTTCAAAACCGACGCTATCGGTTTAGGATTTGTAACCAGTAACCGACAAAAACATTGTTATCTTCTTTCTGAACAAGGATATGTTTTACTTGTTGGATTCATGAGAACTGATAAAGCAAAAGAAATCCGAAAGAATTTAAGAAGAGAATATTTTACAATGAGACAAATCATTAATTCTGATGAACAACTAACGGCAAATTTATTATTATCAATTTACAAAGGTGGACAAGATGCTGTTGTAGCTTCTAAGAAATTATCAGAATTAGAAGTTGCTAAAGCTACTGCCCCATTAATTCCAAAAGCAGAATATCATGATAATGTTCTTAACAAAGATGGTTTAATTTCTACGACTATTATTGCAAAAGATTTAGGTCTTAGAAGTGCAATGAGATTAAATCAAATTATGAATAAAAACGGAATCATCTGGAAGCAATCTGGTGTATGGAATCCACGTGCAGATTACGCATGGCTCATAACGGAACATTATGCTGATTATCAGAGTTATGAAAACGATAATTCTGCACCTTGTTTGAAATGGACTGAAAAAGGACGCAAATGGATTATTGAAAATTTTGATAGTTGGGCTAAATAAATATTAAGTACATAGAGAGACAGTTTTAATACTGTCTCTTTTATAAAAAATTTATGAAAGGAAGTGAGATTATTGGATGGTAAAATCGCAGATAGATCTGTTGAAATAACAGATGAAGAATGGCAAACAGTAAATGAATTTAATAGAGAAATGGTTGAGGATTATCTTGATAATCAAGCTGACCTTTCTGTAAAAACTTTGCCAGCATATAAATCGGGATTAAGGATTTTCTTTACTTGGGTTAGGGATAATCTCAAGGACAAGAATTTTACAGATATTAAAAAGAAAGAATTTCAAAAATATCTTAATTGGCTAACTAAACGAGGGTTTTCTGATTCTGGTATTAAATTTAAAAAATCTGCTGTAAGTACATTTTGTAATTATGTAATGATGATGTATGAGGAAGAATATCCTACGTTCCGTAATTTCACAATTGGGCTCAAAGTAGTACAAACTGGATATGTTCACGAAAAAGTTCCACTTACACCAGATGAGTATATTAATTTATGTCAAGAACTTGAAAAACGTGAAGAATGGCAAATGTTAGCATATCTTACATTTTCTTACAGTACAGGATGTAGACGTGCAGAAGCTAGACAATTACTCAAGGAAGTTATTGATTATTCTGCAAATGAAAAGAAAATCAAAGTTCTTGATGAAGATGGACATGAGTATGAAACTATTTCAAAACAGTATTTGACTCACACTATTCGTTGCAAAGGAGCATCTCTTGTAGGTAAACCACGTAAACTTAAATTCGGTGATGATGCAATGCAATGGTTGAAAAAATGGATTGAAGTGCGTGGTGAAGATGACTGTCCTTATATGTTTGTAATTAAATCTAAAGATGGAAAAGAAGTTAGACAGGTGAGTGAAAGCACTTTTAATAATTGGTGTCAAGGATTATTTACACAAATTGTTGGACGTAGGGTGCATCCCCACCTGTTCAGAGAATCAAGAGCTACAAACCTTGTCGTGTTTCAGCATAAAGCACCAGAGGTAGCTCAGAAATTACTAGGACATAATCAAGTCACTACAACTTTAGATCATTATATTATTCGTAATGATGAAAATGATGAGTCTGATGAAGCATTTACTGATTGATGTAAAATACCCCCCACATCAAAGCCCGTAGTGTAGACCAAACACACCTATATGGAAACAAGCGCACGACATCAGACTGTCAAACCGCTTCGGGCAAATACCCATCTTTCTATATATTTTTCTTGCTTCATATTTACTCTTCACAGAGACATAACTTTTCATATGATCTCTTCTCCTGAAAGGGCAGTTCACTACTGCCCTATCTTAAAGTAAACTTGTCCTTTACAATATTTTCCAATTGTGATAATGTAAAAATATCAAAAATTGGAGGTGTTGTATATGGAGTTTAACAGAAAGACACAAACTGTCAAATCGTTTGCACGAGATATGAAAAATGGAAAATACAATATGTTCCATAAGTTACAGCGAAAAGAAGGACAATGGAAAAATTATGAGCAGAGCTTATTAATCGACTCAATGCTTCGCAACTATCCTGTTGATCCGATTCGTTCAGAAGAGAAAGAAGATAAAATCAGATATGTATTTGACGGTGTTCAGCGCAGCACAACTATCAGAGATTTTTTAACTGATGGCTTCAAATTAAGTCAAAAGCTGAAACCAGTAGCAATCGAAGGCACTGTATATAACATTGCAGGAAAGAAATTCTCACAGTTGGATGAAGTTGTCCAGGATAAAATTAACGACTATGAAATGATACAGTATATCTTTTCTGATTGTACAGATGAAGATATTCGTGAGATGTTCCGTAGACAGAATGGTGGTAAACCATTATCAAACACTCAGAAGAGAAAATCATTAGAGAGTGATGAAGTTAGTGCAATTATCTTTGATGTTGCGAATCATCCATTCTTTGCAAAAGTATTATCGCCAACACAGTTAAAGAAAGATGTTGCGAATGATATTGTGCGTCAGACACTTATGTTGATTAACACTACAGATGATAATGATTTCACATCATTTAGAGCAAAAGATATTGATTCATTTGTAGAATGGTACAATGAGCATGTTGATGAAAAAGATATTATTTTATTGAAATCTGCTCTGGCATTCTTAGATGAAAAATTTGAAGAAAAACTTAATCTCAAGTCTACTTCTCTTCCAATGATGTTATATGCTGCATATACATGTGTGAAGAATGAAAAGGACTTTGATGAATTTGTAAATATTGTGCAGGCATTTGTAAATAGCTATGGTGACAATATGGACTATGTTCAGTATTGCACCAGTGGTACATCTTCTGCTCAATCTGTTCAAGGAAGATTGAACTATTGGAAGAATCTTTGCAAAGGATTATAGCATATAATATTGCTGAATCAAATAAGAAAGCATTGATTTATTCGATGTTATGCTGAAATAATATAAATTTAATTTATATTCAGGTAATTCCATACCTGTATAGTGAGGTAATTACACTCACTAAATATTGTAGAATGAAATACGATAATGGAAATAGAAACTTAATATTGAAATTTATGAGAAGTCGCCTTATTGGTGGCTTCTTTTTGTATACGAAAAAAATGGAGGTATTACATGGCAGCTAATCTATTAAAAGTTGGTAACGATCCAAACTCAGCAATCAAAACATTTTGCGTAGATACTATTGAAGAAATTGCAAAACTTCCTACTATGGAATATGGTGCAACAGGCGATTTTGCAAATATTCCTGGTCTTGAATCTCTTGCTCCAATGGGAAGTCAAGCTATTGTAGGAAATGAATCAGGTACAGTAAAAATCTATATGCTGTTTTCATTTGGTTGGAAAGATACAGGCACAGAATAATGGACGTATTATCTTACATTATTGCAAGTAGACTTCTCTCCTGTCCTGGTGGAAATGGGGCAAATATTAAACTAGATGAAAATGGAAATATTATTACAGATGAAGATGTAACATTATATGTAGATTTTCCTACTGCAAGTTTGATGACTGATGGAGATATATTCTCAGTTGCAAATAGTTATTTAATCGCAAAAATTATTGGTGATGTTGCTGAGTTAAATAAAAAAGCATGGATTTATTCGATGTTATAAGAGTCATTCACGATGATGTGGGTGGCTCTTTTATTATGCAATTTTGTTGTTTCGTATAGAGTGATTATTTCACTCTGCGATTATATTTAAAGGTTTCCTTCATAAATGTAGAACGACTATTATTCTACCCCCAAGCCTAAAATAGTCGCTCTATACGAGACAATAAGGCGTTTCCAGATTGGGAAACAATCGTAATAAAAAAATAAACAAGGAGGATTCTTTCATGAAAACAGTGAAAAATCAGAATGACAAATCAATGAAATATGTTGAGAGCAAAATATTAAGAGATGAAACAATAAATAATGTTTCTTATGATTTTCTCGACAAAATGAAAGTAGTACCGTATTTAACAAATGATATGGTAATCAGTACAAGTCAAGCTGCAAATTATTATGAATGTGGACTTGAGGCAATTAAAACTATTATTAAAAGGAATAGAGCTGAATTTGAAAATGACGGTATGATAGTTTTAAAAGGTAAGGATTTAAAGACTTTTAAAAAGGAAATAGGTGAGGTTCAATCTGAACCTACCTTCACTTATGCGTCTAGTCTTACTATTTTACCAAAAAGATCATTACTTCGTATAGGTATGATTTTAACCAATAATGAGCTTGCAACAAAAGTTAGAAATTATCTTTTAAACATTGAAGAAAAAACTGATTTTGATAGAAAATCATGGGCTATTCAAAGAGAAGTTGGAATAATTGAAAGAAAACGTATGACTTCTGCTATTGCTAAATATATTCCAAATACACGTCATAAGCAATTCGCATATCCAAATTATACAAATATGATTTATAAGATTTTATTTCAAAAAACAGCAAAAGAATTACGAGAAGAACGAAAGTGTAAAACTAACGATGCACTCAGAGATACATTTTCTGAATCTGAATTAAAACAAGTTGAGGAAGTTGAAACCATTGTAACTGGATTAATTAGTATGGATTTTACATATAAACAAATTGAAGAAATGTTAAGAAGTAGGTATTTGAAAAGAATAGCATAATTGTTATTCTTATTTTTATGTTTATTTTTACGGAGAGTGGTTTTTATACTACTCTCCTATTTTAATGGAGAAATATATATTGACTATAAGCGGTTGGCGTTTGTTGTCCTGTCGGTGGGACGTAGTTGAATTAGATGAGTAGTAGACAAATTGGAGTAGCTACCAATTTGAATGTGGTTTTACCTAACCTTCCACTTCTACTACTCTTCTTTAACTGTTGATTAAGGTTAGGGAAAGGTTAAGGTAAAAAGATGCCAAGAAAGAAAACACATGAAGAATATGTTGATGATTTAGCAAGATTAAAACCTGAATTTGAATGTTTAGGTACATATCAAGGAAATAAAATAAAAATACTGCATCGTCATAAAGTATGCGGATATAAATGGGAAATTAAGCCAAATGTTCTACTAACTTCTGGTGAATGTGGATGTCCTTTATGTTCTGGAAAAGTAAGAAAAGATACAGAATACTTTAAACGTGAAGTTTATGACTTAGTCGGTGATGAGTATGAGGTGTTAGGCGAATATGTCAATACTCATACGAAAATAAAATTAAAGCATAATTTATGTGGGAATGAATTTGAAATGACACCACATAATTTTATATCTGGTCAAAGATGTCCTCAATGTCAACATGGCAGCAAACGAAAAACTACAGAAGAATTTAAACAGGAATTATTTGAAAAAGTTGGAGATGAATATACCCTTGAGGATGAATATGTTACAAATAAAACCAAAGTGAATTTTAGACATAAAATATGTGGTAAGTTGTGGTATCAAACACCTGATGAAGTCTTACATGGTTATAGATGTATTCATTGTTATGGAAATGAAAAATGGACACATGATCAATTTGAAAATAAAATAAAAGAATTATACGGAAATGAATTTACTGTTGTTGGAGAATATGTGAATAATCATACAAAAATTAAAATGAAACATAATAAATGTGATTTTGAATGGTATGTTTTACCAAAAGATATTATACATAAGCATAGTGGATGTCCTAAATGTAATATGTCTAAAGGTGAACGCAGAATCGCAAAATTCCTTGATGATAATAATATCAACTATACTCCTCAAATGAAGTATGATGATTTGAAAGGTAAATGTAATCAAAGATTTTCATATGATTTTTATTTACATGATTACAATATTTTAATAGAATACCAAGGACAGCAACATGAATATCCTGTTGATCGTTTTGGTGGAGAAGAAAAATTTGCTAGGCAACAAGAGATAGATGCTATTAAAAATATGTACTCAATATCTCATAATATCGAATTAATGGAAATTTGGTATTATGATTTTGATAATATAGAAGAAATTTTAACAAGTCGATTGTCATTAAAGCAATCGGCTTAATTTTATGTAAAAAATAAAGGAGGTGGCGTTATGCCTACTAAGAAAACTGGTACAACGCCAGCAAATCAACAAAAAGGGAAGAAGGTCTGTACTTGCTGTCATCATGAGAAACGATTAGTCGATGGATTTTATATAAGTAAATCACCATTATTTTCAATTGACGGACGATTGCCAGTTTGTAAAGATTGTATCGCTGATATGTGCGTTGATTCAGATACAGGGGAAATTAATGAAGTTGAATTAAATAAATGTCTTAGAAAATTCGACAAACCTTATTATAAAAATGATTTGATGAGCGCATATGAGCAATTTGAAAGAGAACATGCTTTTATTGATAAAGAAAATATCAAGAAGTATGGTAGAGATATTATAAAGTTATATTTTAAGAATATTAGTATGCGACAATGTATTAATAAAAGTTACGAAGATTCAGAGAAAGACGGATTTATTCATCAAAACACAAATACAGTTAAAAGCAAAATTAAAAAAATTGATACAATTTTTGCAGACGTGAATAACCCATCTCCTGTAATTGAAGATAATGAAAACGAGGAATGTACAAAACCTCAACAGCAAGTAAAATCAGAAATCAAATGGTCAAAAAAAGATAAACAAAATATGAAATATGTAACTTCTATGATTGGTTACGATCCTTTTGATGATATTGGACTTGATGACTATGATAGAAAATATTGTTTCAATATACTTGCAGGGTATTGTGACACTGATGGAATTGTTGATGATGGACATAAGATGCAGAGTGTAATTGAAATGACAATGTTGTATTGTCAGTGTAGAAGAATCACTGAGCAAATGAATATAGAATTATCTAAACCAGAAGTAGATGATGTCAAAGTTCAAAAATTGACTACATCAAAAACATCTCTTCTGTCTTCTATTGCTACTATTGCAAAAGATAACAACATTGCTTCAAACTATAATAAAAATTCCAAGCAAGGTAAAAATTCTTTGAGTTCTAAAATGAAAGAAATGGAAGAAAATGATTTTGAAGCAATTAAAGTTAATCTGTTTGATATTAAACAAGCAGAAGCATTTAAACAAATTGCAGATTTAAGTAATCGTAGTATTATGGATCAGCTCACATTTGATAGTAGCGATTATTCAGAGATTGTAAAAGAACAAAGAGAGTTAATTCAAAAATACGAAACAGAATTAGATACATATAAAGAAGAAAATCGTATCTTAAAGAACAAACTTATTGATTTAGAAAATGTAAAAAAGAGGTGATTGAATGGAAATATATACACCTCTCTCAAATAAAGAATTAAGTCAGAAAAAAATTGAAGAATATACAAAAATGGCAAAAATAATTCAGTGGGGTAGACAAAATCCATTGAAATTTTGTGAAACTTTTTTCGGATTACAGCTTATTGACTATCAAGCATATTGTTTTATGAAAACATGGACTGCTCAATTCGCATTGTGGGCTGAATGTCGTGGTGCAGGAAAAGATACATTGGCAGCTTGTTATTATATGACAAGACTGTTACTCATCCCCGATTATCGTTTATATATAAGTTCAAATACTTATGCTCAGTCAGTAGAATCATTTAATAAATTAAGAGATATTGCGTTAAAAAGAATACCTTCTTTTAAAAGTGCGACTGATGTATTTTCAAGAGAAGTAGATAAAAGCGGTGGAACTAGCGAAACAGGATTTTTGCAAGCTCCTACTTGTAGGTTTAGATTATATAATAACTCTCAAATGGAAGCTCTTTCTTCAAATCTTGAAGCTATTAGAGGTAAACGAGGTGCTGTTTGGTTTAATGAAACTGCGTGGAAAACTGCGGAAGAATTAGCTGTAGTTGAAAACTTTATTAATGTTGATACAAGTTTCTCTACTTCTACCGAAAAAGTGAGACATTATGATCCACAACAAATGCCTTTACAAATTCTTTATACGTCGTCTGTCGGTGATGTAACTTATCCATTTTTTGATAAATATAAGACATTTTTTAAAAAGATGGTTGTTGGAAATAACAACTATTTTTGTTTTGATATTGACGCATACGATATTTTAAATCACTCTTCTATCAAAGGTGAGCCAATTAAAGCTCACTTAACGGAAGATCAAATTATGAAAGCCATCGAGGAAGATCCTGACCAAGCAGATGTAGAATTATTTAATAAGTTTAGACAAGGTGGCGGGCAGAATGCCGTGGTGACTATGGATGAACTTATTAGAAATTCTGTTATCAGAAAACCTTTATTATATAATGATACAGGAAAACGAAAATTTATCTTTTGTTATGACCCTGCGAGAAACTTTGATGGTAGCGTTTTAAGTATTTTTGAAATTATAAATGATAAAGATGTTGGATTCAAACTTCGACTTGTAAATGTTGTGTCAATGGTTGACCAAAATTCTAAAAACAAAACGCCACTTCCAATGCCACAACAGCTTGAAATTATCAAAGATTTAATGATTAAGTACAATGGTGAACGTGCTGCTGAATGGGAAAATATAGATTTTTATATTGATGCAGGAAGCGGTGGAGGTGGTATTAGTGCCGTAGCGGATCAGCTTATGGATGACTGGTATGATAAATATGGAAAGAAACATAGAGGTATTATCGACCCAGTGCATAAACAATATGAAACTGCAAGAAAAACATATACTAATGCTATGCCAATAGTTCATCTTGTAGACCCACAAGGATATAAAAAAGTAATGTATGATGCTTTATCGAAAATGATAAAGTTAAATTTAATTGAATTTACTACTTATGATGGAAAAGATTATATCATGGTTGAAAATAAAAATGGCGAATTTGAATCTGTAGATTTAACGCAAGAGGAAATGATTGCATTATCTCAGATGGAATTTGCAAAACTTCAATTATCTTATATGTGCAGATATGATACTCCTAATGGTGGAGTCACATATGAATTATCAAAAGATAAGAAAAATATGCACGATGACCATGCATATACATTAGCAGAGGGTGCTTTTGCACTTGCCTTGTTACGAAGAGAAGATTTACTTGCACCGAAAAACAGTACAGGTTTCGACTACTCTTCTGCCCCCATCTGTGCATCATCAATATCATTCTAAAGAAAGGAGGTTTTCATGTCAAAATCAGAAGAACCAGAATATATTGACAATCCTGATAAGGATTATAAATTAACAATTGCTTCAAGTATACAAGATAATGATGGAGATGAAACCGTCCTTGTTACAGCAGAAGCGATTAAAAAACAATCTGAAAATTGGATGTATGAAGCAATGCAAAGTTTTGATAAAGGCGGTCAACAATACTCCGTCAGATTTAATGAAGCATCTTCATCTTCCACATCTGAAACTACATTAGATGATATTAAAGAATTAGCGTTAAACGCTCAAAGTGATATATCTAAAATTCAGAAAATCAATCAATTAGTGCGTCAAGCCGAAAATGAGGATGACATTATTGGCAAGGTACATGAAGCTATAGAATCTAATCTTAATGCAAATGTCAGATATTCATTTGACAATCTCCCTAAAGAATACGATCAAGATATAAAAGATAAAGCCGATGGCATTATCAAACGATTTCATAAAGAAGTAAATATAAATGACGTTATGACTACTTCTATCACTTCTACTTATGATGAAGGTAATTGTATTCAGTATCTTCGCTCAAAGAAAGCCAAAGGAATCTATCATCATGTAATTGACAAATATCCATTAGGCGTAGCTGTTATTTCCGATTATTCTTTAAATGGAATCCCATATGTATTAATTGATACAACAGAATTATCAAACAGACTTCAAAAGTCTACATTAAAAAATAAAAAGAATAAACCATTATTCTTTAAGAATACAAACGAAGAAATAAAAAATAACTATCCAAAAGAAGTTATTGATGCTTATGTTGCAAGAGAAAAATATGCACGACTTGACATTAGACGCACAGGTGTTAATCGTTTTGGGAATCTTGGTAGAGCTTATGGACTCTCTCCTATTTTTAAGGCATTGAAGCCAAAACTTATGCTTGATACTTGTGACAAAGCGGATGCAGTTAATGCAAAAGCTAAAGCAAAAAAGATTATCACTCAGATTATGCGTAAAGAAACTATGGGTGACACTTACGATAAAAAAGGTCTTGAGGATATGGCTTATGCTCATACCTGTTTAATGGCAGCGTGGGCTAATCCTACAGTAGTTTATACTCCACCGCCATGTGTAGAAAAAGTCATGTATGTAGAACCATCTGTAGAATTTACAAATGAAAGTACTGTAAAACAATATCGTTCTCGTGTTACTTCTGCATTAGGAATTTCATTTCTAAATACAGATGGTCAACAAACAGTAAGTACTGCAAACATTTCTATTAAACAGCTTATGCGTACTATCAATAAGATTGCTGAACGTCAAGAAGTAATTTTACAACGATGGTATGAAATTGTTTTGACAGAAGAAAAGATACCTATTGAGTACTGCCCTACTCCACATATTCTCGATGCAGAATTATTAGAGTTTGAAATGAAAAAGGATCTTGCAGAGTTCTTGTATTCTAAATTAAATTGTTCATTCCGCACAGCATATGAAACATTGGATATGAATTTCAATGATGAAATGGAACGCAGAAAAGCAGAACAAGATAATGGCGTTGACGAAATATTTATTCCACATCCAACATCTTATAACTCTTCTGGAAATCAAGATGAACAAGAAGATGTACAACAGGAAGAAAAAGATTCTAAAGGTGGAAGACCTAAAGGAAGTACATCAAATGGAAATTCTGTAAATGAATCGAAACAAGAATATGATAGTAACTATCAAGAGTCTAAAACAACTTAAACGAGGTGATTGAAATGGATAATGAACATATTATTCTAAATAGTCGCCCCATATCTATAGCGTCTTATACCAATTATAAGGAAGCTGTCTTTTTAATCAGTGTGTTAGGAGAACCTGATTCATATGGAAGAATTATTCCAGAAGAAGCAGGCGAAAAATATTTTGACACAATCATTGGATATCCAATTGTAGCCAAACTTAAAAAGAATATTTTCGGACAACCTGTAGATTTTGGTGGTCATGAATTGATCGTTCAAAAAACTAAAGATGGAAAAAAGAAAAGTCATTTTGACACTGTTCCGATTGGTAGTGTGACAGATGCATGGATTGAGGAACGTGAAGTAGATGGTTATGATGGTACGCCAAAATGTATTTTAATCAAAACTAAATTATGGACTTCACGATTCCCAGAATACTTTAAAGTATTCGATAAATTATGGGACGATGGAGAAATTAGCAGCTCATGGGAATTAACTGCAACTGATGTAGTTACTGAGGGTGCTAACAAAATTTATAAAGTTTTTGAATTTATTGGCAATTGTGTACTTGGTAAAAATCATATTCCTGCTGTTCCAGGAAGCGGTGTAATTGAATATGCCGAATTAGATGATGAACTTGCCGATGCACTTATGACTGATATTTCAAATACTGATATAGCAAATTATGAAGATATTGAAGAAAAGGAGGACATGAATTTGGCTGAAAAGACAAAGAAAGATGTCTCTGTTGAAGATACAGAAAAAGAAAAGGAAACACCTGATTCTGTAGACGAAACAGAAAAAGACAAAAAGAAAAAAGATGAAGAAACTGCTGAAAAGAAAAAGAAAACTTCTTGCGCAGAAGATACATCTGAAACAAAAGAAACTGCTGAATCTACTGTTGAACCAGAGGGTGATTCAAAAGAACCAGAAACAGCTTCTCTAACTGATCGTGATTTGTTTAGAAAGATTAACAAAGCTTGTGAAGATGCAATTAAATTTTGGGGTTATATCTCTTATTGGTTTCCAGAGGAACATACTGTTTGGTTTAAATCTGATGATGCTCTAACACAGTTAGACTATAAGTTATTTACATATACAGTTGAAAATGATGAAGTAACTGTTTCTGAACCGCAAGATGTAAAACTTACTGTTTCTGTATCAGATGTTAATACTGTTCTTGCTGAAAAAGATGAGAAAATCGAAACATTAACCGCAGAGCTTGAAATCAAAGATAAAGCTGTTATCTCCGCAGGTGAAAAAATTGGAAAACTCAATGTGCAGATTTCTGAATTACAACCATATAAAGAACAGGTTGAAAAAGCAGAACAAGAAAAGATTGAAGCTGAAATTGCAGAAGAAAAAGAATCCTTAAAGAAAAATCTTCTTAAAGGTGGATTATTCACTGAGGAAGAAATCGCAAAAGCTGAAATCTCAGAATTAATTGAAGCAAGAGATAAAACTGCCATCAATAGTTTAATCGCAGAAAAATATATTGCTTCTTTTGATAAAGAAGAGACTGATGTAGCAGAGGATGTTGAAACAGAAGAATCAAATCCTGTGACAGCAACAGCAAGTTTAGAAACTGATGATGTAAATGAAAGTGCAAGTTCTTTCATGACTAAATTTTTATCAAGACGATAATAGGAGGAAAATGTAATGATTCGTGATATTAGACGTAATGGCGCACAGCCAAAAGATACAATGCACAAAGCTGGTGTAGCACTTGTTACAGGTATGGGTGTTGTAATCAAAGATGCTACTACTGTTGAGCTTCCAAAAGCTGAAACTGTAGCAAATATTTATGTAGCAACAAAAGAGCGTATTCCAACTGGCATTAATGCAGCAAGAGTGGATATGTCAGATTATGATGAAGATTTTGTAAAGATTGCCAAAGGTGAGTTCCTTGGGCTTGAAAGATATACAGATGGTGAAAAATTTGCGACAGACCAGTACAAGGCAGAAGATTTTTCTGGTGAAGTTGCTGATGGTACACCTGTATCTGTAGGTGCAGATGGAAAATGGCAGAAACTTACAACTGGATCTTCCAAATATGTATATGAGAAACCATTCAAGGATAATGGTCATGATCTCATTATGATTCGTGTAGAAGCTGATGCAGTTGCACAGGCGTAATTAAGATAAGGAGGAATTAACACAATGGCTATTAATACAGAAATTAAAGACATTATGAGCAAAGAGGGTGTACTCTTTGATGTCGCTGAAAAAATTGAATATAAAAGAGAACTTAATGCCGAGGAAAAAGAAATCGCTGAGATTTCTGATGCTTGGGCTAGGGAGATTGGAAAAACTGGAAAAGATCCAGAATGTACAATCGCTGAGTTCATTAATAGAACTGTAAATGAAGAAATTTATAATGCACCAGATGAACTTCTGGATCAAATCTTTGAAAGAGGTTCTGTTGGTGAGTTTGATGATTATGAAGGTCACAAAGATCCAAAGAATACACTTGTTGCATATGAGGCAGCACATGGAGGTAATGTAGATCGTTCCTACATTGATATTTCCGTACTGAAACCTACATGGAAAAACCGTCAGGTTGAAACTGACCTATCTTATGTAGACCTGCGTAAGAATGGCTTTAAATCAATTGCTACTCTTACTACATTTATGAAAGAAGCTTGCCAGAACGCACTATTCTTTGATGCACTTGCTCAAGCAGATGATGCAGTTAAAGGCGGAGATCAATTAATTCCTGTTGATGGCGCAACACCAACACTTGAGGCTATGGATAAGCTTTCTCTTTACCTCAACGATAGAGCAAGCGATAGTGTAATTATCACACTTAATAAGTATGCTCAAGCTATTAGACGTATGCCAAACTTTGCACAATATATGAGTAATACTATGAAAGATGATTTTAATAGATATGGTCTTGTTAAAACATATGATGGAATTGGTATTGCTGGTATTTCTGGCGCAAAGAAAACTGGTACAGGTTCTCTCCTACTTCCAGATAAGCGTATTTATGGTGTAGCTGGAAAGATTGGAAATCTTGATATGAAGGGTGAAATTCATACATATCAGGATATGAACAATCAGGGTGAGAAAGTTCATATTATGCTAAAAGATTTCACATATGGAATCATGCTTACAAATATTGAAAACTTCGCAAAGGTTACTTTAAGTAAGTAGTCTTTTTTTTATTACAAAAAATTTAAGGAGGGTGTGCAAACGCCCTCCTAATATTAGGAGGAATTGTTATTAATATTCAAGAAACTAAACATATTTCTGTTTTAAATTATAACGATAATTGCGTTTGTATTAATATCGCCCCAGGTAAAAGCACTGTTCTTGAAGCTGCTATAGATGGTCAACCTACAACTATTCCACTTACACTAGATGAAATTCGTTATGCAAATAACGGAACTGCATTTAGGACAGGAAATTTAGAATTTCCAGAGGATATTGAAGATGATCTATATGATGAGCTTCGTATTGACAAGTCAAAAGTATTAAAGATTAGTGAAATTAGAGATATTCTTTTGAATCCAACAAAAGAAGGACTTATTAAAATTATTTCTATTTCTACTCTTTCTGACTTTGATAGAGTGCGTGGACAGTTTCAAAAGTTAAAATCAGAAGGATATAGACTTACATTGGATATGGCAAATGTCATTGATACACGCACAAGAGAATTGTTTAATAATCAAATCAAATCAAATATTTCTGTAGATGATGCGGATGTAGTACCAAGCAATAAAAAAGTTGAAGAACTTGAACAGCAATTAGCTGAAATGAAAGCACTTCTACTACAGATGAATGCATCTAAGCAGGAAGATAAAAAGGAAGTAGTTGATACTGCTTCTACTAAAACTGAGGAAGTAAAGACAGTAGAGAAATCTACTAGAAAATCCCCAGGTAGACCTAGAAAAAATTAATATGGGAGGTGAACTCAATTGCCTCAAGAAATTACAAGATTTGAAAAAATTCTCAACAAATTCTATGATCGTATAGAAAAGGATGAGGACTTTTTTAGTTATTATAATATAGATGTTAGTGAAGCGATACAAATTGCTCAGACTCGTGCTACTAATTATCTATGTGAGGCACTTGATGAATTATCATGCCTCTCGAATTTGGATGTAGATTTTTCAGATTATGATGAAGATGTACAACAAATTGGTTTTAAATTATTGCCTAAAGAAATCAAACTGGTTGTTGAAATTATGTTTCTTATTTATATGAAAAGGGACGAATCTCTCCTTCATGCAATGGAAATTAATTTTACGCCATCTGATTTGAGTGTATTTTCACCAGGAAATGAAAGAACAAGTTACCGTAATTTTATTGCTAAATTAGAACATGATGTATCTATCAAGATTGACGATTACAAAAATCGAGATAGAAAAACTAACGCATTAAAACAGTTTATTAATTATGCTCAGTATGAGGAGGATTAACCTATGGATATTGAGTATTATATGAAATTACAAAATGCTTATGGTACAAAAAACAAACGTGAGAAAAATTTAGCAAAAATAAACAAACATGCTGATAGACATTTTGAAGACACATTTGATACTCAAGATGTTCTAGTAAATAATGAACCTATGCAGTTAATGATTATCAGAGATACCGACAACAATACATATAAGAAGAAAATAAAATCAAGACATAATGATGTTATCAGACTTGGTGACTATGTTAAATGGAACAATCAAATTTGGATAATTACATTACTTGATACTGATGATAAAGTATGGAATCGTGGATATATGTATTTATGTCAATTGATGATTAGATGGCAAAATGCAGATGGTAAGATTGTTGAGCGTTGGGGATATTCAGAAGACTATACTAAATATAGTATGGGCGAAAAAGGTAACTCTACTATTACTGTTGGTGATTATCAATATGGTCTGACTATACCTGTTGACGATGAAACAAAACAACTTAATCGAAACAATAGATTTGTCATAGATTATGAAGGCGTGTATCCACCAGATACATATAGAATGACTGGTAAGAAAGGTTTCTTATCTGATGTTAGATATGTTGATAAAGGTGGTGTCATGACTGTTACATTATCTTATGAGCAATTTAATGAAGTTACAGATAAGTTGATTGAGTTAGAAAATGGAACAAAGGCGTGGATCTGCGACTACAAATCCCCCACTACTCCTACTCTCCCACCATCAGAACCAGACAATCCAACCACATCTGTTACAATTACAGGTGGCGATACTCTCCGCTATGGAAGAGTAAAAACATGGACTGTCACTTTTTCTGATTCTGAAAATCAACCAAACTTCACATGGAATGTCAAATCAGACTTCAAAATCACTCAAAATATCACAGGTAATAAAATACAGTTAAAATGTACAGATGATAAGGCAATTGACTGTACATTTACACTACAAGTTCTCGACAATGAAAGTAACATTTTATCTGAAACAACTATTACTATTGTAGGATAAATCGGAGGTATATTATGGCAAAATCAGTTGCTAGAGATTTGGCTTTTGTCAAATCAAAAGTAATTTCTCGTCTATTAGAATCTGATGAATTTGCAAAAGTAATGTTGCGTAAGGAAGATTTTACTGATGATGAGAAAAACGATATGGAGTATAAACAAGTATTTGATTATCCTTATGTTGATGGAACGCAGGAAGAAGTTATGCCTTTTGTTTGTGTAGAAACAGTTTGTAGAGGTACAAATCGTACCGTAAAATCTATGGACTTGTATATTTGGATTTTTGTGCATCGTGATTGTATGCAAATGGAATCTAATGTAAAAAGTTACATGGGCAATCGTGCAGACGTTCTTACAGATATTATAGAAAGACTTCTACGTGATTCTGATGATTTAGGAATTGGAAAACCAAGTCTTGATGACATTGGCTATACTGTTCCACAGTCCAGTTATTATGGACGACAACTCAAATATGGCATTCCTGATTTTAAAATCAAGGAGGTGTAATATTTGAAAGGATTTTCAGATTATGATTATCTCTGTGATGAACCTTATTTTTATGAAGGTATAGGTCATGTTAAATGTCCTACTCTTAGGGACATAAGACGTATAACCTATGGACAATTCAATATTTTTCTCTCTTATATTTCTATTACTCAGAAGCAATTTCTTGAAACATTCGATCTTACTGAAAAATTCAATTCCCTCAGTGATGAAGAAAAAGAAAAAAATACTATTTACAATTTACTTACATTCGGAATGAATCGTGCAGATTTTCTTGCCTACATGATTAGTTTCTTTGTTATGGATGATTTTCAATATAATCCAGAACAGAATGCTTTTCTCATTGGCACTTATGAGAAAGACGATGATGGAAAGGAAATCTTTAACGAAACGGGGAAAATTGATAACAGCAATTTTGATGAATTTCGTGCGTTTCTGCAAGTTATACTAGGAATTAAATCTGAGAAAGAAGTTGAAAAACCTAAATATAAAAATAAGTTAGCTCAACGTATTGCTGAAAAATTAGCAAAACATAAGAGTGAACAAAAAGAAAAACAAACATCTGCGGATGATGATTATACATTGCCAAATATGATTGTGAAATATTGTACTCACAACAAAGTAGGAATCAATATTTTGAATGTTTGGGATATGACATATTATCAATTCATGAAGATGTTTTTAGAATATAGGATGGGAAGACAAGCAGATATAAATGATATGATGGCTGCTAATTCATTCTCATTCAAAAACTCTAAGGACTATAAACCTATGGAGTATATGAACAAAATTAAATAATGAAAACTTTCAAACAAAGTCGCTGATATTTCAGTGGCTTATTTTATTTTTATGAAAACGGAGGAATTAAATTATGGCTAAAGACCTTAATATGGCAAACCGTCAGTGTTGTGACGTACATATCCTTGACTATGCTACAAAGAAACCTTGGATGTTAGTAGACTTCTGTAATACTACTACCGCTGGTTTTAGTGCTGATGCAGTATATGCAAATAAAAAAGGCGCAAAGGATATTAAATTTGATAACCCACTTGAGGGTACTATGACAATGGTATTCCAAGTTGCACCATTCCAGATTTATGCACTATATTCTGATGGCGAAATTGAAACATCTGCTCTTATTGCTCGTAGAGAAAATGTGGTAGGTGCAGCGGAAGGAAAACTTACTCTGACAAATACTCCAAAAGCAGGTACAGTTTATGCTGTAGATCCTGATACTGGAGATATTATTGAAGGTACAGTTTCCGAAAAAGAATTTACTGCTACAACTGCTTCTGCAATTAAAGAAGGTACAACATATGAAGTATCTTATCTTGAAGAAAAAGTAGATGGAGTTAAAAAGGTTTCATTCAATAACAATAAAACTCCAAAAGATTTCTTCATTCAGATGGAAACTCTGGATAAAAATGAAAATGGTCAACTTGTACCAGTAAGAATTACTGCTTATAAGGCATCTCCAAATAGAAATCTTGATTTATCATTTTCATCTGATGGTGATCCTGCGGAGGTTACAATTGAAATGTCCGTATTACAGGATGCAGACGGTAACGTTATGGATATGATTGAAATTACAGACGAAACAAAATAATATTTAATTTATTCTATAGTAGGATGATATTGTATCATCCTACTATTTCTATAAGGAGAATATAACCACAATGACAAAAGAATGTAAAGTATTACTACGCAATCAGTATGTTATGGTTGTTGATTTTGATGGAAAAGAAGTCCAAATGCCATCTGATCATACAGATAAAAATACTGTATTCGTAAAACATGAAAATGATAGATACACTATCACTTGCAAATTAGAAGAAGAAAAGAAACCTACAAAGGTTAAACCTGCTTCAAGAGCAAAGAAGCAAAAGAAAGTAACGGAGGTTGAGTTAGCTGATGATGTTGCAACAGATGAATAAAAGGATAAATCTGAATAAATTAATCGTAGTTAGTATAAGTAATTAGTAGGGATATTAGCTATGAATTAATGGCTTGTATCCCTATTTTTTACGATTTTCAGGAGAAAACGTGATATGAAAAAACAATTATTTGATAGCTTCGAGGAAGTAGTTGAAGCTTTTGGAGAAGATAATCTTGTGATTATCACTTTTATGCCACAGATTATTTTTTATCTCAGCAATTTTAACATTCAACCTGTATGGACAACTCCATCAGAGGTTAATGACAATAAGTTAGCTTTTTATTTTATCAAAGCAGAAACTAAGAAGCCATATGAGGCATGGCAAAAACGCAGATTAGAAAAAGAGCATAAGAAATCGCAGTCCCAAGGAGAAAATTAATATGGAAACAATGACTATCACATATGAGAAACCAGATAAAATATTGAGAACTGCACAATTCCACACACTTAAACAAGCAATGTCGTTTTATCTTGCAGACGAATTAAAAGATGTTAATAAAATTTATGTAGATTTTTGTGGAGAATTTTATCACGATAGTATAACATTTGCAAATCCGACAACCTTTCAGATATGGATTAAGTTACAGTTATCCTATAATAACGCAAGGAAACATAATTAATGGCACGAAGTGTAGGTAAACAATTTGAAGATAATTTTAAAAACAGTGTACCAAAGTATGTACTCTCCCACCGTCCACCTGATTCAGCACAAGCTTTTGATGTGGGATCAACAAATAAGTTAAGATTCAGTCGTCACAGTCCATGTGATTTGATGGTATTCGATGGAATACGAAATCTTTTTCTTACACTTGAATTAAAAACATTTCAAGGTTCATGTAGTTTTGAACGTGATAAAAGCGAAAAAGGAATTGTACATTATTATCAGATTAAAAGTTTAAAAGATTTTGCACAATATAATCGTGTTATAAGCGGATTAGTATTAGACTTTCGATCAAGTGACAATACATATTTCTTAAATATTAATCAATGGGATGATTTCATCTCACATATAGAAAAGAAAAGTTTTAACGAAAAGGATTTGCTTGAGTATGCAAGTCCTATTTTAATTCATAAAGAGAAATTAAAAGTAAATTATAGATATGATTTAGAATCATTTTTAAATGATGTAAATTATTAAAATCGTAGTTAGGACTAATTGTTAAGTAGTCTATTTTATAGACAAGAGTGTAAATAAGTGGACAAATGTATTTTGCATTCCTTGTTCACACTTACTTAACAATAGGTTTCAAGCCTTAGTGACTGCTACTATCGAAAGATATGTTGCAGATATGAACTACGTTAGAGAAAAGGTTAAAAACACACCTTCAGATGTGCTCGTCAGTCGGAAGCTCTGTGAGTGCCAATCAAGAAACTATGCTAATGTCCTGCATAGATAACAGAGAAACACATATACCCTCTCCAACATTGGCAAGACGAAAATTACTCCGAAAGGAAGGTATCCAGAGATGGAAAATAAAATTGAATATTGTTTTGTTATTGATAAAAATAATAAACCATTAGCTCCGACAAAAATTAATAAAGGTTGGTATTTGATTAGAAAAGGTAGAGCTAAATTAAAAAGTAAATATCCTATGGTGATACAATTAGAAAAAGAAGTTAAATCTGATGAAGACGATGAAAGTCATATGGTTTGTGGCATAGATGACGGTTCTACACATGTTGGTTTAGCTATTGTTCAGAAATGTCTTACTAAAAATAAAGTAGTGTTTAAAGGAACGATTGAGCAACGCCAGGATGTAAAGCATCTTATGGATGTAAGGCGTGGATATAGACGTTACCATCGTTACCACAAAAGATACAGACAAGCAAGATTTAATAATCGTTCATCTTCTAAAAGAACTTGTAGATTAGCACCAAGCATCAAACAAAAGAAAGACGCTATTTTAAGAGTATTATATCAATTAAATAGCTGGATAGATATTCAAGAATATTACCTTGAAGATGTTTGTATAGATATTCGTGCAATGACAGATGATTATAAACCTTATAGATGGCAATATCAGAAATCTAATCGCTTAGATGAAAATTTAAGAAAAGCAACTATCCTGAGAGATGGATGTAGATGTCAAGAATGTGGGAAATCTAACTGTATATTAGAAGTACATCATATTAGAGCAAGAAGATATGGTGGAGCTAATACCATTGGAAATTTAATTACTTTATGTAAAAAGTGCCATGATAAAACAGAAAGTAGAGAAAAGGATTTTGAAGAAAGATATTTCAATATGATTAAATCTAAGCCAAAAAGATTTGATTATGCAATGCATGTAATGCAGGGAAAAACTTATTTGAGAGAAAAGATTTCTGAATTAGGAATATTACATCTTACAAATGGTGGAGAAACTGCTAATAAACGTATTGAGTGGAACATAGTAAAATCTCATAGTAATGATGCCATATGTATTGCAGATGGCATCCCAGATACTTGTGATATTAAAGAGTGGATTATTAAACCAATGAGAAGGAAATCAAAGGCAAAAACTGATAATGTGCTAGGAATTAAGCATAGAGATTTAGTTTCTTATACATATAAAAGTGGAGAAACTCATACAGGATATGTTACTGCTTTATATCCAGAACAATTGGCTTTAAATTTTCAATCAAAAACTAAACATTGCAAGAAAGTAAATGCACGAAAATGCAGATTACTTTGGAAATTCAATAAAATTTACTGGTTAGAACAATGTGTATAATATTGCACATTTATCTATAAATAAACACATTTTATAAAGGAGAAGAAAATATGAAGAAAAGCTTACTCAAGGTAAAAAATACAATCACATTTGAAGATAAACTCAATGCAATTGATCTTATTCTGAATGCTTTTTGGGATGATGAAACAGGTGAATATACACCTTGGATGGAAGAACCTGCACGAATTATTGCAGTTGGAAAATATTTTATTGAAGGATATACACTGGAAGATGGTGAAAATATTTTTAAACTATATTCCTCAGATGATGATTTAAAGAGTCTTATTGATACATTTATCAATCCAGACTATGAGTCAAGATGTGAATCTGTAAAAGAATACATTAAGGTTATGGATTTTGTAGACAAGATGGTTCATGACAAACTTGAATGGACTAAGCAGAATATCATTCATGCAAATCCAGATATGGATAGAATTGTAGAAGGTGTTAATGTATTTATTGACGCATTTAAGAATTTTGCTAATCTTGATCTTACTGCTCTTACACCAGAAATGGTTAAGGACGGAGTATCTTTTATGGAAAAACTAAAAGAATCTGGTTTTGAAATTAATGCAGAGAATCTTACTAAGATTGTAAAAGATGCTGCGGCATTTAATATTGACAAAGCTAGCCAGGATATTATTGATGCTAAGAATGAACAGATTAAGAAATTGCAAGAAGAAAATCGAGAACTCAAGAAAGTTAAAGGAAATTTCAGTGCTAGAAATGTAATGAATGATGGATCTGGAAATAAGAACAATAACAAGACTGGAACTAAAGTGACAAAAATGGACAAGAAGAAATAATTGGAATGAACCAACATCCCTTATAAATAGTATTTACATTATTTTACGCGAATATGATCGTATATTAAAAATGCAACTGTGATCATACCACATAATGCATCTACTATCGTACCAAGACTACCACAGTTGAGTACAATAACCATGTATGTACCTCCTTGTATTTAATATCTATGTGAAAGGCTATGCCTGAATTTTAGCAATAAATAGGCATAATACTGTCATGGTTCAGCTATCATAAGTTTTATACCTATATCTATAGATATTGGTATAAACTTACATAAAAGCTTGTTGGCAATTTCTGTGGTATATAAGGGTGTTGGCTCATAAAATATTTTACCAGATTATATTGTGTAGTTCAATACAGAACGTTTGTTTAACGGAGAGTACTACTCTCCTATCTCATACGGAGGAAATTATTATGGGAATAATTATGGATGCAATTGATGCACAAATTATTAGACCAAGAGTTGAAGCTGCTGAACAAGAAGGTTTTCAAATGACTCAAACAGACATTCAGAATTTTTATTCAAGTGGATCGCCTGTAAAATATATCAGAACTGGGACATATGAAAGTTCACCACGTTCATCTGGTGTATCTGGTGGCAACGGAAATTATCATTATGATATTCATTTGAATGTAGCAGAATATCCCTACGGACAACATAGTGGCTTACAGATTATGACAGATATCCAAAACAATGGTAGTGGCGTTTTGGGTACTCCTGGTACATGGGATGATGCTGTACAGGATATTATAGAAGCCGTAAAAGCTAATTTTAGCTAAGAGGTATAGCTATCAAAAATTTATAAGAAAGAAATAAAATAATGTAACAATTAAACAACATGAATCCTAAATTTCATCGTGTGATATAATACAAAAAGAAAAGAAGCTACTGTGTGATACAGTAACTTCTCTTTCTTTCTACATCATGAAAATTTCATATGATCTCTTTCTCTTCTCCTATTTTCAGCACTTAATCTTTGTAGAATGAGCAATCGAAATCTAATCCAATAAATCCAATATGAATGTGAATTTCTTTTGCTTTTTGGACACAACACGATGTAATACAAAGTAAGCAAATCCAATACCTGCAAATTTCAGTGCATAATCAAGTATGAGATCGATCACGATTTACATCCTTTCTGTTAGACTACAATATTCAGGAAAATAAATTGTGAAGAACTCACAGAATTTATAAAGATTTTCATGAGATATTATACCTTTCTTATAAGCAAAGGTGTTTACAAGTTACACTTCTCAGCATGTAGCTTCGATTCTTTTTAATTATATCGCAGAAATTTATACAATTCAATAAGTAATAATTATAGTTTACTCTCCTTTCTTGCGGAGAGTTTTATTTTTTGTAAGAAAGGAGAATAAATTACTATGGGAGCGCAATTTCAAGTTGACGTAAATGTTGTTACTCATGGTGCGGAAAAAGTTAATGAGCTTGAACAAAAATTAAGCAAAATGCAAAATAAATCTGTTGATATTAAATTCAATGTTCAAGGTCAAAATCAAATTAACAATATTATACAACAACTCCAAAATGTTCAGAGACAAGGAATAAACCTTAATCTCAATAATAACAATATGGCACGTTCTGCGCAGAATGCAGCACGACAGTATACGCAAAATTTTCAACGCCAGATAAATTCTTCAAAATTAAAATATAATATTGATACAGGAAAATATGCAGCCGCATCATCCAGAATGAGCAAACAATTAGGAGCATATGGAACTCAAGATACTGCAAATATTCAAAAGGCTACAGCGGCTCTAGCTTCATATAATCAGGCTTTAGATAAACTTCAAAATCATTACAATGGATCTAATGTTTTAGGTAAAAAACAGTTACAACAAACTTTTCAAGATATGACTAAAGCAGGAGATACTTTTAAGAATACTTTGTCTCAAATTAGAGATGAATCATCGAAAGCATTATCTCCGACAGTTGCTAGTACATCTGGAAATAAAGTTGTTGAGTATATGAATGCTAACTCAAGGGCGGTTAAGAAATATGGAGCAAGTCTAAAAACACTTGAACAACAATACCGCTCAATGACAACTATTGAAGAAAAGGCAAACTATGACAAGGTTTTTGCAAATTTAAAATCAAGAATTGATGCAGAAGGACTATCAGGAAATTCATGGTTTGGTGAATTAAAACGTGCCACAGGACAGATTGCGCAATTTGCTGGTGTATATGGTATGTTGCAAAATACTGTAATGCAAATACCATACAAAGCAATTACGGCAGTAAAAGATTATGATGCTGCTATGACTAATATGCAGATGGCAACAGGTATTTCAAATACCCAAGCGCAAGAACTGATGAATACTTATTCAGACATGGGTAAGCAATTAAAAGTTACTGGTGTCGATGTTGCTACTTCTGCTACAGAATGGATGAAACAAGGTAAAACAATTGAAGAATCAAACAAACTTGCACAAGATTCTATTGTTTTATCCAAGATTGGTGATTTGTCTTCCGATGATGCTACAAGAACCATTACCGCTGCTATGAAATCATATGATTTGAATGAGTCTCAAGTTATGGATTTTGTTGATCAGATTTCTGCAATTGATATGGCTTCTGCTACTGATGTTGGAGGTCTTGCAGATGCTTTTAATGAAGTTGCAGCCAATGCCAATCAAGCAGGAATTAGTACAAAACAACTTCTCTCTTATGCTGCTGTAATTGGTGAAACAACTCAGGAGGGTATGTCTTCTGTTGGTACATCTCTTAATGCTATCTTTTCTCGTATGGGTAATATTAAACTTTCACGTTTAAAAGATTATCAAAATGGCGGAGAAGATTTATCTAATGTAGAAACTGTATTGAGAGGTGTTGGAATTTCACTTAGAGATACAGATGGAGAATTTAGAAATTTTGGTGATGTATTAGACGAAACTGCTGGTCGATGGTCTGAATTTGGCACAGTCCAGCAGAGGGCAGTTGCACAGGCTTTCTCAGGAACCAACCATATGAATGATTTTATGGTGTTAATGCAACAGTACTCTAAAGCACAAGAGTATATGCAAATTGCGGATGATGCTTCTGGTACATCAATGGAAAAATACAGTGCCTATACAGATTCTCTTGAAGGTAAACTTGAAGGACTTAAAAGTACATTTGAATCATTGTCTAGTACTGTATTAGATTCTGATGCATTAAAAGGTTTTGTAAGTGGTGGCACAGAGGTTTTAGGATTAATTGATAAATTAACTAATTCTTTGGGTGTCATGGGTACTGTAGCAGTTGGAGCAGGTATTTTCCAAGGTAAAAACAACAGCGGTAAGAGTACATGGGATTCGCCCCATGCATTTTTCAAAATGACTTATGCCGCTTGAGAGTTTAGCAGTAATGTGTACGAGCTTATTTATAAGCAAGGACTCTCTGGTGACTTTCTAAAATGGAGTTAGCGGTAATGCGCTACTCTTCTGTATTGAATTTCAGAACGGGAAACTTTCATAGTTCAAAAGGCTATGTCACATGAGTTTGGTACTAAACTTATATTTAATAGGTATAAGTGGCAAATCCGAAAGGATGCGGTATAGTAACAATCCAAACTACGAAGTAATCCGCAGGTAGGGCTTCATTATAATGGATGCCGACCTCAACGAGCGTAACGAAAGTATGGTTCTATATAGAATCATAAAAATGCACTCTAGCGATAGGGAAGATGGATGCCCGATAAATTCAGGGATAGTTTCTATATACTACTCTTCCATCAGCAGTTGGGAATTATTTATATATGGTTGTATCGACATATATAAATATTGCAAATATAGAATAATGATACGATTATGTAATTTAATCCAACAATTTTGCATACTATTAAATGCAATAGTATATTGTGTTATACTTTTATTCAAATAAATAACAAGGGGTGTGCAATTATGAATGATAAGATGTATAGAATTTTGATATTGAGTTGCATGGCTATTATGTCTGTTTGTTTGACAGTTATGACATATATATCATTTACAAATTAAAGAGACTGATAACAGTCTCTTTAATTTGTTTATAAAGAATTATTATTTAATAAAACATCACCATGTTCTCGGTGTTCTTGAAGAATGTCAAATATTTTTAATATTGTCTCACAATCAATATCATCAGAATGTAATATAAGTTTTATATATTCATGTATAAATTCAAATTCTGAAATCATATATAAAAATTCTCTTTCATAATCAAGACCATATTTTTGTAAAGTTCTTATTGTTCCAATTGTATAAAATAAATAATTGAATGTTTTTGAATAAAAATCCAATTTAAATTGAGTAATATAACCTTTTATCTCATCTTCAATTGTTTTAGTTGTAATTACACTGTATATCATAGTTTTTGGAGTTATAGGCATAGATCTATATTCCAACAATGCCTCAAATTCTATTTCGGATGCGTGAACTTCTGAATATGTACTCATAATTTTTAAAAATTCATTATATGGTAAGTTTTTAAAAATTATAGAATCTGCAATGTGTGTCATTTCATGATATAAAGCTGCTCTCATATAAACAATGTTATGAGCAATATGTTTTCTGTTTACATAAATTTTGTAAATCCCATCATAAGCTTCTTTGCCATTAATATATGCTACGGGTTTTATTCTACGCAGTTTAATTTCAGGTGTTACGTCCAAATTGTATAAATTTTTATATTCTTCACAAAATAATCTAATTGTTTCTTTCTTAGTCATGTTTATCCTCAAGGTGGTGATTCAATAATGTTTAAAATTATTTATATACTATACCGTTATATAGCACTAATATTTTATCCAAATGTTATAGAAACAATAGTAACAAATCATTCTTTTTGGATTATTGAGAAATATGATAACGGGAAAAATAAATTATATAAAACATTTTGGAGAATCATCTATGAAATTTATTGGTTTATATGTGGTAGTTTGCAAATAGTAATTATGAAATTACTTTATTTGATTGGAAAATATTTTTATCCAAATAGTAATGAATATGAACGTTATGATAATAATCCGCAAAACTATTTATAAAATGCTTAATATCATCTTACCAATAACTACCATATTTGTAAATTAAGAACCTATGTTTTGTCATATTATGACAGTTCATAGTGTGTCATTTTGTGTATATTTGAATGTAATACTATACTACATCATTACCATTTATACTCACAAACATTTGTGCAGATATTTAACTGCCTCAAAGAACATAAGTTTTGTCTATACTTCCCATATTAATTGGTATATACTGGAAGTATCAATTAATATAATACAAAGGAGAAGTATATTATGGGACAGAACGAAAAAGAAAATAAGAATGTAGAAATGCCAATTCTTGAAATTGCAGAGGTGTATGAAAGAAGAATACCAAGAACTAACACTCAAAGTCCAAATGAAAAACCAATCGATTTGGAATATATGACTGGAATTAAAAAGGGAGGCGACAAGAAATAGACGAATTTTATAAATTAATAGAAGGACTACCACTAATATTGCAATATGTTGTTCCAGGTGCAATCTGTTATTATTTATACAGATTTACAACAGGGAATAAAAAAGAAAGTAAATATATACCAATTATAAGCTGTATAATTAGTTATTTATTACTTTCATTGGTATCTCTTGCTAGAGCTAAAAATATGTTTCATATTGCATTATTGCCTGATACACCATTTATAAACTCTGCGGTATCTAGTATTTTAGGAATACTTTTAACGGTAGTTATCGTATTTATCATAAGTAGAAAATGTTTTAAAAATTTTACAACATGGTTATTCCATAAAACACCTTATGAAACTATATGGATGGATGTTTTAGATTTTAGTAAAGGTTCTAATTTAAAAGTATATTTAAAAAATGAACCATTTTATGTAACAGGGCATCATCTTGTACACGAAGATAATGGAAATGATTCATGGTTTGCTGTATCTGCATTTACTAAAATTGATAAGAAAACTAATAAGATTTATAATAATGAACGATCATATAATGATAATTCTGAAATAAAATACGTTTTTAAATTATCAGATGTAGAACATATTGAAATATTTTAAGAAGTATTAAGAGGGTTAGTATACACTAGCCCTCTATTTATAACCGCATTCATTTTTTATCACCGAATTTCAATTGAAGCCAAACACATATTGCTGCAAAAACAATATATAATATACATTTTAAAATTTTACTCTCGCCCGATATTTTTAATATTTCAAAATGTATTACTACTATGATTGTAAATGCTAATATCGCAGCAATAAGAGTTAAAAATGGTGCTAAACATCAAACGTATTCACCTCGTGTATATGCAGAGAAAGCTAAAAATGTGAATATGAGTAAACAGACTATAACTTGAATCATTGTGGTAAGCTCCTACTCTTTTATTGGAGTTTAAGAAAATGAAAAAGAACGATTGACGCCCCATTGTAATTTTAAAATACCATCTTTATAATTTGATGAAATGATAAAATATGCTTTTTTATTATTGTCAGAATCAGAAGCATCATAGCTTTTATCATTAAAATCAGTAGTAAAATTAAAGCATTCTCCGTTTTCCTTTTTATATTGTTCCTTTGATTCATCAGTCCCATTTGGAGGAAGTGATGTATATTTTTGTAAATATTTATAATTTTTCAAATCATTTATAATGTGTTCATATTCATCATTACCACATTGTGTATTCCATTGAAAATAATAGGCGTTCCTATCTGGATTTAAAGACCATTCGTCTTGTTTGTCAAAATAAAGTAACGATAATGTTCCATCGTATTTATCACAAATATTATAGTTATTCCAGAAAAATCGTGTATAATCATTACCATCTTCTTTTTCTGCCTTACCTAAAGTATTTTCACATTCATATGGATTAAGATTATCTGAAAACATCCATTCTGCTATATTTATTTGATCATTTGACGATCCGCATCCTGATAATATCACTGTGCCAATTAAAATTCCTATTGTAAACTTTCTTTTCATATATGTAATATCTCCTTTAATGTAATATTTTATCATATTTGAGTAATAATTTCCACAGTATTTTGTTAAAAATTCCCAATAACAAAATATGTATTACATCGTAGATAATAAACGGAATAAAAGGTTATAGAACTCAAAAAAGTAATGTAAATGCATTAAAAGGCGTATTATCTTCCATGAATCAGATTTATGCTAGTGGTGGAAAAATACAAGAAGGTTTTTGGGATAATGTTCAGATGCCAGATAGCGTAAGAGCCGCATACGGATCAAACTTAAAGAAACTTACAAAACATATGAATGGTGTTGCGGATGCAGGTGGTGATGCAAAAGCAAGTTTAGAAGATTTGAACCGAATAATAATTCAAAACGGTGAAGCCGCTGTACAAGACACAACTCTTACTCAAAAACTTGTTGGTGGATTAAAGTCTGTTGGTAGTACTGCTTTAAGTATGGCTGGAAACATGGCTTTAAATTTTGTTGTTTCAAAAGGATTAGAATGGGTTATAGGTGGAATTAGTGACTGGGTTAATCGTGACCAAATTGCCATTGATAATGGAAAGAAATCACAGCAAACAATTTCAGACACATTTAATGAATTTTCCAAAGGCAAAACAACTCTCAATACATTAGGTCAATCATTTGCTTCAACCAATCAGCAAATTACAAGTACAGGCGATGCTATTCAATCTGTTGCAACTAAATATACAGAGTTATCAAAAGGTGTTGATAAAAAGACAAACGCTAATATCGGATTGTCAGATGAGGATTATCAAACATATCTTGATATATCAAGTCAACTGGCAACACTATATCCACAACTTCAATCTGGAACAGACGCTCAAGGAAATGCTATGCTTAATCTTGGAACTAATGCTAAAAATGCAGCAAAAAGTATCCAAGATTTATACTCATCTTCTATGTTGTCTGCTAATGTTAAAATTGGAGATGAATTACAACAAGCATTTAAAGGCGTTTCGACACAGGTTGATAAATATCAGAAACAAGTTGATGAATATGATGAAAAGGCTAAAGAATACAGAAAAAAATCATCAAGTGCTTATGATTTTGTCTTAACTGATTCAAAATTAAATGATTTTATTGAAAATCAATCTATACATCTTGATTCAAGAGAACTTGGAGATAAATATGGCGATTATATGGATCGTATTTCTGATATCTTTGATAAGAACAAAATCTCTTATGATATAATTAGTAGCGATCCAAGCTTAACAGATAAGAATGGAAATCCATATAGTACATCAGATTTATATATATCAGATCCAGATGTCACAAAAGAACAACTTCAACAAGTTGGAAAAGAAATTGCATCTTTTTCTGATGATCTTTCAAATAAATTTTCTGCCAAAGCATCAGAAATGGAATCAAAATCTGCATCTACGACTGCATTAATTCAAGATCAATGGAAAGGGATGACAGATTCTCTTGGTCAATATTTACAGACAACGGATTCTTTTGATAAACTTGATTCTAATTTGAAAACTAATTTACTAAAAAATCTTAAAAATCTTGATATTGAATCTTTATCAAAAGAATATGATGGTGATGCCTTACAGTTTATGTATGATAAATTTATTATGCCACTATCTAATTTGTCAAAAGATCAACAACAGGCAATTTCTGATGCATTAAATATAGATGAAGCAAAATCTACGGCAAATCAATATGCAAATCAAGTCAACAGTGCATTTGAAAAGATTTTTCCAAATGATAAAGATCTTCAAGAACAATGGAAAAAGAACTTTGGACTTCAAGATATTATTGATGACAATAGTGAACAGATAGAAACATTAGCGAATAAATTCAAAGATGCAAAATCAAAAATTACAAAATTAGACCTCGGAACATTAACAAATGGAGATAGAGATATTGCATACAATCTTGTAGTGGATGATGGTGAAGCATTCAATACATTTGATGAATTACAGAAACGTATCGCAGAAACAAAACAAACTCTTTCAGAAAAAGACCTGTCTCTTGATGCAATGAAACAAGTAGTAACTGATACTACTACTGCATACTCTTCTCTCTCAACTGCAATGTCAGAATCTATGTCAAATACGGGAATGACAGCAGATTCCATAACAGCGGTTAAAACTGCACTTTCATCGTTAGTTAGTGAGAATGATGCATTCAAAGATGCAAGTCTTGATGGTATCTTTAGAAACACTGCCGATGGTGTTGACCTTAATACAGATGCTATGAAGCAACTTATTAAGAAACAACACGATATGAAAGTTGATGATTTTACAAAATCTATTCAACTTCAAAATGAAGCTTGGAAAGAACAGCAAAAAATTATTGATGAAAATAAGTCAGAAGATGCTGTAAATGCTGCGAGAGATAAACAAAAAGAAATCACTTCTGATATAAATGCAATTCAACAAGCACAATCTCAATACTATGCTCAGTATAAACAGATGGAAAATATGTTTTCTGATTATAGTAAATGGATGCAAAGTGCTTCTCAGGAAACAGCAGGTACTCCGTATAATAATATCGTTAGTGGACTTGAACAAGCATATAAAGATTTCCAGAATGACCTTGTAGGTACAGATTCATTTAAGAATTTTGCTGCTATGATTTCTCCTACTGGTGCTACTGATCCTGCGGATTTTGAAGAGAATTATGCTAAAGCCAAGAGATACTTACAAGAGGGCGATGATGGCGTTAAGAATTTTCTTAATGACTTAAAATCACACGACCTTGCTACATTTAATCAGGAAACTGGTGAATGGGTAGTTAAGGCTCACTCTGCCGCCGAAGCAGCTAAGGCTCTTGCTACAGGAACAGATGTTGCTAGTGCTGCATTTGGAAAACTTGAAGATTATGGATTCCACGATAATATTGTTGATGATGTTCAAGATGGCATTCTTAAAATTGGTGAAGCTTACACAAATTTAGCAGATGCAAAATCTAAGCTAAAAGAAATGGAAGCAAATCCAGAGAATTATAGTGAAACAAGGATTCAGGCTCAACGTGACGAAGTAGAAGCATATACAAAAGATATTGGTGATTTAACCGATAATATGCAATACTACATTGAGCATCAGGTTGAAGAATATCAACAGCAGAAAGACTTTGCTGAAAATGCTGTTAAGGAAATGGCAAAATATCAGCAAGAAATTCAAGCTAATCCTAATAAATATGGCGGTGTTGAAAATGCTAATCAACTTTCCAATTATCTTACAGAACAGATGCAAGGTTATGGAGAATCTTATGGTATTGACGCTGCATCAATTCAGAAACAAGTCATAGATGATACAAAAAAAGCAACGCAAACTGCGAAGAAGCAAATCGAAACGTATAAAGATGTATATTCTCAACTTCAAGAAGAACAAGATAAAATTAATGATTGGGGACTATCTTCATATGGAAATGCTTATGATACTAGCGGAAATAGTTTTGTTCAAAAGCAATTTGGTAACATTGATATGGATAAACGTCAAGTTATCACTTGGTCTGATGAATTAAAAAAGACTTATTCAAAAGAGTTAGCAAGTTGGGATTATGAGCCAGAAGTGGGCGGCGTTGATACTGTTTTTGGTGGTTCAGATCGTTTCGGAGAAGGGGAAAAAGGTCTTGAAGAAGGTGTAGAAGTTGCTTTTACTCCTATCATGAATACAGCAGACGGAAAGACAACTTTTCTTGGTAAAGATACCGTTTATGATTATATCAATGAGCTTATTGGAGAAGCTACATCTGATGGTAATTTCTCAGAAGATAAATTATTATCATTAGATAAAGAAGGACGTAAAATTGGCGATCAATTTGTACAGGGTATTCTTGCTGCTGCTGATACTTCAACAAATTATGATAATGACGGAAATAAAGCTGAGCTATATGGACGAATGATGCATTTCTCTGGTGCTTATGGTGCATTAGGATTAGCTTACTCTGAATTAGGTGAAAATGCAGAAGATGTTGTTAGTACAATGGGTAAAGTATCTAAAGCATTGGATTCTAATGATAAATCTGTTCAAGATTCTATAAATACTTTGCAAAAGTATTCTTCTAATGAATTAGAAGGTATTAACTTATTTGATGGAGCTTATGATAGTGAAGATTTAAAGCCTGCGGAACAAGCATTAGACAGTATTTGCCAAACTTTAGGATTGAGTAAAGAAGAAGCAAGTCAACTTGTTAAAGTTCTTGAAGGTATGGATATTATTAATTCCGATAATTCTTCATTCAATGCTACAAACGATGAATTAACTCAAGCACAAGAGAAATTAAATGAACTCACTGGAACAGATTATAAGTTTAATTTTGATACCAGTGACTTAGACACAATTCAACAGCAAATTGATCAGGCAAAGAAACAACTTGAGCAATTCAAGAAAGATGGTCAAGTAGACTATTCTCAGAATGGTGCGCAAGAAGCATCCGATATATATGAGGCAAGTGTTAGACAACAACAAGATGCCGAGTATAACGGTCATGCTATTACGCAAGTTGGTTCTACTGATACTGAAACTTCTCAGCTTCTTAGTTCTGCTAGGGAATTTATGCAAGCTAAGAACGAATTAGATGTGCAGACTCAATTAGCAAATGAGGGTGCTGAAAATCATCTTGAAGAAGCTCAGAAAAATGCTGAATCTGCATATAATACTTTTAAAGATTTAAATGAAGCATCTGGAAACAAACTTGGTTTAGACACCTCTGATATTCAATCTACTGAAAATGATCTTTTGGGTTTAACCGAAGATGATTTAAAAGTTAAGGTTGGTGCTGATACATCTCAAGCACAGGAAGATATTTCAAGCCTTCAAAATGTTTCTGGTTCAACTGTTACATTAAATTGTGATGTTACAAATGAAGAAAGTTTTGAACAAACCAAATCTACAGTTGAGTCTATGCCAAAAGATACTACCGCTACTGTTAATATGGTTGTTAATGGTGAAAGTGATGTAGAGAAAACTGTTTCATTAATCAAAGAAGCTCCTAAAAATCAAAATTCAGAACTTGTTGTCAACTGTATTGTTGCTAACAAAGAAGAATATGATACCATAATGCAAGCACAAAATGAAGCAAATAGTAGTGGAGCAAATATTAAGGTTAATGCGACAATTGGTGAAGTTGACACATCTTCTGCTGATGCTTCTTCTACTCCTGTAGAAGTTCAAGGACAGATTAAAGATGTAGAGCCATATAGCGGTGACACAAAAATTGATGTAACTGCTACTATTAAATCAGTAGATCCTTACTCTGGAAATGAAAAAGTTGATGTAACTGGACATATTACATCTGTTGAACCTTATAGTGGAGAAGTTGATGTAAACGCAAAAGCCAATATCACAGGTGTTGTTGGTGGAGATAACCTAAATGTTGTCGTCAATGCAAGAGCGCACGTAACTGGTTCAGACGGACAAACAGCAGAAGGAACAATTAACTATAAAAAAGGTAATGTTGAGAAAGCTGATGGCACTACTTCTGAGGGTATTATTAATTATAAAAAAGGTGATGTCGAAAAGGCAGATGGAACTGTCTCAACAGGTACAATCAATTATGATTTAGGCAATGTCGCTACTCCTACTGGTATGGTTGCTACTGGTGTAATTAACTATACATTAGGAAGTGTTGCTAAACCAGGTAAAGCCGCTGGTACATTTGGACAAACTAGAGCATATGCTCAAGGTAGCCTTAGTGATTTGTCGGCTTATGCAGGTGGTCGTGTATCATTACCAAAAGATGAAAAAGCTCTTGTTAACGAAATAGGAACAGAATCTATTGTGCGTGATGGACAATGGAGTTTAATTCCTGGTGGAGCGCATCTTGAGAATCTTAAAAAAGGTGACATTATCTTCTCTGCTTCTCAGACAGAGGATTTATTGAAACGTGGTGCAACACCAGGTCATGCTAGAGCATATGCACAAGGAAGTTTAAGTGACTTATCACTACCTCTCGCTCCTGCTCACGCAGGTACTAGAGGTTCTTTTTATCACGATACACATAAAACATCGGTTTCATCTGGATCATCTAGTTCATCTGATAGTTCTGCTACTCAGCAACATACTGATGCTGTTAAAGACGATACATCCGCTACAGAAGATAATACTAAATCTGCAAAAGATTCTACAGAAGCATTTGACTGGGTAAAAACTAAACTTGATAAATTTGCAAAATCTGTAGAACGTATATCTAATCAGATTACGGACTACATATCTTCTACTTTCAAAACTGTACTTCTCAAAAGACAGGTCAAAGCAGTTGAAAAGCAACTCAAGGCGAATGAACAGGGTTATACTGCTTATATGAATAAAGCTAATTCTGTTGATATTAGTGACGACTATAAGAATAAGGTAATCAATGGTACATTCTCAATTGAGGAAATTGATACATCTTCTGACTCTGGCAAACAGTTAGCAAAAGATATTAAAAGTTTCCAAACTTATTATAACTCTGCACAAGATTGTAAAGACACAGTACAGGAGTTAAACAACAAACTTCTGGAATTATATGAAACAATCGTAAATATGCCTACGGAAAAGGCAGAGAAAAAGATTGACAGATTAAAGACTAAACTTGAATCTCTCAATGCTGTTTCTGATACTGTTTCATTGGGTGGATCTGCAATCGCAGCAATGCAGAATCAGATTAAGGTTGACATTCCTGGTTTAGGCAATGCACAGAAGAAGCTTGATAAGGCTGAAACTGCTAGAAATGCAACTAAGAAAACTCGTGCAAAAGCAAGTAAGACTTTAAAATCTGCTACGGCTGATGCAGAGTCTACAGGAAATACACTTATCAAGGCAAGCGAGAAACAGGCAAAATCCATAGGCAAGAAACTGAAAAGTGCCGCAAAGTCTAGTACAAATAAAGCTACTTATAATGCAATTGCACAGGCAATTCGTGAAGGTAAAGCAGTTAATACAAAGGGACTGAAAGGTTCTGCACTAAAATATGCGAAATCATATAACAGTTCTTTAAAACAAGGTAATACTATTGCTTCCAAGGTTAAGGCAGGCAAAACTGTTAAGACTTCTGGAATGTCAAATATATTGAAGTCTACGGCACAGGCATATAACGCTGATGCAAAAGAGAAAGCTTCTGCACAGAAAGTATATGACAATGCTAAAAAAGCAGACGAAAAAGCCCTTGATGATCTGACCAAGGCTCAGAAAAACAAAGATAAGTTATATGCAGGTTCTACTAAGGAACAACAGATTCTTGCGACAACAAAAGGTAAGAAATCATATGTATACCAGAATATGCTTCTTACACAGGAAACTAAGAATCTCAAGGAACAGAACAAACATCGTCAGAAAGCTTTAAAAGAGACTCGTGATAGCTATATGAAGGCAAAAAATAGATATGACATTGCTGATGCTGATAAAACGAAATCTCAGAAGAAACTTCTGAACAATAAAACTGTCATGTCTAAGTTGAATAAAACTCAACGAAAGGCATTAAAGGCAGGTAAAACAGTAAGCACAAAAGGTATCACTGATCCTAAAGTACTGAAATGGATTCAAGACTATAATGAAAAAGTCAAGAAATCTACGGATTTAAGCAAGAAACTTCGGATTGAACAGGAAGCTTTGGATAAAGCAACCAGTGAAGCAGCACAATCTCAGGCAGAATACGCACAGTCTATCGTAGAAAATGCAAAGAAGAAACTTGAGAATATTGCAAACTATTATGATTCCTTTACTTCTCAATGGGAAAACAGAAACTCTATGTATGAAGCATACATGGATAGGATGCAGACACAGGGTTACAATCTGAGTACGAAATTCTACGAAGCAGAGATTGGACAGCAACAGAAAATTGTTGACAATTTGTCTCAGAAGTATATCGCAATGAAACGTAACTTTGCACAGGCAGTACAGGATGGTAAGATCAAAGAAGGTACAGAAGAATACTATGAGATGCAGAATGAGATTGACCAAGTTGCGATTAGTCTTAAAGAAGCACAAAACAAAGTGGTTGAGTTTCAAGCATCTATTCGTGACCTTAAATGGGAACAGTTTGACCAGTTACAGGATGCTATCGGTCGTATTACCAGTGAGTCAGATTTTCTTATTGACCTTATGAGCCACAAGGATATGTATGACAAAGATGGCAATATGACAGAACAAGGTCTTGCTACTATGGGATTGCATGGTGTCAACTATAATACTTATATGGCGCAAGCAGATAAATATAAGGAAGAAATGTTGAAAATCAGCGAGGAACTTGCCAACGATCCTAATAATCAGAAACTCATTGACCGTAAGAATGAACTGATTGACGCACAGCAACAAGCTATCTTATCTGCTGAGAATGAAAAAGATTCTATCAAGGATTTGATTCAGGACGGTATTGATAAACAGTTGGATGCTCTGGACGATTTGATTGACAAGTATCTTGATTGCCTTGACAGTGAAAAATCTTTATACGAGTACAGAAAGAAAATTGGTGAACAATCTGAAAAGATTGCTTCTTTACAGAAACAGTTATCTTCTCTGCAAGGTGATAATTCCGAAGAGAATAAAGCCAAATTGCAGAAACTCAAAGAGGATTTGAAATCTGCACAGGATGATATGGAAGAAACTCAGTATGACAAATATATTTCTGACCAGAAGAAACTTCTTGATGAACTCAAACAGGACTACAAGAAAGCTCTTGATGACAGAATGGATAATGTTGACGTACTGATTTCTGATGCTATCGCAAGTATCAATAGTAATTCATCTAATATTTCTCAGACATTACAGACAGAATCTAAGAATGTTGGATACACATTATCTGGTGAGATGCAGACCATCTGGACAAGTCAGAGTGGTATTATCTCTCAGTACGGTGATGACTTCTCTAGTAAATTAACAGGTGTTAATTCTGCTATTGAAAATGTCTATAATCGACAGAAAGATATGATTGATGCTATCAATGCTATGGCTGAAAAATGGATTGCTAAAGCAGATCAGATGTTACAGCAACCTACTAAAACAGAAGGAGTTCTTGAAGAAGTAGAACAAAAACCAGATAAAGATAACGTTGCAGAAGGAAATCCAACACCAGATCCACCAAAAGTTAGTGATGATGAATCCATTAGAGATGCGGTACTGGTTGATCCTGATGAACCAAAGAAGAAGCCAAATAAAGACAAGACAGGTAGTAATAAAGCTGAAGTTGGTGATAAAGTTACTTTCTCTTCTGGTAGATATTATGAAGCATCTGATGGTTCTGGTGCGTCTGGTAATATGTATCTTGGCAAGAAAGTTAAGATTACACGAATCAATAAGGGTTCTAAATATCCATATGCTATTGATGCTACGGATGGTACTGAACTTGGTTGGGTAAAACTTAATCAGTTGAAAGGCTATGCTTCTGGTATCATGAGAGTTCCGAATGACCAGTTAGCTTGGACACAGGAACAGGGCGAAGAAGCTATTGTCAGAAATGATGGTAGTATTCTGACTCCATTAAGTAGAGATGTTTCTGTGCTGAATGCAGATATGACTAAGAACTTATGGGACTTCATGGGTAATCCTGGTTCATTCTTGAGTGATTATAGTGATGGCGAGAAGTTTGGTGTGAAGAATGTTGATAATTCTAGTAGTGTTGATGTTGGAGGTGTTACAATTCAATGTACACTTCCAAATGTGATTGATTCTAAAGCATTCGTTAGAGAACTTGTCAACAATAAAGATGCTGAAAGAGCCATTAAAGCAATGACTATTGATAGAATCAGGGGTGGAAGCTCTTTGGCTAAATATAAGTATAGAAATTAATTTTAGGGGACTACTCTTTCATCGGAGTAGTTCTCATTTAAAACTTTGGAAGGTTATGGCTAAATAAATTAAATATTCAACGCATTAACGATCGCTATCTGAGCTATGGCGGTCGTTTTTTGCATTTCTTATTAAGAATACAAACTATGTAAGTATCAAGAATACTACTAACAGTTCCGTAAACTATAGTAAAAATAACAAAAGATACTGTAAAATGAATATATTTGTGTCAATTGTAATTCGACAAATTTTACACTTAAGAGACTATCTATGATTGGTAGTCTCTTTTTATATAGAAAGAGGTAATTAAATGTCAGATAAAACTGTACGAGATTTACTTGATAAAAGTATAAAACAAGATGTTGCAAAACAACAACAAAATAAGATTCATGAATTGCAAGAGAAGGTAAAAGATATAGAACAGAATGAATCTGCTCAAATATCTGATATGGATAAAAAATATCTCAAAGATCTCAAACATCAGTGGAATGAACTTTTTATTGAAACTGTAAAAGTTAAAACACAGTATGAACTACTTATTCAAGATGTAAAACTGATGAAAGAAATTACACTTGCAATTAATAAAGGTGACACATGGAAATATAAACTTGCCAGATGGCTTGTAAGATAAATAGAAAATAAATGGTAAAGGTGGTGAAGTATGAAAGCATTAGATTTTGAATATGATGGAACTTTAGCTTCAAGCAAAGGAATTGTAGTTTGTTCATTTGATTCAAGTGATGATGAAACAGTGGATTATGGTTCTAAGATAAATTTTGACGTAACATCTATGAGAAATGGAAAAGAATTTGTCTTGGTTAATTCTGGATATGATGAAGCAGGTGAATTTACTTTTCAAATTTGTAAAGATCCTTATATGCAATTAAATCGGGGAAACAAATATTTCACCACTGATGAACAACGTTTTGTGTATAGATGGCTTAATAGAAACGATGGGTTTCACATTTTAAAAATAATCACATCTGAAAATCAAACTATGCTATTTAAAGGAAGTTTTAATATTGAAACAATTGAATTTTGCGGACAAGTAATTGGCTTTGAATTGACATTTACAATGGGTAAACCATTTGCGACACAGGATTGTAAAACAATCACACATACATTTAAGGCTAATGAACAATTCACTATTATAGATGAGTCAGATGATATAGGGTATATTTATCCGTATATACAGATTAAATGTCTTTCAAGTGGTGACTTAAAAATTATTAATTCTGTCGAAAATCGCACAACTGTAATTAAGAATTGTTCTATAAATGAAGTTATTTCTGCTGATGAGAATTTAAACATATCTACTTCTCTCTCATCTCATAAATTATATAATGATTTTAATTTTGTATTCTTTAGAATTGCAAACTCTTATGAGAATAATCAAAATATCATTTCTGTAAATATCCCATGTGAAATTACAATTAAATACTATCCTGTTGCGAAAGGAGTTGGACTTTAAAAATGAATGTACATAAATTAAGAATGGACACCTCTGGCAACGTAGAGGATATTAGTTTTGTTCTTGCTAAGAAAAATGGTGAAAAACTTGGCAATATTACAAATATTATAGATATTACTGCAAAGCATTCCATGAAAGAAGCATCTGAATTTACATTTACTGCATATAAGCAAATGGATGACAATATTATAAAATTTTGGAATGATATCAAAGATTTTAAATTAGTTTGGATTCCAGAATGGGATATGTGGTATGAAATTCATGTAGAAGTAAATGAGAAAGATGAAAATGTTAAGAAAGTTTCGGGAATATCTCTTGGTGAAGCCGAATTATCTCAAATTATGTTATATGGAATTGAGATTAATACTGAAACAGATATCGCTAGAGAAGACTATAAAATACCCACAACATTTTATAATCCAGATCATCCAGAAGCTTCATTGATGGATAGATTACTCACAGATAAAGCACCACATTATAAAGTTAAACACATTGATAAAAGTTTGATGAACTTACAGAGAACTTTTACATTTGATGATACATCAATTTATGATGCATTCCAAGAAGTTTCAGAAGAACTTGATTGTTTATTTATATTTGGATGTGGTTCTGATGAAAATGGAAAGCCAGAAAGAACAATTTCTGTATATGATTTGGAAGCAAATTGTGTAGATTGTGGAAATAGAGATACATTTGTTCATAAATGTCCTAAATGTGGAAGCACAAATATCATATTAGGATATGGAGAATATACAAATGTATTCATTTCAAGAGATAATCTTGCTGATGAGATTACATATTCTGTTGATACTGATTCTGTAAAGAATTGCATGAAACTTGAAGCAGGTGATGATTTAATGACCGCTGCTATTCGATCATGTAATCCTAATGGAACAGATTATATCTACTACTTCCCAGATGAAACAAGAGAAGAAATGTCATTAGAATTGCAAGAAAAATTAAAGTCTTATGATGCCTTATATGAAAAATATCAATCTGATTATAATTTTACTATAAATGATTCTTTTGTGACAAATTATAATGCACTTGTAAATAAATATAAAACTTATGAAGAAAGTTTAAAAGATACAGAGATTAAGAATCCTATTGTTGGATATCCAAAGTTGATGCGTATTTATTTTGATACGATTGATATGGTGCAACTTTTAAGAAATAAGTTAATGCCACCAGTCGATAAGCCAGACAATAACGCAAAATCACAGGGCGAATATTTGATGGCTAATCTCCCATCTTCTGCTTCTACTACTTCTCTTAAAAATCTATCTGTGTCTACTGCTGATAATATTATGGTTATGTTGGCACAGTCTATTGTCAAAGGCGTTTTCAAAGTTACAGTTACAAATACTACATTGTCTAATAATGTATGGAAGGGTAAATTTAACTTAGAGAATTATGCCGATAAAGATGATAAATTTACTTCTCAATTTGTATCAATCAGCATTAATGAAAACTATGAGTCATATGTAAAACAACGTATAGATTCTATACTTGCTCGTTCAGATGAAAATTATTACGATATTGTAGGATTATTCAAACAAGATATGACTGTATTTAAATCACAGTTGAAAAAATATTGTTTAAATACATTGCAAATATTCCAAAAGTGTTGTCAATCTTGTATTGATATGATGGTACAACAAGGAATTTCTTCAAACAGTACATCAAGTATATATGGAATAAATACAAAAGTTCTGTATGAGAATGTATATATTCCTTATTATAATAAGATGAATACAATTCAAGATGAGATTAAAGTACGTGAAAATGAATTGTATACTGTTGAAGGAAAATACAATAACCAGAATCAGCTTGTACAAGATGGTGTTCAGATTGAAATTGAAAGAATTATCACAGAAGTACAAGATGCGTTAAATTTTAAGAATTACATTGGAATTGATTTATACAAAGAATTTAGCTCATTTATCCGTATGGATAAGTTTTCTAACGATAATTACATTTCTGATGGACTCAATAATACAGACTTAATGAAAAATGCAATTGAGTTTATTACAGTTGCTACGAAAGAATTATTTAAATCTGCTTCTCTCCAACATTCTATTACAGGAACAATTAAGAATTTCTTACGAATGAAAGAATTTGAGCCTGTGACAAATAACTTTAAAAACGGCAATTGGATTTGTGTTGGAATTGACGATAAAGTATATCAATTAAGAATTGTCGAATATGAAATTGATTTTTCTGATACACAAAATATCAGTGTAACATTTTCTGATGTTATTTCTACGCCAGACGGAATGACTGATTTGGAAAGTATTCTGTCAAATTCTTCAAAGATGGCTACGTCCTATAGTGGTGTAGTTAGGCAGTCTACTATTAATACCAATTTCAAGAATAAAATGAACGAAATGATTGCTAAAGGTTTAAGTATGACTAATACAAAAATCGTTAGCAATGCAGATAACCAAGATATCACATGGGATGAGCATGGATTATTATGTCGTGAGTATGATGATATTATTTCTGATTATACAGATTCACAGTTAAAAATTATTAATCATGGAATTTATATCACTGACGATAATTGGAAAACTGCAAGAGCTGGTATTGGAAATTTTATTTATTATGATCCAAAGGATAAAACATATAAGGAATCTTATGGTGTTATCGCTGATACTCTTGTGAGTAATTTAATCCTTACAAGTGAAGTAGGTATTTACAATGAGGAGAAATCTATTGAAATGGCTAAAGATGGAATCATTGTAACTACTAATACTATGAACAAAAATGTATTTACAATTCGTAAGGAAATTACAGATGATGAAGGTAACGTAACTTACGAAAGACAGTTATACATTGATGATAATGGAAATATCAGATTAGCAGGAAATGCTTCTATCGCATGGGATAGTGTCACAGGGACAGAAAATGTCGTTGTGAAAGATACTCTTGATACTCTTATGGGTACTTTACAAAAAGAATTTTCAGATAAAATTGTTGATCTTGAAAAGCAAAATGATAAGAAAGCAGAGACATGGTATCAAGGAACCGATCCATCAATTGATTGGAAAACGACTGCTGATAAAAAAGGACACCAAGGTGACTTATGGTATGATACCCAAAATCAGAAAACCTATATTTATGGTGTAAATGGATGGGAAGAAACTAAAACTAATCCACCAGATGATGTGTTTGATAAAATTGATGGGAAAGCACAGATATTTATTGTGCAACCTATCCCTCCTTATAATGTTGGTGATTTATGGTTTAACAATGAAACATCAGATATTATGACTTGTATAAAAGCAAGAGCCACTGGAAATTTCGATTCTACTGAATGGGAAAAGAGAAATAAATATACAGATGATTCTAGCTTATCTACATTTTTAAATAACACATATAAAACAGATATTGGAAATATCCAAAATCAGATAGATGGGAAAATCGAAACATATAGACAAAGTGAAGATCCTTCTCTTTCATGGACTGATGCAGATAAGACTAAACATATTGGTGATTTATGGTATAACACTTCTACAAATGAAACATTCATGTATACTGGTTCAAAATGGGATGCTGTTTCAGGGAATATACCAGATGAAGTTTGGAATACTATTGATAAAAAAGCACAGATATTTACTGATACCCCAAAAACACCTTATAACAAAGGGGATTTATGGTTTGTTGGTGAAAATGGTATATATATTGATGCAGAACATCCAAATGAATATAGGAATGAAATTCTTACTTGTATAAATCCTAAAGCTGATGGAACGTTATTTAGTATTAATGATTGGCAAAAGAAAAACAGCTATACAGACAATTCAGCATTAAATGAATTTAAAAATAATGTAGGTTATACTCAGATTAACAGTGAGTGGGTAATTTCACCAAATATTAAAGGTGGACATTTAATGATTACTCAGAATGGAAGTCAATATTCTGCTGAGATTACACCAGACGGTAAGCTAAAAGCTACAGGTGCGGAAATTACTGGTAATATTACTGCTACTTCTGGTATTTTTACTGACGTAGATATTCAGAGTGGTAAAATTGGTGGATTTACGCTTGCAAATAATATATTGTCAAGTAGTTTTTCAACAATTAGTCCATCATCTTTATCATATGGAAACAATTTTTCTGTTGATTCAAGTGGAAAGTTAAGTGCGAATGGTGCAACTATTACAGGTGATATTAATGCTACTTCAATTTATGCAAAAGACAGCTATAAGATATATGCGAGTGGCTTAGGAAAATCTATAAAAGCCATATGGTGTGGTGATAATTGGGAGCCAAACGATGGATATGTAGATTTATACATTGGAAATGATTCTAAATCTTGGGCAGCGTTTATAGATAAAACGTCTAGTGATTCTAAATTTTCTCGAAGAGCCATTGTGGCTTCACAGTATTTTAACACAGGCAACCGACAAAATAACTATTCTTCTGTGAATTGTGTCACCGATCAAGACACGACATATGTCGAACTTACAACTATAAGTAAAGATACACCTGCTTCCGTAAGACTACAAATTGCTAATGATAGCGGATTATGTTTCATTCCAGGCGATGTAAATGATAGTGCATTGACTTACGATGAAACAATTAAACTTGGAACAAAAAGTCATAAATGGATGCAAGTTTGGACTAAAAATCTGTATGCAAACGGAGATACAGTTAGATTCTCTGGAATATCCGCAAAATCTTCAACTAGATATCTTGTTATTGATAGTAGTGGAAATGTTGGATATAGAGATGGCAATAATACCGAAGGTGGCAATGCATCTAGTTATGGTTCTCTCACTAACAAACCACAAATTAATGGACACACTTTAGTAAGTGGAAATAATACATTATCTAATTTAGGGATCGCCGCACGATCACATTCCCATTCAAGTTCTGACATTAATTGGAGTACTACGTTAGGATATAAAGGGTTTGGTCATTGCCATACGGTTCTTATTAATAAGGATAAAAATATGTGTGTTGCCATTAGTAATGATAGCGTTCCTGCATTCACTCCTTATAATGTTACATCGTATACTAATATTGATGATTATATGATAGGTGCTGGTGGTACTTGTAATTTAGGAAGTACATCTGCCCCTTGGAATAAAATATATGCAAGTGAACTATGGCTAAATGGGAAACAGTTAACCAGTAGCGGATCATCTAGACGAGGAATAGCTTCTATCACTTCTGGTGGAACATCTGCGAATGGACTTAAAATTACTTTTAATAGTAATTGTCAAACAGAATCCACAAGCTATGACTGGGTTCAAATTTTCTATGAATCGAATGGAAGAAAAATAGCTCTTTCAAAATTAGGTGGTTCATTTGGTGGAACTACTGTTAGTATTCCGTCCACAACATTTTGGTTATATTGGAGAACAGATTATGTAACCGATTCTTTTTATGGATTCTCAATTGATTCTATTACACCAGCAAATGTATCGTCTCCTTCTCTTTCTACAACATCAGATTCTTTCCCAAGTTATCCCGTAACAGAATTATCAGGTAGTAATTATCCAGAAAGTTCACATGGTAACTATGGAAATAATATAAATCAATTATGGAGATATACTTATTCTGGTGGAGAAACTGGATCATATAAAATTACACTAGAAGATGGAACAGTTTATACATTAAACACAAATCAGGCTACAAGTTCTACTGCTGGTATTATGAAATTGTATTCTAGTACAGGATCTAATACTGATGGTACTATGACGCAAGCTGCTATTAAAGCTGCTATTGACGCAAGTGGTGGTGGTTATACTGCTGGCACTGGTATTAAAATTGTAAACAATCAAATTAGTTTAACTAAGACTTCTAAAGATGAATATAGATATGTCGAAAACCCGATTGATGGAACGCTTCATATGTCTAATGGTTGCGGATGGGATCTTGTTAACACAGATAATAAAGAAGTTACAGGTATTTATTGTACTGATTCAAGTAACCGTACTTTTGGTGAAAATGTTGTTATTATGGGAGATACTGGATATAAAACTGTATTACGTGGTTCTTCTATTATGTTTAAAGGTGTTAGTCAGAAAACATCATATACAAACTTTTTAGTTATGGATAATGAAGGCAATCTTGGTTGGAAAACAATTTCATCTTCTGGTAGTGGTTCGTCTATTACAGGTGGATTAACTATTAAACTAGATGGAACTCCTCAGATAAGTTCATGGAAAGGTGCATCAGATGTATCTATAAACATAACGGCAAGTAGTATTGGAGCTGCTACTACAAGTTGGGTCGAAGAGGCATTTGGAAGTAGAATAGATGTTTCTAATGGATATTTATACTTATATAACAATAATGGTTCTCAATTAAGCTCCGTACAATTACCAACAAGTTCTGGTGGTGGAACAACGTATTATGGAGGTACAGGTATTACTATTTCTGGAAATACTATTTCTGTCGATAGTACTGCTTCTTCTACTCATACACATGACAGTATTTCAAATGGAAGTAAAACCATTACTGTAGGTAGTGGATTAATGTGTGGAAGCACAAGCGGATGTAGTATTGGTCTTGAAACAGAACCTTGGAAAAATGGATGGTTTACAGGTACGGTTATGTATGGAAATTTGAAAAAAGGTTCTGATAGAAATGTTAAACATGATATTTGTATTTATGATAATAAAATAGAACAAGCATATATGAATTTCCAAGGCGTTTCTTATAGATATAATTATTATGATGGTTATGATTTAGGAGATAATATTCATTATGGATTTATAGCCCAGCAAATTCAAGAATCGTTAATAAAAAATGGAATTTCTAGTGAAGATTCATCATTAGTTAATTGCACCACATACGATAAGCCAAATTCAAAAGGATTACTTAAAGAATACTCTTTATCTTATGATGAGTTCATTTCTCTCAACACTCATATGACACAAAAAGCTCATCATCGTATTGACTCTCTCACACAAGACAACCAAAAACTAAAAAACACTATTCTCTCATTACAAGGAGAAATTGCAATCATAAAACAAAAATTGGAGGAATTAGCATGATTAAAATTAACACAACAACTAACGTAAATGCAAATATTTATGTTGGAGATGCAGAAAATCAGAAGAACGTAGCTTATGCAAACGCATCTGTAAGTAAAAATGGTGATGTTTCTATTAATAAATCTATTCAAGATGGCGAAGCATTCAAAGCGAATAAAGAATCAGTTCTGAAAGATTTCACAGAGTTTGAAACTTATGTGTATAGCTTAGTAGATACTGCTGAATAGAATATAATCACATAAATTACAATGACAGACTATGGATTAATTTCTGTAGTCTGTTTTATTATACACAAAATCAAGGAGAAGAAATTATATGAAATATAGAAATATTGAAATCATTAATGTAATTAACTTTCTAAATAAATTTGGCGATATGAAATTGCCTGCAAAAATTAGTTTCGCTATCATTAAGAATCAGAATTACTTCAACAAGGAATATAAGGATTATACTGATGTTCTGCAAAAAACATATGAATCTTATTCAGATCATTTTAAGAAAGATAAAGAGGGGCAAGTTGTTGTAAATAAATCTGGTATTCCAGAACTTGATGATAAAGATGTTGCCAATAAGATGTATGAGGAAATCAATGACTTACTCTCTCTTGAGGTTGAAGTAGGAAGATTTTACATTGATGAGTCTACATTTGACTATGATGATTCAAAATATGATGTATTAACTCCAAAGGATATGTTTGCCTTAATGGACTTCTTATGTCGTAAAGATGAGGATAAAACAGAATGACAGAACAAGAATATAAACAGAAAGAAGCAAAAATAAAAGAACGTAATAAAAATATTACGATGAAACGGAAACTTCATCGGATGAAAAAGAGTAGATTACCAAAGTTCAAGAAACCAAGCACAAGTAAAATTGTGCTTTTTATTGTATTCATAATTTGTATTCAGATACTTTGTTTTAGTGAATATATGGCTATTACTACAAGTGATACAAGTTATATGTACGCATTAATTGGTGTTCCTTGTACACTAATTCCTACGATCATTGCGTATTATGCAAAAGCTAGCAAGGAGAATACAACAGGCGGCATTACATATGATATGGCTATGTCACAACAAGCAGACTACTCTTCTACCGTTGATGAACAAACCGACAGTGATGATGCTGTTGGATAATAAATAACACAAGGGCTAACCATTAAGTAATCAAAAGTATAGAGATATATACTTAAACATAGATAAAAGTGGACGCATTATGTCTTTTATTTATGGCTTAATGATAGGTCTCAAGCCTGAGTGACTGCTACTATCGAAAGGTATGTTGCAGATATGAACTATGTTAGGTAGTAAGGTCAAGATACACCTTTAGATGTAATCTTCAGTCTGAAGCTCTGTAAGTGCAAACTAAGAAACAATGCTAATGTCCTGCATTGATAACACGGAAACACATGTCCTCTACTTGACCTTGGCAAGAAGAAAAATTCTCCGAAAGGAAGGTGTCAGAAATGACAAATTATGCTTTTGTGTTAGATGCTAATGGAAAGCAATTAGCACCAACAAAAGAACAAAAAGCTTGGTTCCTTATCCGTAAGAAGCGAGCGACATTGGTAAGTAAATATCCAATGGTAATCCAGTTAAAAAAGGAAATTTCAGATGAACAAATTTGCAAAGATGAAATCTGTTGTGGAATTGATGATGGTGGGATTCATGTAGGTTTAGCTTTAGTTCAGAAATGCAAAACAAAAAATAAGGTTGTTTTTAAAGGAACCATTGAGCAGCGTAATGATGTAAAGCATCTTATTGAAGTAAGAAAAGGTTATAGGAATTATCATCGCTTCCATAAAAGATATAGACAAGCAAGATTTAATAATCGAAAATCTTCTAAACGAAAAGGTCGAATAGCGCCAAGTATTTTCCAAAAACGTCAAGCTACTATAAGAGTTATAAAGCAACTTAACAAATGGATTAATATAGCAAATTATTCATTGGAAGATGTAACTATTGATATAAGAGCATTAACTGATGGCTATAAATCATATCGGTGGCAATATCAGCAATCAAATCGATTAGACGAAAATATCCGCAAAGCGGTTATTTTAAGAGATGGTTGTAAATGCATGGAATGTGGAAAGTCTAATTGCAGGTTAGAAGTTCATCATATCAAGCCCAGAAGATTAAATGGCTCAAATACTTTAGACAATTTAATTTCATTATGTGAAAAATGTCATCAAAGAACAGAAGGACAAGAAGAATTATATATGGATAGATATTTTTCTATATTAAGCTCTACAGATAATAAGAATCTTGATTATGCACAGCATGTAATGATTGGCAAAAAATGGTTAAGAGAACAGTTATCTGAATTAGGAACATTAATATTAACTACTGGGGGAGACACAGCTAATAAACGTATTGATTGGAATATTGAGAAATCACATGCTAATGATGCTATTTGTATAACTGGTTTGCAATCAGATGCCTGTAATGTAAAAGAATGGACTATTAAACCTATGCGTAGACAAAGCAAAGCAAAAACAGATAATGTTTTAGGGATTAAGCATAGAGATTTAGTGGAGTATACATTTAAAAATGGAGAAACACATAGAGGATATGTAACTGCGTTATATCCAAAACAAAATGCAATAAATTTTCAAAGTCCTACAAAACATTGTAAGAAAGTTAATGCAAAGAAGTGTAAATTAATCTGGAAATATTCCAAAATATACTGGTTAGACAATGTGTTGTAAACACTCTTGTCTATGCTTATACACAATTAATTATATATTTTAAAGGAGGATTCGTATGGATATTTTAAATGGTATCAAAAACTTCTTATCTTTAATCAATGATAATTGGACTACTATCTTAGTTATTATTGGTTTGGCTTTAACTCTATGGAAAAAATTTGAATCATATTCAAAACTCTCCACAGACAAGAAAATTGAAATTGCTAAGAAACAGATTTCCGAAAATATCTTAAAGCTGATTACCCAAGCTGAAAAAGATTATGCTGAATGGGAAAAGGCAGGAAGTATCAAGCGTAGTGAAGTAATCAGTGAGATCTATAAGGAATATCCTATTCTGGCAAAAGTTGTAAATCAAGAGGAACTTGTTAAATGGATTGATGAACAGATTGATAATGCACTCCCAACATTGAGGGATATTATCAAACAAAATGAAAAAGATAAAACAGACACAGGGAAATAATGAGGTAAATAATCATGGACAAAAATATGGCAAATCGTATGTGTTGCGATTTAGACATCCGAGATTATTATACTAAAGCTCCTATAATGCGTGTTGACTTCTGTAATACAACAACATATGGATTTAATTCTGATGCTGTTTTTGCCAATCGAAAAGGCGCAAAAGCTATCAAATTTGAATCTCCACTTGAAGGTAATATTGATATTACATTTCAAGTACATCCATTTAAAGTATATTCTCTATTGAATGGTGGGCAAGTATTAACCGATGCACTTCTTGTAAGACGTGAAAATATCACTGCTTCTGTAGATGGTAAATTGACTTTACAACACTCTCCTATTATGGGGAGTGTTTTTGTATATACAGAAGATGATTTTACAGGACAAGAAATACAAGGTTCTGTTGCAGGAAATACATTTACCTCGCAAATAACTTCTGATATTAAAGTTGATCAAACTTATGTCGTTGGTTATCTTGAGAAGAAAACAGATGGAGTGAAACGTATTGCATTCAATAATCGTAATTACTCTTCTGTCTATTATATTCAGATGATAACTACTAATAAGGATGAAGATGGCAATGATGTTGGAATGCGTCTTATTGCATACAAATGTTGTCCTAAACGTGAATTGGAAATTCAATTCTCTTCTGATGATTCTCCTGCCGAAATTACAATGTCATTTGAATGTTTTCAAGATGAAAATGAAAATGTTATGGATATTGTTAAGATTGAAGATAGTGACTCTGAGGAAGTTGAAGATATTTGGATTAATTTCGCAACAGGCACATTGGAAACTTACTCACCTACTTATTATATACAAAATGGATATTTATTACAAAACGAAGTAAAGGAGGATGGATATTAATGGCTACAAAAAATCTCGGAAAAGTGTTTATGACTCCGAAAGGTCAATGGGACAAAACTTTAAGTTATACAAAATTAGATATTGTAACTAATAAAGTTGGCAAAATTAGTAGTGGATATATTGCTACTACTGACATTCCAAAAGATACTGAAATTGCTGATGGCAAGTGGTTAAAATTATTTGATCTTGTTGACGGTGACATTACAGATGAATATAAAGCATTACAGAAAGATGTAACTAATAAGGCTACAAATGTTGATACAAATAAAAAAGCAATAGATACAATCTATAATGCTATGCAAAAATTATATGATGTTGAGATTTCTACTACTACTCCAACAAATGAGCGTACAGGACTGTGGGTAAACCCTGATGATGAACAATCAGTAAATATTCCAGAGTTAAAGGATAATGTAGTAAATACAATAGACACATGGAGTTCTCAAAAAATCTATACAGAACTTCAATCTCTGTTAGCAAAAATCACAGCATTAGAAACTAAGACACAGACTGCATCTGATGCGGATGCCGCTACATATTTAGGAGGAAATTGATATGAGTGATGAGATTAAGGTAAATTCTGAAAATACCCCCCCCCGCAAAAATTTAGCAACTTTAGGGCAGGTTAAGGATGCTCTGGATAAGAGAGATGAAAAGATTGATTCACTAAAACAAGATATAGTTTACCTATCTTCAAAAACAGCATCTAACGAGACAAAGGCACACGATGTGACAAATTTATTTACCTTAAATGGATTTTTAAATAAAAAGGGCGAATTTATAAGTTCTACATCTTCATTATGCACAGATTATATTGATGCAAAAAAAGGAGAAATTTATTATCTCTATATTTCACAAGATAATAATAATACTCTTCCTGTTGCAGTTTATAATACTGATAAAAGTTTTATAAAAGGTATCGAAAATAAAGGATATGATTATGCACTACGATATTTAGAGTACACAGTTGAAGAAGATTGTTTAATCAGAATATCTTCAATGACTACTGATTCATCATTGATTTATAAAAAAGAATTTAAAAACAATTCGGAAGTATTTGAAGATATCAATACAAAAATTGGTCAACTTGAAACATATTACGAGAATAAAACCCAATGTGTTTTAGAGCATAAAACCGATGGTAAATATTTGAATAACGACGGTGTTGAGGGATCGTATACTGGTGGGTTGGTGTCTGATTATATTGAAGTTGATGAAGGAGATAATATAAAAGTAGGATCTTATGTTTTATATCATAATCCGTTATTATTAATGTATTATTCCAATAAAAAAGTGTATAAATCCTTTAGCTCTGCAAATAATGGTTTTAATACTGTAACCACCGTAATCCCGCCAATGGTAAAATACATTAGAATTTCATCACTTGATTCATCAAAGGAAATAAACTTTCAGATACTTCGATATAAATCACTTATTGATTCCATAAAAGAGTCTAATAAAGATAAAAATTATGCTATCCCTAATACTTATAATGAACTTGTATTAACAAACACAACCAGTGGATACATACAAGATGACGGAACAATACAAACAAGCAATGATTATGTAACCAGCGATTATATAGACTTAAACAATTATGATTATTTCAAACTTGTATCCGATTATGCATGGGGTGCGTGCGGATATGTAACTTTTGATGATAATAAGCAGGTATTATCATATGTCAAAGACTCAACAAATACACTTAAAAGATTAGATATCGTTCCTCAAGATACTTTTCCAACAGCAAAATATATAAGATTTTGCAGCTCTACAAATAATTTGCATGTATACGTTAAGAAGCAAACAACATCGATAACTAATGGATTGGAAGAGGCATTGGAAGCAGGGAATGTTTTATATCATAAGAAAATCGCTTTTTGCGGTGATAGTTTTACGGAAGCTGTTAATTTAGGCAAAACACTATATGATAATTTTATTGGATGTTACAAATCGTTCGGATGGAGAATTGCTAATAGAAATAAAATGCAATTATATCATGACGGCATTTCTGGTTCAACAATGCACGTTGTAAATAACGAAAATCCAAATGATAGATATCCGTTTGCATATGAACGGTATAAAAATGTTCCTGTAGATTGTGATTATATTATTTTACAATTCGGTTTAAATGAAAGTAATATTGCTGATAGTGATACTACAAAAGGAACTAAAAACAGTACCGACACAACGACAATGTGGGGAGCATGGAATACAGTATTAGGATATCTTATAGAAAATCATCCGACAGCAAGAATAGGTGTTATTATGTCTGATGCCTGGATGCCACAATCTTATTACACAACATTAAAAGAAATTTGTGAATGGTGGGGAGTCCCACTACTAGATCTAGGAGGCGACACTAATGTGCCTGTAATGAATGGCGGCAGACGAGTTGGCAGTGGTTTGGTTTTAAATCCTAAAGTTGCCGAATTAAGAAATGCTACTTTTTATAATGCGGATGGTGATGCACACCCGAATGATAAAGGACATGAATGGAGAAGCACTGTAATTGAAAATTGGATTAGAAGTTTATAATTAACTAAAATAAACACTATATTAACAGGTCTGCTTATTATGGCAGATCTGTTTTTATATCTAAAATTATTTCTAAGAAACGGGCAGAAGAAGTTCTCCTGCCCTACTCTCTTACTTACCCAAGTCTAACAACCTATGCAAATATGAGTCTGTTTGTAACGCCTCAGGACTTTCATTGTCATTGATAACTACAAGTTTATTTGTTTCATTTTCAATGATTTGCCTGATGTAATCAAACACATGTAACGTATGTATAAAACTTTGCATCTGTTCATACGTGATTACATGGGCTTCATCTGTCATCTCGAAAATAAGAATCTTTAGACCTTTTCGATGCTTATATGTGTTAATGAACTCATTAATCTTTTGTTCATCAGATGTATTTAATTCATCTACCACATAGCTTTCGATGTGATCAATCCTTATACAGAGCAACTTGATGTAATTTTTAATCTCATATAATGCCATATTTGCCACCTCCTTTCTATGTAGGAAAATTATACCTGATTGAAAGGCACATTTCATTGTAAAAAATTTGGTAAATATGGAAATATTTGGATGCTATTTTGGCATCTATTTTTGATTTAAAGGAGGAATTTAATGAAAACTTTTATTTTAGGTTCAGCTAAATATAAAAATCCAAAAACAAAACAATTTGAGTCACTTCCTTGCTTAAAAGGCGATAAGGGAGAAAAAGGCGACAAAGGTGATGTTGGCTTAAAAGGCGATAAGGGAGAAAAAGGCGACAAAGGTGATGTTGGCGAATCCTCCTATCAAATTGCAAAAAGACTTGGAACTTTTACAGGAACAGAAGAAGAATATAATAATTGGTTAAACACTACTAGAGATGAAGCAATTGTTAAAGTACAAGAAGAAGGAAATAAAGTAAAAGAATCTATTCCGTCAGATTATTCTACTCTTACACAACAAGTTGATACTAACACAGAAAAGCTTGCTACTACGGTATCAATCCAAACTCTTCATGATATTCTTCATAAAACGCCACATTTATCTACTGTAGAAAATTTTTATAATTTACAGCGTACAGGTAAGGTTTATCAGACAAAAATTTGGAAATTCGCTACTAATCCTACTTCTACAGGTGAAAAACTCTTAGATAATGCAGGACTTGAATTTGTTCCATCTACTGATACTACAGAGGGAAAAGACGATTATTTGAATGGCAATCATCCTGTGTTTGAGTGGGTGCATTGTAATTACAAGCGTAACGATGATGGTACTGCTTATCCTGTCGCTACAGAGTATGATAGCAACTATGCTACTACAGGCGCAGTTGATGTAGGTGCTATGCAGATGTCATTTTACTGGAATTGGGACGCTTCTAATCCAGAGTATGATCTTGTTACTATTTCTGATATGCCAAATGAAAAGTATGGATTAAAACCTTGGACAGAATCTAAACGTGCTGATGGTACTGTTCTGCCTTGGTGTATTGGTTCAGCTTATGTATCAGGTGTTGCTTCTGACGGATTATTAAGAAGTCAGCCTGGATTAAAGCCTGAAAGAAAACAAAGTCATAACAATATGATTGAAAACTATCAGAAAAAAGGTAAAGGATATTGGGGAGCTGGTGCAGAAAGAAATACATTCCAGATAATCTTTAATATTATTAAAGGTGCTACAAAGAATAGTCAGAGTTTATTCCAAGGATGTACAAATTATAGCTTTCAGTATTCTGCTTCTATCGAATCTGCTGATGCGCATACATATTTCCCAGTAACAAATGCACAGGCACAGAATATTCTTGTTGGTTCTTATGTCAGCGTTGGATATGGAAGACTTGATGACAAACAGACAGGAGTAAATCTTGATAGATATTATGATGATATACATAAATACGCAGACGATGTAAAAGTATTACGCATTGAAACTCTTGATGAGAATAATAAAGCTGTATATCTTGATATTAAAACAGGATTTAATACCACTCCTATTAAATTATCTGATACAGTAAATGCTCCTATCACTATCACATCTATGCACTGGTGGTCTGGAAGCACAGATGTGGTTATTGGTCGTCATGATGGTTCTCCTGTATCTAATACTGATGGAAATCATCCATATAGAGTACAGGGACGTGAGTACGCAGTAGGTGCTTATCTTATTGCTTCTGACACAGTTATGGACTTCCAGAGCGATTATAGCAAGAAAGTATATATTGCTCCAAAAGGTCTTGCTCATAGTTCTTCTGATGCAACAATTAGAAGTAAATATACATGTATTGGTACAATTCCTGCTAATCCAGATGGAAAAGGATCTGATTATTGGATTGGTGACATTTCAGTTGATGTTAATACTGGTGGATGGTTCCCATCCACAAAAGGTTCTTCAAATTCTCAAGGCTGGGCTGATATATTATACGCAGGTGGAGCTAATACTTCTGGCACTCGTGAATACCTGATGGGCGGTAATCTCGGGCTTGGTTCGCCTGCAGGCTGTTCTTTCGTGTATTGCTGGGGCGGGCTTGTCGGGACGGGTTGGGTTTTCTGCGCCGCCGATTAAAAACAGGTCGTCTGAAAGGGTGAATTTTCGAGCAAGTTTGCGAAGCAAACGCAGAGAGAAAAGAGGGGAAGAGTTCCCCTCTTCTATAAAAAGAAAAGGATATAACACATGAAACAAATTTGGACACCTGAAAAAGTAAACATATTTAATTCATCTGTAGATGAGATGATCATAAAATTACCGCCTAACCAAGCGATCGTATTTACGGATGGAGCTTACTCACAAAATAAGAATAAAGCTGGGTATGGAGTTGTTTTATTTACTCAATGGAATAAAGAAACTTATGACAAAGTATTCCGATGGAATACGCAGTCACATAAAGAAATAATTAAGCTTCATAATGTCGCCGCCGAATGTGAAGCTGTGAAGTTCGCTGTTCAAAAAGCTATAGAAAAAGGCATTCAAAAAATAACAATTTTTTATGATTATGAGGGCATTTTAAAATGGCTAACAAAAGAATGGGGAACAAATACAAATTATACTGAAAGTTATGTAGATGAAATGACTCTGTATTCTCAACAAATAAAAATGGGGTTTGTTAAGGTGAAATCCCATGTCGGAATTATATATAATGAATTGGCTGATGAAGTGGCAACTAATGCATTATTGAAACCTTAAACAGAGAATTAATCAAGAGTGTAAAAGCACTCTTATTTTATTGCAAAAAATCAGGAGGAAACCATTTGGAAGAATATAACGAAGCAAAATATATAGTTTATTGTCATACTAACAAAATCAATAACAAAAAATACATTGGTCAAACTTGCCGTAGTTTGGAAACAAGAAGTGGTAAGAATGGTAGATATTATAAAAATTGTATAGCATTTTGGAACGCTATTCAAAAATATGGATGGGATAATTTTGAACATAAAGTTTTATTTGAAAATCTCTCCAAAGACTCTGCTGATAGAATTGAAAAAATATTAATTCAAACTTTTAGAACGCAAAATCCCGACTATGGATATAATATTCAGAACGGTGGTACATTTGGTAACACCGCACCACCAGAAGATTTAACTGGTAAACAATTTGGTAGACTAACTGTTATTGGTAGAGACTTCGCAAATGATAAGGAAGTTAGATGGTTATGTCAATGTGGTTGTGGTAATCCAGAATTGGTTAGTGTGAGTACACATACTTTAAACAGGGGCTATACACAATCTTGTGGGTGTTATAGAAAAGAAAAAGCAAAACAAGATAGCACCATTCATGGAATGACTGGAACAAAAATCCATAATAAATGGTTGTCTCTTATTGATAGAGAAAATGTTTGTGATGAATGGAAATATAACTTTATGAATTTCTATGATTGGGCAATGTCTCATGGATATAAAGATAATCTATTCTTATGCTGTATGGAGTTAGATAAAGGTTTCAATCCAGATAATTGTAAGTGGATGACAAAGAAAGAATATATAAGAAAAAATCAGTCAAAATTATATACATATGATGGTAAAACTATGACTCTTCCAGAATGGTCTGGGCATTATGGGATTAACATAAGGACATTAAATAACAGAATTAATACATACGGAATGCCAATTGAAGAAGCGTTAACAAAACCAGTAAAGAAAAAACATTATTATACATATAATGACGAAACTCATTCTATTTCAGAATGGGCTGAACTATACAACTTGAAAACAAAAACTTTAGAATGCAGATTAAATAGAGGCAAATCTATTGAAGAAGCTCTAAATATGTAAAATAAATATTAAAACGGTCTTACACTACGGGCGGTAATCTCAGGAATGGTTCGAATGCAGGCTGTTCTTACGTGAATTGCAGGAACTCTTTGTCGAACAGGAATTGGAATTACTGCGCCGCTGGCTGTATTTTACAGTAGTATATCTTAGTAGTGTATTTCGTACCTGAAAAAGGTACTCAAGAGACTGACGTAGCCGGATGGCTAAAATGATTTTTATAGACCAACTCTGCTTTCATAGGGAGCACTTTGATAGTGGGGCTTAGTAGTACTTACGAAAAGCCTTTTAAATACAATCGTATAACGATGTATATATACAAAAAGATAAAAAGGAGGAACCTGTTGATAATGAAACGATATTGTAAAAATATCGACATAACTGATCGTAATTTAATTTCAAAAGCAACGTATAAGTGTTTGAAAGATAAATATACACGTAATGATACATTAGAGTTATTATCTGGTATTTCTGGATTAAGAAAATGTCAAATATATAACATTTATTATCGTTATGGTAGAAAAGCTTTAAAAGTATTTATTGAGTTTTTGATAGATACTATTCGTTCAGAACTTATCAGCAAATCTATATCATTTCCATCAATCTGGTACAAAGAAAAGATTGATCCTTCTTCTCATAAAATCCGTAATATAGGAATTCAACATGTAAAACAACAAATATATGATTATATTGTAATTGAAGGACTTAAACCATTATTATGTCGCATAGGCATTCATCAATATGCTTCTATCAAAGATAGAGGATGCTTAAAAGGCTCTCGTATAATACAAAGATGGATGCGTAATAAATCTCTTAAATATTTTTCTAAACTGGACATTCGTAAATGTTATCCATCCATTCCACAAAATCAATTAATTGAATTTCTTGAAAAGCATATAAAGAATGACATGTTGATGTGGCTCATCAAAGAACTTGTCAATAGCTTTGAACAAGGCTTATCTATTGGCTCTTTTCTTTCTCAATACCTCTGTAATCTGTATCTATCCCAAATATATCACTTTATAGGACATCTACACAAAGTAAGAAAGCACAAAGATGGAACTAAGTCTTCTATTCGTCTTGTATATCATAGATTGTTCTATATGGACGACATATTAATGATCGGTACATCAGCTAAAGACATGCATAAAGCAGTCAAGGAAGTTATTAAATATTGTAAATCTCTTGGTTTGAAAATAAAAGAATCATGGTTTGTGAAACAGATGCCTTTTGCCAATAAGAAATGTGACGGAGCATTTATAGATATGATGGGATTTAGAATCTATAGAACTCACATTACTGTCCGTAGGCGTGTATTCAAGAGGATTCGTAGAATAGCTATGCGATTATGGAAACGAATAAAAACACATCATAAGATTTTTGAATCACATGCAAGAAAAATAATTTCTTACTGGGGATTGTTAAAAAATAGTAACTCAACAAAAGTAATTCAAAAATATCACATTAAAGATATTATGAAAATTTGTAAAAAGGTGGTAAAAGAATATGACAAAATCTCGCTTTATGGAAAAGCAGCCTTCTGCTAAGGTTGTTGAAAAAGATAAGGTGTATGTGTACATCTGTCTAAATGAAAAGGAAGTTACAGAAGATTATATAAATAGTGAAGAATCTGCCGAACCTGTAACTATGTATGAATATGATTACAATGAAATCATTGAAGATATTGGAGTTCTGGATATTGATGATGTGAAAACAAATCCAGAAAAATATCTCAATTATGAAAAAGCAGTTGAAAAGACTGACAAAGAACGTATTGCCGAACTTGAAGTAATGAATACAGAACTGTCTACTACTGTAGATAGTATCTTAACTGATGTATTACCTACCCTTATGGGTGCGTAATTATATAACTCTATTAATAGAAAGGACATAGAAAGGAATGAAAGATATGACAACATTTATCGCACGTATGATTATGAAAGAAGCAGACAAAAGTATTGAAGCAGGTCAAAAGAAATACAGAGCGTATTTCGTGAAAACTAAACTGTATAAGAACTGGAAGGAAGATGTCGATACTATTCTCATCACAGATAGCTATGATGATGTTATTGTTGAGGCATGAATAAAACGAATATATAAACTTTTGTCGAAGAGGTGAGATACCTCTTATTTTTATGCTCAAATTTAGAGGGAGTCTTGTGTTATAGCAAGGCTCTCTATTTTTATGAAAATGAGGTGATATTATGCCAGAAATTAAAGGAATTGATGTTTCCAGATGGAATGGAAAAATTGACTGGAAAACTGTTGCTAATTATGGAATGGGCTTCGCTATCCTAAGAATTACAGAAAAAGGAAATATTGTTGATAGCACATTCGAACCTAATTATAAAGGCTGTATTGAGAATAAAATTCCTGTTGGAGTCTATAAATACAGCTATGCTACTACTATTGCTCAAATTAAAAATGAAGCAAATGTAGTTATTAAAACATTGAATAAAAGAAAACTGGATTATCCTGTGTTTCTTGATATAGAGGATAAATGTCAGGAGAATTTATCTGACAGTTTAATGATGAAAATGATTGAAGCATTTAGAGCTATTATTGTCAAAGCTGGATATAAATTTGGTATTTACTGTGGTTATTCTTGGTATCAGTATCAACTACCAGAAGGTGCTAAAAAGTATGATTGTTGGGTTGCCCGATATCCTAATAATGATACCGGTGAATTACAGGAAAGATTAAGAGTTCCTGCTTCTACTGGTGTTATTGGATGGCAATATTCTAGTAAGGCAACCATTGATGGCATACCAACAAAAGTTGACCGTAGTGTATTCTATAAAGACTATTCTAAATCTTCTACTACTTCTACAAATTCTCCTAAACCAACAACTATACAAGGAAGTGATACTATGAATAAAGATAAAGCTATTGATGCTCTCATTGCTACTGCTCAAGCAGAAATTGGATATATGGAAAAGAAATCTAATGCACAACTTGATGATAAAAATACCAACGTTGGGGATGGTAACTATACAAAATATTGGAGAGATTTAAAACCAATCTATCAAGGACAACCGTGGTGTGCCGTATTTGTTTCATGGATTATGTATAAGACTTTTGGACTTGAAACGGCGAAAAAATTACTCAAACATGAGAATGATTTTCCATATGTTTATTGTCCTACTCTTGGCACAAGATTTACTAAATATGCAAACCCTCAACGTGGAGATATTGTGATTTTTTATCGTAACGGTACATTCACTCATACTGGTATTGTTACTAAAGTTGAGGGTGATAAGTTCTACACAATTGAAGGAAATACAAATAATGGAAGTACGATAATAGCCAATGGGGGATCGGTATGTTCTAAAAGTTATAATAATTCCAATCTTCCTGGAACAAAATTCTGTCGTCCAGATTATTCTATCGTCAAATCAATTATGAACTCATCTTCTACTTCAAAACCATCCCAAACAACCTACAACAAATGGGTAGGTGCAGCCACAAAAGATGGTACAGATGTATTTGCAAATCCTACAGGAACATCAAAATTATCTACATATCCAAAACTAAATAAAGGTAATTTAGTAGACGTAATTGGTGTATCTGGAACACGTTATCAAGTGAAAATTGCAGATAAATTTGTAGGTTATGTTGAGAAAACTAACATCAAAGATCCTAATGCAGTTGTTACAAAACCTAGTGCTTCTACAAGTAAAACTAAATATCCATTTGTCGGAGAAGTAACTGCATCTGAATTAAATGTGCGTACTGGCGCAGGAACAAATCATGGTAAATTATCATCCTATCCAATTCTTAAAAGAGGGAACTTAGTAGATGTGTTAAAAGAAAAAAAAGATACATCTGGAAATAAATGGTATCAAGTTAGAATTGCAAGTAAATATACAGGTTATGTATCTGCTCAGTACATTAAGAAGAAATAATTCTAGCTTTTTGAGGAAAGGATTGAGGGATATGAGATGATTAGTACATTAAATGAGATAAATTCACAAGGGATATTTACAATTATCCTCTGTGTAGTATTAGTGCTTCTATTGATCGTAGAAGGCACTAAATTGTGGAAAGGAACGCTCGAATCACTTGACTTGAAGTCTGGTAAGGAATTAAGAGAAAACGCCGTAAATGAACGACTAGACACATTAGAAAGTGAATTAAAAAAAGTCAAGACAACATTTCTGGATAATCAAGAAACATATCATGGACAGAGTATTGAAATTCGTAATAATTTGCAAGCGAATCAAGAGAGTTTGAGCAATCAAATGGCAGAACTAAAACAGCTATTTATTAATAAAGAAATTGATGATATGCGTTGGGAAATGTTAGATTTTGCAAGTGCGATTATGAATCATCGTAGATGTAGTAAAGAACAATACGATCATGTTATTGATATTTACGAAAAATATGAAGAAATTCTTAGACAAAATAAAATGGAGAATGGTCGGGTAACATCTTCTATGGAATTTGTAAATGATAAATATAAAAAATTAATGAGTGTTGGGTTTGACCACGATAAATTAGAAGAATAAATAGTTATAGGGTAATCAGATTAATTTCTGGTTACCCTATTTTTTACGTTTACATACGAAATATTGGTATATAAACAAGATTTGTATTCTTATTATTGCTATTTTTTAATACGGCACGATATAGCATTATGGCTTCTTTTTCAGATATTACATTTCCGAATGTAGTAAACTTTACATTTGGATTTATACGATAAATTTCATTAATAAGATTTTTTGTGTTACTATTTTCATATTGTAATTGATTTGTGTTCATAGCATCTTACCTCCATGCTTACATTATACAAACATTTGTTCTGCAAGTCAAGAGGATAAAAATAATTTAGGACAGTTGAGTAATGATACTCTTCTGTCCTATTTTTTTACGTTTATGAATTGTAGATACAATTTAATTCTGTTTGAATGAAAATAAAGTAATCCTATGTGTGAGAGCCGTTCATATAATATTGTATATACAATTATATTTTGAATCTTAACGTCAAATGATATAAAAGAATAAGTTGTAATACAGATATGACTTTACATATTTCTTTCTAAATATAAATTAAGTTCACTCATATCTTAATTGTTTCACCCAAATATACAATATAATAAGGGTGAAACAAGGGTGAACATTTTTATCTAGTATTGAATTTATAGTATTCTTAATCATTTTAGAATGGTACCGGAAACCACTGCTCTATCCACTGAGCTACAGGCGCGTATCTTGAAAA